AGGGGCTTAGACTATATCATCTATGAATGGCACTTCGATTTAAGGGGTTTTCTCCCACCGTTTCGCAACGGCCCTACTCCTATTGCTTAAAGCCAAGGGATAGTCGTTTGAGTTTATCTTAAAATTCTAAATATTTTTTATATTTTCTTTCCAAATATACACGAGCGTCCTTATATATCCAGTCCAAAAACTCTCTTCGTTCATCGCGTTTACCGCGAACATATAACATTATATTGTCTTTATTTTCAGGTCTACGATAATGATAATTACACTTAAACCCATTAGATATTAATATATCTCCGATGTCTTGCAGTATTTTAGTACCGCCACATATATCTACGCAGCCGCAATCAACACTAATACTACCATTTCCATCAAAATATCCTCTAATAAAATCTTTATAATATTTTTCTGATACTTTATCATATGGGAAAGAGGCTTTTTCTCTGTGTGGAGTTACACCAAGTTTGTAAACTTTTTCTATAAACTTAATAGGTTTTATTGCAATTCTAAACACTTGACTTTCTTTGCTACGGTAACTTTTCCCAAGCTTCGCTGTATAAAAAGTAATGTTTCCACTATAATCCCAATCAGCCTTCATTTTTTCTAACAATTCTCTGTCTTCTTCTTGAAGGTCTATTTTTAAAACTTGATGTTTTATACTACAATATCCATCCGCCCATAAAAAACCAAGATAGTAAGCCTTATCAGGCGTATTTATAGAAGAAAAATAATCTTCATTAATAGAATTCTTATAACAATTAGCACATTTGCCACCGAGTTTAGCCTGAACAGTTGTCTTTATAACAGTTTTACCACAATTCAAACAAGTACATTCCCATTTACTTCCGCCAAGATATTTGTTTATCTCAACATTCCCAAAAATTTTTCCAGTTAAGTCTTTAAATGTAGGCAATCATCTCACCTCCTTATTATTTATTTTTATACGCTCTATTAGAATTTTAAGATATTACCACAGGATTACCATCGTCTTTACGTTAAGGCTTCCCCTGTTAGCCGAAACACTAACAATCATTTCCTATTGTTCCTATCGTTGTTTCGACACCCAACTCTGTTGGTTCACCATTTTTTACTTCGACAATTGTTTATCGAAATCAGAATCCGAGTGCTTGAATGTCGCAACATCATATATACTGTACACCAAACCACTCTTTATATATTGATACCACTTTTCCGTGGTTTCACTTTTATATAACTTCGACGGGTTATGCTCGCTAACATCGATCATAGGCGAACGACAGCAGTCAACATAACCCTCAATTCGTCGCTCATTCCAAAAATTCGACCAAACGTGTTCGGCTGGAACTTCACCTTTTACAGGCAATCCCAACGCCGATCGACACTGTGCTATCGGGTCGGAAATCATAAACTGATAATTTCCTCTCACCCAAATCTTTCCTATCTTTGCACGATTTATACATTCAACGATATTCTTGTAAATCTTCCGCTGAACGTGCGCATCTTTCAGCATTTCGTTGTTTTTCACAATCGCTTTCATAAAAGTCGATTGCGCTGATGAATACATTCGCTCGTAAGTCACATCTTCGCTTTTCCCACCAAACATAAACAAAAGACTGTATAAGTCGTCACCCGAGCAAACGCCTTTTATCCAATCAATTGTTGGCTGTATCAACCCGTGGATATCTTCCTTCGAAAGACTGAGCGCCTGAATATATTGGTAATTCGCCAAAACATATTCGTCGTCGTGCTTCTTATTGTAGCGAGCCACGCCCCAACGAAGCTTATATTTGTTGAAGTAATACAAATACTCCTGCCAGCTGGAATATTCCTTGTATTCTTTGAACTGCGATTCACTTAATAAAACATCAATTTCATTCAATGGGTACTCAACACCCCATCTATCCTTAATTTTATCAATTCCGTGTTCGGTCGCATAAGCCTTAAAATCAAATGGGACGAGATTTCCTTTTACGAACGAACTTCTCACAACAAACGAAGATGGAATGTAATCGAGTTGCATATCTTCCGCCCACAACTTGCTGAATTCGGGGTCTACTAAACCTTGCCCGTCCGCGCTATTAAGAGTTAAATCCATTACACGCTTTTCGATGTAGTGCTTCGTTCGCGGTTTTTGATCTTCGCCGAGCTCTTCTTTTCGGCAAATGAAATCAACGTTCTGATTTTGGAGTGTAGTTTCGAAATCTTTAATTACACAAACTCGCGGTGTTCTAACCCACAAAACCGACGAAAAGGAAAGTGCAAAATATGCACCCAACTTCGGGAGAACCGCTTCTTTAAGTTTATCGGCAAGCCCGCACATAAACGCTTCGTAAAGATATGGGTAAAGCTTTTCATTAACGTAAATCGCGCTGTTTCGACGTAAGTTTCCCGCACCCGCACAAAGTCGCGTATATCGAATTCCGTTCACCTCAAAACCTTTCATACCGATTTTGAGATATTCGGACTTCTTTTCGCAAACAACTACAATTATATCTTTTACAAAAAGGATGTCTTGAATTTGCTGATTCACAATGTGACCTTCGAGTATTTTTCCTTCTCTTTTGCAAATTCGAAGCGTCGTTCGCAGATTTTGGACCGTATCGAAAATCTCCTGATGACTTCTTGTATCGCCGTAATAATCGCGGATTTTGTAAAAAACCATATTGTCGCCGACGCTTACGAGGTTTCCGTCCTGAATTGCACGTTTTCGGGTGTAATTTTCGAGCTTTAAATCACTTTTTACAATTAAACCAGACGGTAATTTATAAATCTGGTATAAATTTTGCAAAACTGGCATTATTTTCTCCTTTAGCCAATATTTTTAAGAAATGTTCTCGTGGTTTCCAATAATTTTTCCAAATCACCATCGTTAATCAACTCATATTCCATTGGGTAGTTGTCAAGGGCTCTCTCGCTCGGGTGATTTTTCTGCTCTTCTGTTAAACCGTTGTCAAAATTTGGACGAATTACGCGGACCGTAACACAATCAAAATTGTCGCACATTTTATCGACTTCATTCGGGAAACGAACATCGGGAATTATTATATAATCGTACAGCGTTTTTACACCTTTTAACAATGCCACAATCATATCAACCCATGTGTCTTCATAGTTTTTACGAACAACGTCGGTGCCTAGCCATTGTAATAACTTTCTGCCCTTAGAATCCTTCTGTCCTGACCAACCAAAATAATTTTTCGCAAAAAGCTTTAAATTATCGGCATAATGAATTATTAAAACTTTCTTTTTTTGTTTTTCTAACAATTCCTTTATCATAAAAGCAGCTGAATCTTTGCCAAATCTAGCAGAACCAGAAACTAAAATTACCCGCATTTTAATACCCCGCACAAACAAATTCAGGATTTTTCTTTAAAAACTCTAAAATTTGATAAATCTCTTCCCACGTCTGAACAACGTACAAATTATCAATATTAGGTTTAACTTTATTCCACGGAAAATCGTGCCCGTTTTGAAGAAGTATTTTTATCGTTGCGTTTGTATTCTCGATGCTTTTAATGTTGTCGTCAATTTGAATTCCGCCATGCATATTTATACATCTTTTACATAAATTCATATCATCGCCAATCAAAATGCCCGTAAATTTATAACCAATATCTTCGAGGTATTTTTTCTTTTTCTCTAAATTCGGCTTTGTGCCGCAACTAACAACTTCGACTTCAAAATTATTATCCAGAAATCTATTATACTTCAAAAAATCCAAATTATACCGAACTGAACTCCAAAAATCATCAGACTCAAATAATTTTACTACGTCATCATTACTCAATGTTTTATCGATTGAACGATAATGAAAATCCTTTAAATCATCAATTGTTTTATTTGTACCGTTTCTCTTGTTTAATAAGTCGATAATACATTCGGAAGAGTTTATAATTGTATCATCGCAATCCAAAAATATTTTCACGTCATTGGTTTCCCCCTTATTAGAATTGGAATACATATTTTTTAACTTACGAATTCATTATATCATAAGTTATACATATTGTCAATTGAAATTGTATAAAATATTCACAAAAATGTATATTTTTATATTATAAAATAATTAAAAACACTTTACCCACCCAAACCACCCTTAATTATACCCAAAACCTATTAATGTGAAAAACTATATAAAAAACAAAAAAAAGAAATAACAGAAACACAAACCTTCCTTTGCGAGAAAAATGGTTCTGTGTTTTGGGTATAATGCTCCCATGCGATAACGGGACGACATTATACCCTTTTCACAAACTTCCCCTGCTTGAGTTTCCGTTCTGCTATAACACACATATAAACAATGATTTCACATCGTCATACCTCTCGTTACACGCGAATCCATAACGTCTTTATCGAGGTAGGTGCTCTCTTCTTCGCCTTCCTAAGCCCACCATCTTTTTTATTGAGGTTTTGTTTGGTGTCCACGCTCCTCTGACGCAAAATATGTCGGTGTGTGGCGGCAACATTTGCGGCAATCCTGTTGTTAAAGCGGTGGTGCGTCCGCTGATAACTATTCAGTTTCGAGAGCATTATAACATAGGTTTTGGCAGTTGTCAAGCGTTTACGCAAAAAAAAATAAAAAAATTTTAAAATAATTTTTACGGATATGCTTGACAAGGTCTGGGAAGTGTGTTATAATACCTTTAGACAATGAAAATTGTCGAAGGAGAAAATAGATGGTAGATAAAAAATTTGCTGAAAGTGATACAGATTTCTCTGAAATTTTTCAAGATTTGAAAAATAACGTAGATACATTGATGACGGATTTTATTTCGCGTCAAAATGAGGATAGCGTTTTCCCAAATCCTGGCGTTTATACCTATTACAAGAATTATAATAATAGAGTTATTTGGTTAAGCGATGAAATTTATAGAGAAAGTACAGTCCCGATCGTTAAAAACATTCTGATATGGAATAGAGAGGATGAAATTAACGGCATTAAACCCGAAGAAAGAAAGCCGATCAAACTTATGATTAATTCATATGGTGGAGATATAGATGCAATGTTCCCATTGGTAGATGTGATTAAGGTATCTAAAACACCTGTGTATACTTATAATATGGGAGTGGCGATGTCTTGCGGTTTTTATATACTGATTGCAGGGCATAAGAGATATTCTCTCGAGCATTCTCAATCGCTTTATCATCAAGGTTCGGGCGCGTTTCAAGGCGAAGCCGAAACGATCAAATCACATACGGCTCAATATAACAAAACGCTTAACACTATCTTTGATCATGTTGTTTCTTGTACAAAAATTTCCAAAGAACTTCTGAATAAGAAAAAGAAAACTGAATGGTTTATAAATGGGGTAGAACAAGTCGAGTTGGGTGTTGTTGATAAGATAATTGCGGGTGATATAACGGATTTATTGTGAGGACGTATGGCTGCTAGAAAAACTACTATTAATACTGAAAAAAAGATTGAGATTTTAAAAGATCCGTTGGAATATACTTATTGGAAGAGATTCCCTTATGAATTGACAGACGAGCAAAAGGAATTTGTTAGAAGTATATATGACAAGAAGAATATAGCTGTATTTTGCGAAGCAAACGCAGGTTGTAGTAAAACCACTCTTGCCGTTGCAACTGGAATACTTATGCACGAACTTGGTATGGTGGATAAGATATATTACGTAATATCTCCTTGCCAAAGTGACGCTGTGGGATTTTTGCCAGGAGACTATAGCTCAAAAATATCTTTATATTTAGACGGCTTAAGAGATGCTTTAATTACATGTGGCGTCAACCCAGAAACTGTAATTTATAGTGAAAGTAATATGGAAAACATAAAGAATGGCGAGTGTTACATAGAGGCAATTGCTCACTCTTATATTAGAGGTAGAAACTTCCAAAATGCTTATTGCATTATAGATGAAGCGCAAGATTTTACCGAGCACGAATTAAGAAAAACTCTTACTAGATGCCATGATACCACAAAAGTAATTGTTTGTGGGAATATAATTCAGACGGATTTGAAGTATAGGCAAGATTCTGGTTTTCCAAAATTTTTATCTGCCGCTGAAAAAGAAAACTTTATAAAAATATGCAAACTCACACAAGACTTTCGTGGACGTTTAAGTAAATGGGCGGATGAAACACGATGATAGATTTTAAAGTTGAAATTTTAAAACACCCGACTGACGAAGATTGGCTTTTATGCAAAAAATGCACATTGGTCACGGTCGGGAAAGATAGCGAAAAGCTTCCAACAGTGGAATGGAAACATAAAATACTCTCAGCGGAACATAGCCCGATAAGAACCCTTGAATTTTGTTTTAGGATAACAAATATTCCATATTGGGTAAGCGTTCACTTATGTCGACACGTTCATGCAACACCATTCGTTAAAACGCAGAGGAATGATCGACAGTCGAATTACGACCGAGGCGAAGCGCCCCAAAATCAACCTGTGGATATGTGCTGGTATCTCAACGCCCAAGAGTTAATGGTTATTGCAAGAAAACGTTTGTGTATGCAGGCGTCGCCTGAAACTCGACAGGTCGTTGCAGAAATATGTAAACAGGTCGAACAGGCGAATCCTGAATTCATAGGATTACTCGTTCCGAATTGTATTTATCGTGGATACGCCTGCACAGAATTTTACCCGTGCGGCTTGGCAGAAGCCTTAAGAAAACAAAATCAAAAAGAAAATAATAATTAAAAAAAGGAAATAGAAAAAAATGATTAAACTCGGATACGTTGCCCCGAAAAAGGGCGGAAAAACTCAATTCCTCATCACAATGATTCAGGAGGAATTTTCACAAGGTCACAGATGTTACTACCTCGGCGGGCAGAAACACTACGAAGAAGTTGTCGAAAAACTCGCAAAACAGGGTTGTCAAGCGAAACTCGAACTTATCACTAAAGATCTTATGCCGACCGAAGACGATTGTGCAGTATTCACCGACAACCTCACGTGGGAAATGACGAGCATATTCCCGTATGCGGTTCGCGCGATGGTAAAACTTCATGGTAATTGGTACTACACACTTCCCAAAGAAGAATTGGTAGTTCTTGGTGATGGAGATACCGAAGTGGAGGGTTAAAAATGAAACTTCAAGAAATATTAGATATTTGTGACGCGTTTACTAAACACCCCGAAGATGAAGCAGTGGTTAAAAGTTATAATGACATGCTTCAAAACCTTGTAATTCGAGCCTATCTTCCTATGCAGGAAAAGGTTGTTGCACTTGTTCGTATGGTTATGGATAGCGATAAAGACATCGATGTTCCAGAAGCGTTCTTCACGGCGGGGCTTGAAATCGCATGTTGTTTTGATGGGCTTCTTTCGTATGTGAACATCGAGCCCGAAGTGAATATCGATATAAAAAATTACGAAAACTACGACCTGATTTATCAGTCGGGATTGGCGGATTATATTCTCGAATATTGCGGCAAAGATTATGACAGACTTGTTCGTATGATGGAACGCACACTTTCCTATCAGAATCTCACCGACCTTGTTCAGAGTATGCGTGAAATGGATACGGGAAGTTTAAGAGAACTCGTGACGTCTCTTCGTAATATGAAGGACGAAATCGACCCCGAAGTTATTAAGAACATTGCGGACATTATGAGGGCAAACGACCCTGCTCTTAATGATCTCAAAGACAAGATTGACAAAGAAGCAGTTGACAATGCTTTTGACGAGAAAAAAGAAGAGAAGCTCAACTAATGTAACCCCCACATAACCCCTCGAAAATGAGGGGTTATGCTTTTCTAATTATGGCGAATTCGACCCAATTGTGGTTAGTGCAATTTGCGCAACAACCACTTGCACAATCGTGACAACGCGGCGACACAAAAAGTTGGTTAAAACGCTTGACAAACGGGTTTGATTGTGGTATACTAGAGGCGAAAACGGAGGTAAGTTATGATTGACATCAAAAAGGCAGAGAAATACTTTTACAATAACGGTTACACAGACATCATCGAAGAAGCAAAACCTTTCGGTGCTCATTTTTCGAGTTTAAATGTTTGGGGGAACGAAGTGATCTGGCTCAACGTTTCAGACCCTGATAAGGTAACACAGAAAAGGTATAAGCTGAAAGCATATTATGTCGACGCTGAAATCGGAAAGAACGATGCCGACCTTAAAGCAGTCGAGGAAAGACTCATAGATGCGCTCGCTGCAAAAAACCGCGAAATGTTCGGAGGAATTACCGACAGGGAAAAACTTCTCGATTTGACTTGCAACCAGCTTGCGGAATGGCAGTGGCTGCGTGACGATGACGGCAAAATCTTCCATGAAAGACGTAAAGACGGAGGCATCGTTTATGCCGCAACGCTTGCGAAATACGCGGTCGTGCTTGATTCTGACGGAAACCCGATTGACCCCGACATTAAGGAGATCTAGAGATGACGTATTTCGTTTTTGCAGACCCGCATGGGAATTACGAAGCGCTTTTAGCCGCGATTACAGAAATGGGTTATGACGCCGCAAACCCGAAGCACCAGCTCATCGGGTGCGGGGATTACTTCGGCAGAGCGGCGCAGATTAATTCTGATTGCATGAATATTTGGCGGTACCTTACGTCGCCCCATCACACGAATAAGCCGATTTGTATTCGGGGAAACCACGAGAGTATTCTTATCGACGCAATCGAGCGTAGACAGCTAACCGAAACTGATATATACAACGGAGAACACAACACGTTTGCTTCGTTCCTGGGGCGTTATCCAAATCAGGTAAAATACGATTGTTATCTCCAATTCGATGCAGCAAAAGTGATGATGAACGTCGGGTTTTACAACTGGCTCAAATCGCTTCCGTGGTACTTCGAGACGGAGCACTATATCTTTACGCACGGATTCGTCCCGTTGCAATGGTTCGGCAAGAACTGGGAATTGAGCAAACTCGAAGATTGGGAATGGAATACGGCTTCGTGGGCAAAGACACCCGATCATATCTGGACGCTCGACCGAACTCACACGAAAATCGATAAAACCATCGTGTTCGGGCACTGGCGAGCGAAGGAGTTAAACGAGAGGTTCGCTGGGAAATGGGAAGAAGTAGACGGAGATATTTACGTTGACAAAGAACGTAAGTTGATTGGGCTTGATACAACGACGGCGTTTAGTTATAAAGTCGGGTGTATCGTAATAGAAGATTAAAAATACAGAGCCTCGTTTCGGCGGGGCTTTTTGTTTACCTTATTTTCCAAACGTCTGGATTTTGTGACATTGTAATGCCACGATAAAACCATAAACCACGTTTTTATTTGTGTCGCCGCGTTGTCACAAACGGGATTTCGCGGATTAAAAACGGACGAGCTGTAATTATTTTGTATCGTTGGAATGATATAGTAACATTCGTTTTAGTCATTTAACATTCGGAATGTTAGATTGGTAAAATTGATGTTAAATAGGTTAAAATAGGTTAAATTGAAAATCTCAAATGAAATCGTGCGGGACGAGTTAAAATCGACTTTTCACGCGAATTAGAACAAAAGACGTGTTTGAATTAATGCCCTTTATTTCTAACACAAAACCGTATTGGGTCAAAAGTATAGGACATTGGGTCGTTATCGGGTCATTTTAAACCCGTCGAATTCGAGCACTTCAAAACCGACCTCGCATTAAAAACGTGTATTTTTCAACGGTTTCTATGCAAAGTCGGTTTTTTGATTTTTTTAAATTTTTGGAAACGCTAAAAAGTTGAAATCGATTTTAGCCGCCCAAATGTATTTTACGGTTTTTGCAGAAGTTCTTCCACCGTTTCGACCACCGTGTGTTCGTCTTTGAGTTTCAGGCATGCGCGGCGGAGCAGCAGGTGAAGCCCGAATTCTTCGTCATAGACGTCGTTGGGGTGGCATTTAACGGTCGCGAGTTTGACGCCGTGATAATAAGCCGTAAGCTCATTTGCTTCGCGATGAACTTCGAAGTCGAGGTTATTGTCAGGCATACAAATCTTGTCTTTAAATGAATTTTGATCAAGATATTTCAAATCAAACTTCGCATTTAACATAGTTTCGATCGTTGTTAAACACGATAGAATTAGACATGACGGGGAAACAAAAGCAAACTCGAACCCAGCTCTAGTTACAGATGCAGTCTCCGTAGATAGAGAAATTATCGGTGTTATATCTACGGTTTGCGTACCGTAATTAAGTCCAGTTATCATAAATTTCTTTGTCGATGCTATGTAAGAGGTTATGTTCCCAAAATAATTACAAGTCTCTATTTCATCTGATTTCGGCGTGACAATATCGCCAATTTTACATTCTTCGAATTTCATAATTGCCTCCTTATAGTTGTTGTTGTTTTATAGATAGTGCAATTTCATATGCAAGATTTATTGGTACTGCATTTCCAATCATTTTATAACCGTCATTCACGTTGTTGTATATGAATTTAAACGTATCAGGAAAGCCCTGTATTCTTGCAATCTCCCTAACGGTCATTCTGCGATATAGGCTTTCATACCCTTTTGCATACGCATATTGATCAATGCCGACTTTAACCATTTTAGGTGCTTGCGGATGTATTTGGCATTGCCTGCCTGATGCCTGAACCGTAAACGCTTGTTCGTCCCAGGATTTTACTCTGTTACGGCTCATAAATATAGGCGAAAATGCACCCGTGAAATATTCGTTATTATTAACTGCGTTAGGGTTATGATAATTTTTATCACCAGCAGGAACTGCTGTAAATTGCAAATCCCAAATTGTATCGCGAAGCGTTATTTTTTTATTATTGTCTTTTGTTGAACCTTGAGGAAATTTGAAATCAATATTCAAATCGTTTCTAAAGCCAATGTAAAAAACACGCTTACGCTCCTGTGGTACCCCATAGTCTTTTGCATTTACTAATGTTACAGTTACGTTATAGCCGCATTCTTTGAACATTTCAATGATATTTTTAACAGCCTCAGAATGCCTGCCAAGCAACATACCGCTTACGTTCTCTGCAAGGAAAAATTTCGGTTGTTTGCTTTTTAATATCCTTATGTATTCATAAAAAAGTTGACCACGCAAATCGTCGATTCCGCGTTGCGCACCTGCTTCTGACCAAGATTGACAAGGCGGACCGCCGATTATTCCGTCAATATCGTCGGGAAAATCTGTATCTTTAATTTTGCGGATATCGCCTTCTATTAACTTAGTATTGGGATGATTAGCCTTGAAAGTTGCCCAAATCGTAGGATCAAATTCGTTTGCTACGGCAACATTAAAGCCTGCCTTTTCAAAGCCTAAATCCAAACCGCCGCAACCGCTGAACAAACTGATTAAGTTCATAATTGCCTCCTTGTTTGAGTATAGTATAACACAGGGAAGGGGATTTGTCAAGCGATTTGGGGGGATTTTTGATTTTTTTTATTTTTTTTTAAGAGGGGGCAAAAGGGTAAAGGTTTTAGGTGGGTGAATGTAAATGTGAAATTGTCCAGACGTTTGGAGGGTTGAGGTGGATTGAGAATTGGGGTTCAAAAAATGGGAATGGGTGGTTACGCGGGTTGGAATTTGAGGAGGGGATGGTGTTTTGAGTTGGGCGTCTTTAATTAGTGGGGGAGGAATTCTGAGTTGAGTGTGAAAAGGGATAACATATACTATATATAGTAATAAAAGTGAATTAAGATAATGTAAATTACCTTATTTTATAAGCGAAATACATTATTACATCCCAAGTAAGATGTAAAACTGCTTCGATGGTTGCTCTTCGTGAGTGAGCAACAGCACCGCTAACGGAATAAAGAACGGAGGAACCTAAAATGATTAAAGGTTTCAAATTTTACAAAGGCTTAGATAACTTCCAACTCAAAATTATGCATGACGATCCTAAAAATGATTATTTCTGCATTTATTCGTCATTTGAAAAAATGATGAAACAAGTTGAACTTTTGAAAAAACACGGCAAAATAGAGATAGTAGACTAACACAAGACGTGGAAGCGATAACCACGTAAAAAACACTACGCAGAGTGGCGCCGAAAGGCGTTAATGCGGCAGCTCGGTCACAAGCCCGAGCAAGCATTCGGCAAGTTACGTTTTCGTAAATCGTAACAGCTGGCTGGCTAAAAGCACAAAAAAAGGAGGTACCAAAATGCTGAAAGGTTACACTTTCAAGATCATGTTACTCGACACGAACGATGAAGTACGCCTCTCTCGCATCTTTTGCGCAAAGACGGCAAGGCAAGCAGCCGATATGGTTGCTGAATTCCTTTCCAGCATCGGAGTTGATGACCAATATCAGCTCGAATGCGAACAGGAAGAGCTTTAAGTCAAAGGAGGTGAACGAAATGGACGTGTTTGATTACATACGTCAAACGGCTGACAAGTCAAAGCTCACGACGTGGCTCGAAAGAGCACGCAAAGCTCACGACTGGGAAGTCGCAAAAGCGGTTGAACGCCGCTTAATCGAACTTGAAAGATAGTTCGACGCAGCCTTACATCCGCACTGCGTAACAACGCGGATGTTTCCATTCCCTGTCTGTTCTGGGTGAGTGAGCAGAAGCGCCGCTAACGAGCAAATAAAGGAGGTATAAGCTTATTCTATTACTCAAGCTTACACAATTACAGTCAAAAGAGCAGCTCATAAACGCTGTTCGCCAAGCGTACAAGACGGATGAAGACCAAGAACTCTTCATTCAGTTCTATAAAAACGGCTTCGGTCTTCGTTTAACCCTTGACAACATCAATTCCGCAGAAGGCGAAGAAGCAACTGAGATTTGCGTCGACAAACCCGATGGAAGCGGTTGCGAAAACCCAAAGTGGTTGGCGTTGTTCGGTGGTACGAAAGGCTTTAAGACGATAAACGTCATACGAAGCATTCGTTACGCTCATGGTTGGACTTACTTATTCGAACAGCTCGATAAGTTCAGGCAAACGGGCGCAAAAGAAGATTACCCGAACCCCGTTACCGTCTATCAATCGGTTGCAAATCGATTAAGCGATCCGATCATATAATCCCCTGATGAGTCTTGGAAGATTAAGACGAAACGCCTTCGGGCGTCGGGATATCGAGAAACGGTATTCAAGCCGACACAATCAGGTCGTTCGAAGCGGCTGTCGGCAAAGGAGTTATCCTATGATTAAGAAATTTTACAAAGTCAATTTTGACGTCATCATCGACGACAAAACGATTTCGAAGGAGGAGTTTGAGACTTCTCTTCACGAAACCAAACAGCAGTGCTTAGATGAAGCACATCAGTACTGCATGAACTTATGCGGGAAGGTTACGAAGCGCACAGGCAAAGCAGCGACGTACAACTGGACAAACGTAAAGGAGATTAAATAACCATGAATAACAAATTTCACTTTTCAATGGCTCGCGCAGTCGAACTGCAAGACGAAGCCAAAACACTCAAAGAAGCGGATTACCGCTTCGAACGCAGTTGCTCAATCTGCCCGAAGGCGGGTTTCTGCATTGAAGATAAATGCTATCTCGCGCAGTTGCACAGAGCAAAGGCAACAATGCTCGAAGCAGAAGAACTTCGCAAAACGACGAAAGTCGTAACCGAAATCCATCGAACGCGCAAATACGACCGCAAAGGCGTCGTGCAGCGTTTACTCACGAATGCAGCGAAACGCGTAGTCGCCTACTCACAGGAACTCGCGATAGACGACGCAAGCGTTTTTGTCGAACTCGGCGATTACGAGAGCGCTTATCGCGTTCTCAAAAGGAATGGATTGGAAGATGAAGCGCAGGCGTTAAAGAAAGCCATTAAAGGAGGTGATTAAGATGGTACTCGGAATTATCGCAGTAGTTTGTTTGACAACGGCAATAGTTGGGGCGACGGTTCTTATCGATTACGAAAGAGCCGTCAAAGGAAAGAAATCGTTCTTCTGGACGAAAGGAGGTGACGAATAGTGGAAATCACATTGAAAATGCTCAAAACTTACACGCTTAAACTTCTCAAAGATTTTGACGTCGAACTAACCGACGAACTCAAATCAGAAGTGAAGGCAAGCAGAGACCGCATCGAACTCGAAAAAATTCGCGACAGAGCGGTGAAGAACAGGTTAGCAAAGGAGGTATAAAATGGCTAATTTCTTCAAAGATTACACGAAAAAGAGCGTCGAAAAACTCAAAATGACGGAAGCAGACAAAGACCTGCTCAAAGTCAAAAACGAAGGTTCGACGCACGACCCCAAGCAATTACCGAAGCCTGAAAAGGACGAGGAATGAAAAACGGCGTTTCGCGATATCGCTTGAATAATCGCAATAAAATTTTAGGAGGCTCAATTATGAACAAAGTACAAGCACACATTCACTCACTCGGCGGCAAATTTGCCGAAGTAACAATTCTCCAATACAACGGAGATAACGACATTATCGTTGAATATAACGGTAAGAAATGCACCGCGATTTACAACATATTTGCAGGCTATTACGTCGACGACATTTACGGCGTAATTAAGGATTAAGTCGGCACAGAGAATCAAAGAGCGTAGAAAGGAAAATCCCGACTACGCTCGTCCCGAAAGGGAAAAAGCGCGTAAAAACGCTTGACAAATAAGAAAAAATAAGCTATAATTAGGAGGTAAAAATATTATGGCAAAACTTTTTATAACATATGAAACAAAAGACGACAACGGAAACAAAATCGCTTATGCGGGAGCAATCCCGCAAGGCGAAAGCGTGACTTGGTGGCTCAAAAACCATCAGGCCGAAAACTGCTTTTGGTCGCCGACGTGGAAAGAAGCAATCGCAAGGGCTGGAAGCTGGAATGAAAATTATAAAATCAATAAATAATCGGAGGAAATTAATTATGTCTAAAAACAATAATTTACACACAGCAAAAAGAAACAAAGATAACGAATTTTATACTTGCCAATTTGATATCTTGCAAGAAGTTCAATATTACACTGATCAATTTGAAGATAAAATAATTTATCTTCCTTGCGACGATGCGGGTGACGAATTATGGAACGTTCCAGAAGATCGTTGCCTTGAATATAAAGGCAGTCAATTTTGGTACGTTTTTGCACAATGTTTCACACAATATAAATTAAAGAAGCTTATATGCACCTGTTATCGTGAAGGAAGTCGTGGAGTTAAACTTACAATTGATCGTGACGATTTAATAACATCGGAAGATAAGTGTTGGCCTTACGCAAAAGCAAAAAGAGAATTGCTTGAAGACGATGGCGATTTCAGAAGTGAAGAATGCGCAAAATTCTTCGACGAATGTGATATCGTTATAACCAATCCCCCGTTTTCGATCATAGATGAGTTTGTCGATGTGATTATGGAACACAAAAAACAATTTCTTATTATAGGACCGATGAACGCAATTTGCTATAAAAATTGTTTTCGTTATATAAAAGAAGATAAAATGTGGCAAGGGCACAATCATCCTCGAAAATTTCTGCAACCGAATGGCGAATACAAAAAGTTCGGGAATATAAATTGGTATACCAACCTTCATGTCGCCACCCACTACGAAGAGTTTTGCGCTTGGAGAACATATAAAGGGAATGAACAATTTTATCCAAAATACGATAATTTCGATGCGATTCATGTGGATCGAACAGCAAACATACCACTAGGGTTTGATGGTTTGATGGCGGTCCCCATAAGCGGATTGGATAAACTCAATCCCAATCAATTCACCATTGTTGGCGAGGCCAACAATGGAAGCGATTCTGAATATGACCTATTCAAGCCTCTCCTCCATGGTGAATACAAATACAAAAGACTTTTAATAAAATGGAAAAAGAACGGTTAACAAACCGTTCTTTTTAATCGGAGGTAAATATGAAAATAACTAACAAAAAAGTAACAATCCGTGAAATTATAAACGGATACGAAAACAGAGATGAGCTTGGCGTCATTGCTTATGGAGGTAAATTAAACGTCCGCCCCGCATATCAACGCCTTTATGTTTATACCGAAAAACAATCAATTGCGGTTATCAATTCAATAATGAATGGTTTCCCGCTTTCGAGTTTTTATTGGAGTAAAAACAAAGTTGAAGGTTTTGAAATTCTTGATGGGCAGCAAAGAACGATGTCGATTTGCGAATTCGTTAAAGGGAAATTCTTTTATAACGGCAAAACTTATGAAGGGCAAAGTGAAGAATTTAAAGAACAATTTTTAAATTATGAATTGCTTATTTATGTTTGCGATGGAACCGAAGAAGAAAAATTGAACTGGTTCCGCGTAATTAACATCGCAGGCGAACCATTATCAGAACAAGAGCTTCGAAACGCGGCTTACGTTGGTCCTTGGTTGGCGAGCGCAAAAGCCTGGTTCAGCAAAACCAATTGTGCAGAAGCGAATAATTCAAAAGGATTTACAAACGCAAAGGTAAATCGGCAAGAGTTGCTTGAACAAGCATTATATTGGATAACCAACGGTCGTAAAAACGGAATCGAAGAATATATGGCTCAACACCAATTCTTCCCCGCAGCAGACGAACTCGTTGGTTATTTTAATCAAGTAATGAGTTGGACGAAGTCACTTTTCGGCAAGCATTTAAGAAAAGAAATGCTTACGCAGCAATGGGGTTTGTTATATAACAAATATGGCAAAAATCAATATAACGCAGAAGAACTCGAAACAATTATTTCTCGATTGATGAAAGATGATGAAGTCACCAAAAAGTCAGGCATTTATGAATATCTATTTGATGGTGATGAAAGACATTTATCGCTTCGAGCATTTCCAGAAAATATAAAACGTACGGTTTATGAACAACAAAATCATAAATGTGCGATGTGTGGAAAGGAAGTTGCTTGGGAGGAAGCACAAGCAGATCATTGTGACCCTTGGTCAAAAGGCGGTAAAACAACAATTGAAAATTGCGTCATTCTTTGCAGAAGATGCAACGGAACAAAATCTAATAAGTAAATAAAAATCGGTTGACCTACCGACCGTAAACGGGGAATAAATAAAAGTCATAGGAGGATAAAAAAATGACTAAAATTTTTGAAAACGACTTTATAAAAGTCAGCACAACAGGGCAAGATTACGACTTTATCGCCGTAATCGAGAACAAGACAGACAAACAAATCTGCATTCATTACGACGAACCATGTTACAACGACAATTACGATCCAATTTTAATCGCGCCGAACGATTGGATTGGGTTATTAGCAGATGACGAAGGCAAAGATTGGGTAAAAGCAATCGAGCGCAATCAAATCTATGTTGCAACAGACGACGACGAAATTTGTTACTACCCGACGGGTTGTTCGATGACGCAATGGAACGACGATTGCGAAGAAATCACGAACGAGGTCGAAAGAATACTTAACGAGTATAACTTATACGACCACGACCGCAATACGAACGTCGCTAACTCAAATCAGTTAGTAACGGTTTTAGAAATTCTTAAAAAGATTAAATAAGTCATAGGAGGATAAAAAAATGACTAAAATGATTAACAAAACCACTAAACTTTACGCAGGCGACAAATTCGCCATCACCACCACCGACGGAAGAAAACTCCGTCTCGTAATCGAGCAAGACCAGTTCTCGGACGACCCGCGTTCGTGGGATAACCTCGGAACGATGCTTTGCTGCCATCGCGATTATCAACTCGGCGATTGCAACAGCAACAGAGAAACCGAAGAGCAGCTCGCGGAAATCTGCCGCAAATACGGGAAAAGCGACGAAGAAATCGACGAAATGACGTTCGGCGAGGAAATTCGGTTTATTCTTGATCAACCCGACATTTGCGGATTGCCGTTATGGCTTTACGACCACAGCGGCATCTCGATATCGACAGGAAGAAGAGATGCTTGGGATAGCAGCTTCATAGGGCTCATCTTCGTCGAAAAGGATTTCTATCTCGCACAGACGTGCTTGAAAGACGAAATAGACTGGAAAGAAGCCGCGACGAAAACACTCAAAGGCGAAATTGCAACTTACAACGATTTCCTCGAAGGGAATGTTTATCAGTGGACGCTTTACGAACCGACCGTCGTAATTAGACAATCGATGGACGGGAATGAACTAAGCCGCGAAATAGACGAAGAAGGCGAAATGGTCGATTCGATGAGCGGGTTTTATAATCCGACGTTGGAAGACGTGGAAGAATACTTCGACTTCGAAAGCGCAGAAATCGAACAAATCGACTAAAAAACTTGGTTGTGCTACCGACCACATAAACGGGCAAAAATATTTTTAGGAGGTACGTAAAATGACGTACAGAGAACAATTAAACAAAGTAAACGAATTAGGCATTTCTATCTGCGACTTGGAAGTCGCGAACGAATTAGACGCGGTTTTAGACTTCGATTACACCGAAGAGGAATTCGAAAGTTTATGCGCGTTTGGCGTTAGAATTTATCTCAAAGCCGAAACGATGACGACCGCCGCAATCGCGTATTGCATCAACGACTTGATAAACGAAGAAGGCAAAACCGTCGAAGAAATTCTCGAAATGGATAAATGGGATTTCATCGATAAAGCAAGCAATTGGTTAGACTAACGCATAAGGAGGTATTAAAAATGCGTAAAATAGAATTCACAATGGACAATGTTGCAAAATGGCTCAAAGAAAGCACCGATTGGTTGATCGATAACCAACAAGGTTGCTGCACACTCAAACTCGACGACAGCCTCGCAATTTGCGTAGGTTGGTCTAACGGGTTTGATGACGAACCTTGTGAAGACTTAATTCAGGCAAAAGACAATCGCAATTACGCGGTTGTCGCAGGCGTCAAAGTTTGGACGTCCGACGATATGAGGACGGATTTCGATTTTATTAATTTCCCGTATTGCAAAGGCGGTGATATATACGATGACACGTATACAATCGTCAAAAACGAAGATTTCGATTGGTTAGCGGGCGCACTTATCACCGATTACGAAGTCTTGGAGGGACTCGAAATCGATAAAGATGGGTTAATAAAGGAGGTGCAAAATGCGTAATACCATCAAAGCAAAGGTCGGATACGAAGTCCGACATCTCAAAAGTAAGCCCGACACAGTTCGGATTTATGACGGAGACGAATTCTTATTCCAAGGAACTCTTCGGACATATGAAGATTACGTCGATGAGTGCGTAGAGGGCGGCGATGAAACAGCCGTTCGATATGAAGTATTCACAACTGTCAAAGGTAATCAATTCGTTTACTGGCGTTGCGAAGAATACGACGAAGATTGTTTGACAAAAATCGAAAAATAACAAAACGGTCGGGGTCGCAAAGTCGACTCAAAAACCACACCCGACCGTCCCGAAAGGGAAAGGAAAATATTATGAAAACTTTTTACATTTCAGTAACAGAAACACTTAACAAAATCGTTGAAGTACAAGCAGAAGACTCGAGCGAGGCATTACAGAAAGCAGAAGACGCTTATTACAACGGCGAATTCGAACTCGATTACAACGATATGGTCGATACCCAATTCAACGACGAAACCGAAGAAACAATCAACAACTACGAGCTCGGTGGAATGCCGAAATACTACGAAGTGAAATAATGGCAAAGGAGGTAAAATAGCCATGACATTAAATAACAACCAATACGAATTTGTACTCAACGTCCCTGAAAACTGGTCGGATTTCGACGAAAAACGCGAAAGAATTCTCGAAGATCTCACGTGGAAATTCGACAAAGATTCCGCCGTAAAAATGCTCAAAATCATCGACTGGAATTGGTCGGACTTCGAAGGCGAAACGGCGATTCTTATCACGGTCGAAGGCACGAAATGCCTGACTTGGATAACCGATGAATTCACGCCGATCGAATGCGCGGAAAAGGTTTTCCCGTTCGACGAAAAGCAAATCTACCCGCAACAAAGGGCAGAAATGAAAATCTGCTTCAAAAGATATTAATAGGAGGTGCTCTATGAAAATTTATAGAGACGACAGTTTAAGTAATTTTGAATTCTGGTCGGGAGCAGTCTCGAACGCAGAAGAATTCACCCTCGAAGAGCTCGATCGCATTGGCGACGAACTCGAAGCGCTTGACTGTGGAGGCAATGGGTATGACGAAACCGAAATCAACGATATGATGTGGTTTGAACCCGAACGCCTCGCAAGTCTCATCGGTCTCGAATGGGACACAGAAACGGGAAAAATCGTTAGATAATCGTCAAATCACGATTAGACAAATCTGAATTAGGCACTCCTCGCGAAAGCGTTGAATGGGCTTAGGCGTCCCTGCCGAAGTGGTAAAGCGCCTGGTGGGCAAGCAAGCCTGCGGTCTCGTACAGCAATCCGCAAATTGCAAAATAAATTTTCAGGAGGAATTTCCAAATGAAATTCACAAAACAAAACATTGAAAAACTCAACAAACAGGCAATCGAAGCGAACGACGGTTTGGTCGAAAGCGTAACGAATTATATTCTCGATAAATTCGATGAATATGACGACCCGAAACAGATACCGCTTGAGGTAATCGAGCACGGATGTATCAGTGGAATTGTCGGAGAACTTATCTATTATTCCGACACGACTGCTTATTACGCAAAGAACAAAGACGCAATTAATCGTCTGCTTTACGAACAGATGGAAGAATGCGGGATTCACGATTTGACGGAATTCTTCTGCGGCCAAATAAGTTGGAATCCCGAAGATCCGTTGGCGCTCGATTATTATAACCAAAACATTCTCGCTTGGTTCGGGTTTGAAACCACGATGAGAAATGTTGCGTTGCAGTTTGACGAATTAGAGGAGCTCGTTTGAGCTTCTCTTTTCTAAAAAATCGGAGGTAATATATGACACCAGAAATTATGGAATTCATCGGCAAAACAGACAAAAACGGCAACACGGCGCGGCTTCGCGTCGATGTTGCAAATCGCAAGTTCTATCGCGACTTCGTGAGCTTTTACGGAGAACCGATAAAAGTAGACAAAACAGCAATCAGCAAAATGGTCGAAGCATACAAATGGTTCGGCTGGAAAGAAGAGAAAATTTAAGGAGGCTATTATGATTTTTATCAAAGCTCAATTACAACAATTTGTAAGCAAAATCGAAATTAAAGGCAGGCTCGAAACTCGCGATGGGAAATACACTATTTATTTCAATGAGTTCAAGGGCGCAGAATACGATTTTCTTATAAAAAACAAGCACGCGATTCTTGAATTTCTAAGAAGTTTAGAATGCGTGAATCGTGGACAAACATACATGGAAGATCTGGAGTATTATGATGACGATGGAAAAATGAAGCAAGATGATGAATCTTGTTTTCACATAACGTTCCATGAAGATTACTGCCCAAACATTCCAGAAGAAAATTTTAATTAAAGGAGATAAAAATATGAACAAAATCACATTAGCACAACTCAAAGAACAACAGCAAATTTCGTCGCTCGACGAATACGCCAACATGGATTTGCAGCACGCAGAAGACGTCGAAAGATTCAAAGACATCTTCCCGAAATCAGTCGAAGCAATCGAAAAATTACCGACTGACAAAATCTACGTAAACACGGCCGACTATCAATCAAGCGATTTCGCGTTTGGGCGTTACGGTTCGGTACGCGCTTGGGCATATCAAGCTCTTGAATGGGCGTATATGGACGATTACGACGAAGAGGCCGAACCCGACGATTGGAATACGGTAAACGTTTATCGGTTGTTTGACGAGTTCAAGGCAGATAAGGTTATTGACACAATTAACGAATATTGGCAAATCGAACTTGCCGAATTGGAGGTATAAAATGCAAATCACAAATCTCGAAGAATTATTACAAGCGCTCGGGAGCAAAAAACCGTTGAATAAAAATGGCAAAATCAGCAAAAGCGGTTGGAACGGCTATGAACAATTGAGGAAAATCTTGAAATTTCTCGAAGATCAAAATATTATTGAATTTAACGAAGATAAACTCGATAATTGGATTAACGAAGTACAAGAACTTGGATTCTAACGCATAAAGGAGGTATAAAATATGCGTAAAATTAATAACAGTTATTTAGGCAACTTTTACATTGAAGAACTCGAAAACCGCGAAGAGAAAGACAGAGTAAAGCTCTACGATTCCGACGAAAACTATCTCGATTATCTTCCACTCGAAAGACATGATGATACCGACCCGACGTTCGAGGAGCAATACGAAGATTATCTCGAAATTCTCTCAAGATTCGATACGGTTGAATGCCTTATGGAATGGCTCGTTTGCGAAACGGAATTCATCGGGAACAAATACCAAATGTTGGATTATCTCGTAAATCATCTCAATTGGGATGACGTAAGTGAAGATTACAACCCGCTCGATAACGAATGGGTAAACAGAATCGGTGATATCTACATTCTCGTTTCGGAATATTAATCTAAACAAAAATACGTCGGGACACTCTCATACGGAAAGAGCCGAAAAAGGATTTTTTATGAAACAAAAAGAAATTACAGAAATCGAAAACGCGGCAGTAACCAACTTCGCAGAAATGCTTTGCGATTACGTAAGTGGACTTGACGAAGGCGAAGGAATTGGCAGAGAAGACATAATCGATCATCTCTATGAATACATCAACTGGGACAAACGCTTCACTCGTGAATACGAAGAAGGTAAAAAGAATTTTAAACCATTCTAATCAACAAAACAAACAAAAAAATAAACCGACCTGCGACGGTATATTCGCAGGAAAGGAGTAATTATGAAAAATAAAACTAACATCAACGGACTTTGGAAATTTTACGACGACGCGAACAACATCAGCGGAATCGTCGTAGGTAACGACACCGAAGAGGCGAGAATGAACGCCTCGGCTTATATCAGAGAATTTTTCGACGACATCACAAAAAACGAACCCGACGTTTATGTTTGGAAAATCGAAGACGATGATGATTATCACTGCGATTACGCAATCGCAACTAATTATTAATTTGGAGGTAAAATATGCAATTTTTAACTAAATCTGGAACTTACACACCCTACGAACACGAATGCGAATCGCTCGCTCATCTCGAAGTCTATCGTTTATCCGAAGAGGAAATGAGCGAAATCAAAAAACGGGCAATGCCGACCGACGTAATTATGGAATTTCTCGGTTTCGAGGATCCACATTATCAGGTCGAACCTGGTGCTTGGTACACAGAGCGCAATTTCGTGGCATATGACGAAACCACTGGCTTACTTATAATCGAAGTCAGAAAAACACTTAATGTTTAAAAAAGGAGCAAAAATTATGATAGATAAAAACGATTTTAGAGCAAAGCAGTTTTTAAGAGGTTTTGATGAAGAAATGCAAAACATCATGGAAATTGAAAAATTTTACACGAATGATGGACGCACAGAATGTGCAAAAATTATAGTTCGTGATAAAGAATTTGAAGTGAAATATTGGAACACCTTCGCTTATTTTTACGGCGAAAGACCGAAAGGGTATAAGAATTATATTCACTCCTATGGGGTTACAGAAACATCAACCAAAGATGGCTCTATGTGCATAGGGTTTGACATAGAAACATTTCCAGAAAGAAAAATCACCCTCAAGATAATGGAACAATATTTTCCCGAATTAAGACAAAATAAATTTTAAGGAGTAAAATTATGAAAGAATTTAAATCAAATTTCAAAATTCTCAAAGTAGAAAAACGAAACAACAGCTATTACGGTAATCCCTCGTATCAACTCACGGCACAGACAGAAAACGGTGAAATCCTCATCGGCAAAACGGCAACAAACGCAGTTCTCGGGTACAAGGTTTCGTGGACTTGGGAAGACGATTGGAAAGTCCTTACTTATCATTTCACGAAGAGCGGGAATTGCATTTTCGACAGATTAACCAAATTAGACTAATAGTTCAAAGGAGGTAAAAATATGAACTACGAAAAAATAACAAAAACTCAGGCAAGAAAAATGCACACAGCAAGGAAGGCGGTTTACTGCCTTCCTTGCAATGTCCACCCTTACAATATGTGGGTTGGAATGGCGGAAATCCCGCTCGATTACGATTTTGAGAAATTCTGCAACGAGTATGCGTTTTATAACTGCGGAACGAATTACTTGGGCAAAAGAATCGCGTTTTATAAGGAGGCTTAATATGACACTCGGCGAACTCAACAAAATATTGGACGATTGGTGCGAGGTAAAAATCGTGCCGAATAACGGCAATGGCGATGAACTCAACCTTACAACAAAAGGCAAAGTTGATTACTTCAACGAACATAAATTCGACGAAGTTACATTCATTACGCAAAGAGATGGAAACATTGTGGTCTTTACAGAAAGGAGGTGATGCGATGGTTTATGCACTGATAGTATTTATGTTGGTTATAGGCTTTACGACAATCGAAATTAGTAAAAGGAGGTAGGTTTATGGTATTAGCGTTTTTTATGGCATTTGTATTCATTTACAATATCATCTACGCCATTAAGGATAATTAATGGCTGAAAGTAAGTGAAAAGGAGGTGATTAGATGGCGCTTTTAATACTTCTTATAGTACAGTTTATAATCTTTAGCGTTAACATCCGAACCCACTAACACAAACCCGTAACAACTAAGCGGCCATTCATCCGCACCGCTCTAAAAACGCGGATGCTCCAGCAGCTGCACTTGGGTTTCTCGAAGTAACCGTTGAATAATCGAAAACTGGACTGCTCTCTGCCAGTATAAATAAAGACCAGCAGCCCTTACTATGCGGTATTTTTTAACCCACGGGGCATATTTCTTTAAGCGGGCGGGCATTTTTTCTTACAAAGCGCCGCCGCCTTTTTTGGCTGACGCCCAAATTGCATGTAAGCGCCCCATTTTCAGATCACCATGAACGCCCCCTTATTTTCCAGACGACTGCCCTGCGTCTATAAAAAAAGAACGGCAGCCCGAATTATACGGACCGCCGCCTGAAGGAGTATAAATATGAAAAGCAAAAAGCCTTTCTGTGTGAGCCTATTGAATTTGCCTATAATTTCCCAAAAAGACTTCGAGGCGGGCGAGTGTTCGACCCGACCTTGAATTGTCTTCCGAATAATAACATTCTTATTATAAAAAAACCTTAGATTTGATTTTTACCCCATCTTTCAGCTGCGACTTTTTTCATATTTTCGCGAGCTGTTTCTTTTTCCTCTTCCGTGAACTCTCTGCCCGCCGCCTTTTTAGCCTTAAGCTGTAAGCAGTTCTTGACCGAGCATCTGAAGAAGTAACCCGAGGGAACTCCGTCGGAGTAGCGTTCGATTTTTTCTATCGACCAAGGAGTATTAGGAGTGTCGAGGAACTTCCCGATTTTCGTAAGCATTGAATTGCTGGTCGTGTAAACGCGGAAGCCGTCAGCGCCGTTGCCGAGCATGGTGATTGTAGTTTCGATTTCGTCAGCCGTGTGATTGCGGCAAGATTCAAGTTTCATAATTCCCTCCGAGAGTATCTGTTTAGTGGTGGTCTCCCGCCGCCGAAGGAATGCTGTGTTTTAAGGCGGCGGATATTGAGACCTGGTGCAAGCGGGAGCGGCAACAACTTTGCACAACCGATATCCAACACCGCTCTTTCAGCTTGCAAAAGTATTATACCACAACGCGGGAAGATTGTCAAGTATTTGACAGCGGTTTTCAAAAAAAATATTTTAGGGATTTTTTTGTTTTGGCGGCGGGCGCTTTTTTTTTGTGCGGAACTTCGCGTATGGTTTGGTCTACCCTTTTCTCTAATCACTAGTACGGAGTATATAAAGAGTGTTACCAATTACTCATGTATTATTTATATTCTCTTTATATATTTCTCTTATATATATTATTATATATTATTTAAAATATACTCATATTAAGTTTACTGGTAATATATACTCTTCACTTGTATTAAGCTAAGTATAAGTAATAAATAAAAGAATAATATTAAACCTAAACTATGAACGAAGTGAATAGTTTAAGAGGATATATTCTGAAAGAATATATCCGATATAAGAGTATATATACTAGAAGAGTATAATAAAAGTACGGAACTATGATTACTAAGAGTATATACTCGTTTGAACCTCTCACAACTAAATCTGCGAGATTCTTGGGAACTTCCGACTACTGCGAGAATATTTACCAAGCTATCCCCGTCGTTCCGACGGTTGTTTATGTTTAGGCTAATTGTTTAAGCCCTTCATTGAGAATGTTTATCGCCGCATTCACATCCCTATCATGATGAGTATGACAAACAGGGCAATCCCATTCTCTAACTTTTAAGTCTTTTGTCCCTTCATTCTTGTAGCCGCAGACACTGCAAGTTTGAGAACTCGGGAAAAACTTATCGACTTTAATAACTAATCTTCCATACCAACGCGCCTTATATTCTAATTCCCGAACAAACTCCGACCAAGAAACGTCGCTAATTGCTTGCGCGAGTTTATGGTTTTTGACCATATTTTTCACTTGCAAATCTTCAATACAAATTACGTCGTTTTCTCGAATAATATTTGTCAAGTGATTTTGGATAAAAAAAAGAAACCCCAATCTTTCGATCAGGGTTTCGAGGCGGCGGTAGGAGGTTCTTGCAAAATGGATGATTATTTCTCTCTGTCTGTTTTGCTTAATTCTTTTTGCTTACATAGTGAGGTGATAGTCAAATGGACTTAATTTCTTTTCCCGCCGCCTGGTGTGAGCTTAAAAATAATTCAGCAACAAAAGTATAATCGCTGCTCTAAAAGCAGTATCATCAGTGCTTGAATGATTGCTGTTAATCTTGGAAGATGTAGTGGCGGGACGAGAAAAATCATCGTGATTCGGGCGGCGGGCAGTTTTTTCTTTTTGCCCGCAGACACCATCTAAGATACGTTCCGCTCTAAAAAGTTCCTCTTCGGTGTCATATAAACGATTGAGTCTTTCACTGTAATATTTCATATAGTTCTCCTTTGACGATATCGAATATCATCTTTAGTTCACGAATACATTATACCACTTCTTTATAGATTTGTCAAGTGTTTTTATGCACTTTTTGAAAAATTTTAATTGTTCGGATTATTTGGAAAAAATGTCTTCTCCTCGCTATGATTCATGAGCCAATACGGAAGCTTTTTGCCATAAATTTCCTCGTATTTGCGGAAGTATTGCCTTGGCTTATTGACGACGGTACTGATATCGACGTTAAGAGCGTCGGCGACCCATGCGCACCCCTCTGCGTAGGTGGAAAACGGTTTGTCTTGGATGAACAGCGGACAATCTGTTACCACGTAGGAGAACCCCATACTTACCTTTTCGCCCGTCGGGAGATAGTGAAAGAATTCTCTTCCTTCGGCGGCGGTCCAGCCTTCGATAGGTTTGCCACTTTCCGCCCACGAGCAAGGATAAGAATCGGGGTTGGTGCATCGTTTACAGTTCCAGCAGAGTGTGTCAGCGTAGATGTTATATTTCTTGCGCCCATTGCTCTTAGTTAGTTTAATCGGTTTACTTTCCATAATTATTCCTTTTGATGTGCGATTTATTTTAATCGAGCATCCACCAAATTTTACCCGTGCCCTCCCACAGTTTAGCTACACTTGCAGTTTCGGTTCGATCCTGAATGAAAAGAGGACATTTAGTTATAGTGTACGTTTGCACCTTAATTTTTGAGTTGCCTTCCCAATCGTTAAATTCTGATTTCTCTGCTTCCCAACCGTCGACTGGTTTTCCCAACGCTGCCCATGGGCAAGTCAAGGGTTCGCAATTAACAGCTCGTTTGCAATCCCAACAAAGTTGGTCTGGTTTCTTTTTTGCCATATAATTCCTTTGGGCGGCGGTTAAGCCTTTTGCCCGCTATATTTCTTCCCGATAAGTTCTTTAAGCCAGCCAGGCGCCTTCCAGCGTTTCATTTCTTCGGGCGTACTAAACTCAATCTCGATGCGCGCTCTGTCATCTTCTTCGTTCGGATAAGTATCGAGCGTGTAGATTGTGAACGCATCAAGCGGCTCTCTGAAATAGGTCCTGATTTTCGTTACTTCTTCCTTGTCCGCCGCCTTGTAGATTTTCTTCAATTTCTCGTACTCTTCGGGCAGGATTTCGGCGTTAAGCTCCATATTATCTTGCTTCGCTGCCGTTTCATCGCTCTTTGAATACTTAGTCGTGAATTCGCATTTTCCAGCCCACGAACCGTTCATATCGGGTCGAGCGACTTCGGTTCTGCGGATTCGCGTGCGGAATTTGTAATCGCCGACCTCGCCTTCTTCAAGCCAGGTCTGATGGATGATGTCTTGATGGATTACGATAAGTTTTTCACGGAGTATTGTATTTATCGCTCGGGCGGCGGATACTGAAAAGCCGAGTTCAAATTCGCGGTCGTATGTTTTCATTTGGCCTCCTTACCGTGTCGATTTCGAAACGGCTAACTTTTATATTTCTATTATATCACTTTTGAATGTGTTTGTCAAGCGTCTGAGGAGATGTTTTTAGATTTTTCTCTTGCTTCTTTGAGTTTTTGTTTATATCTATCCTCAACCCAACCTTCCAAAACTTGTCGCATATCAAGATAAGTTCTTATCCCAAGTTCAGCATAGACTTCGGCTCGTGCTTGCCTTTTTAAATCGTTGTATTCTCTATGCAATTGCTTTTGCCTGCTTGGTTCCCCTGAATTAGCGTCTTCTTCGGCTCTTATTCTGTTTGTTTTACAGCCTTTCCACATTTTATTGCCCACTAATTGAGGTAAACACAAATTTTCTTTGGTTACATATTCTATAGGGGTTGTAACCCCTTTAATTTCATAACATTCATTTGCAAATAAAATTAATTTATGTTCGTCATCGGCTTTTAAATATCCCGTGACAACGTAATACACATCTTGTTTTATTGTTTTAAAATATCCCTTTAAGATATTTATACTGCTTTTTGTAAATTTGTTCAGCCAATTATCCCACGTAAAAGCTTTGTCAATTGAAAATATCCCATATTCATTTTCAATATTTTTGTTTTTGGGGAAAAATTGCTTTTTAATGTGTAAATAAAATTTTATTTCTTCTTCCATATCTCCGCCTCATAACTTCGTAGGATATATTTTAATGAGCTTCTCTGTGATATCTTTAAAAATCTCGATATATTTATCGGTAATTATCTTTTCTTTTTCTGTTCCGATCTGTAAAAGTGCTTCGGGGCATTTATTCAAAACCTCGTCGTATTTTCTCTGCTCTCTTTTAAAAACCGTGACTTTTCTAAACCCGCTCTCGTTATCTAAGATTTTGAGTTGAAGTTCATTCATATTTTCTCGTTCCGCCGCCAACCTGTGTTTAGATTCCAAATTTTTGACTGTTGTTTTTTGGTTTATTTTAATCTGTTCCTCTTTAAATAATTTCTGCGCGTCTTTTACAAATTCTTCTCCTAAATTCTCTTTGAGTTGTTCTCCGAGATAATGCCTCAGCACATAAACTTTATACACTCTTCGATAATCTCGTAATGCAAGCTTAAAATGTTTTTTATACAATTCGCAAGTTCTTCTTTTAAAAATCTCGTACTGCCCTGTTGCGAAGATATACCCCATATCGAACGTTCTGCGTTCGGGCTTCCATTGCCCCTTATTCGGGCTTTCACATTCGTTCCATTTCTTTAACTGCTCATTATAATTTTCCGCCGCCATTTGTTCTAAAACCATCTTCTCGCAAGATAACAATTGCGCTATCTTATCTGAATCGGTATCGTCGTTTACTGCTATCCAACCTTCTTTACCCTCTAACCAAAACTGGTATCCGTCTAATTCGTCGATTATTCTTTTATTTCTTAACGTCGAAAAAGCCGATGCAATTTGCGCGTTCATATATCCGATAAGCTTCGCGTTATACTCTGTCCAAATTGTCGGGTAGTTGTCTTTGATATATTTCAATTCTTCATTGTTTCCAAAATAATTAGAATTCACGTATCCGAGTATCCAATAAAGCTCTCTTCTCGATAAAGTAATTCTCCCGTCTTCTCTTTTGGAATCGGGATGCAAATACATATACAAATACAAGACGTTTGCGATATGCTGTTTCACTTCTGATTTATGCAAATCTGGCGGCGGGTCTTTTTTAATGTTCGACAAATGGTACTTCCGATCTACCTTTTCAATGTCGCAAAATCTTTCCCAGTCTTTGAATTGACTTTTACGACTATCCATGCTTCTTGTTGGTTCGGAACAGAATATATCACACAGCTCTTCATACGAAAATAAGTTGTCTTTGATTTTCGTCTTACGCAATCTTCTTTTAATAAGTTTATCTCTTATCTCATCTTGTTTTTGTTTCTCTTCTTCTTTCCTTCTTTTCTCTTCCGCTAATGTGAATTTTATTTCACATTTTGATTTCTCATCGCTGTTTCCCTGAAACTGTATTAACTCGCTTCGCTCGTTTGCTTCCATAGTTTTCTCCTTAAAAAACCCTACTTTTTTCTCAAAATCTCCGATAAAATCTGCGATTTTCGAAAAAACTCATCACTATTTTTTCTATAATAAGAGTCTAGGTTTACCTTTATAGAAATTTTAGTGACGAGATTTTCTCAAAATCTCCGATAATTCCTGCAATTTTGCAAAAAAAGGTGGTGCATTTGAAATACGTTTTTATGGGCGGCGGGACAAACCCGTCACCCACTCCTCCACTATCTGCTTTTATTATACCATAATTAATTTCTTTTGTCAAGCATTTTAATTGACTTTCTTAGAATTATTTCGATTTTTATTCTTCGCTTTCAGAGGGCACCTTGTGCCGCCCCAAGGTTCCCTCCCACCCTCCAAGGGCGTTGGCTCGGCTCCGCCGCCCCAAAGATTTGCTTTAATCAAGAATGGAATTTCTATTTTTTACCTTTACTCCAATTGCTCCACATGTCTGTTACAGTCTCCTCTTTCTTCTTTTTCTCTGGAACAGGCTTGGAAGTCTTTGGTTTGGGTTTATCACTTTCTGTAATCTTCCTTGTCGTTTTTGATAAAGGCTTCGCCTTCTTAGCCGCCGCCTGAGCCTTCTTTTTCTCGGCTGCTTTGCGCTTGCGCTCCTCCGCCTCCGCGTCTTTCTTCGCTTGAATCGCAGCTTTCTTCGCCGCTATGTCCGCTTCTTGCTTCTCACGCCATTTGGCTTGAACTACGTGGAAGTTCTGCTCCCACTTGTCTCCGTCTGCATAAATCACCGACTTTATATATTCTGGCAAATCGAAGTTCTCGTTTACATTCTTTGAGAATTGATTGAACGTGATTATGCTCCCGTCGTATGTGTAACTCATTACGTATTTGCGCCCTGTCGCCTTATCGATAAAAGTCGTCTCTTTGCGTTGGAAACTGCTATAGGGCGTTAGCGTAAGGTATTCACTGTATCGGGCGGCGGATATCTCTGCATCGTCTGTGATAACATAGACTGGCGGTTTACCGAAACGATAGCCTGTTTCAAGCGTTAGGAAGTATTTGACTTCGCCTGTTATTTCGTCTATACGCTCGTAAATCATTTGCTTTAAGGCTAAACGCAATGCAGTTCTACCTTCGATTTGCTTGTATAGGAAACCTATTGGACGAACTGTCGAGAAAATTACGGTTTGCTTGGCTGTAATTTCACTTTCGATTGTTGCATTTTGTGATATTTGTTTGCATATTTGGTTGTAAATCTCAGGGGGTGCCGAGATTGAGGTAAGTCCTTGTCTGTACATTTTTTCCTCTTTTTGGATTAAAAGAAAAAGAGAGTGTTAACCATTTTCATCCCTTTCCGACCACTTCTGACTACCATTCCCTTTCCTTCCTCTTTCTATAAGATATAAATATGATATATAATATACATCACTCCGATATCAAATTGATATCATCCCAACACCATTTCTCTATGGAACTTCTTCCACTTTCTCATAACTTCGGTATCATTTTTTGCCATATCTCTTAACCCGACGTTTTCTTCGTAACGTTCGTCAATCCACCATCTATTCATTTCAACTACTTGCCCGAGTGCGAGCCAAACTTCGATTCTCTTTAAAAGTTTAGACCGATTTTCGTCGTTCCATCTGTTGGTTAAATTTGATTCATATTCGAAGATTATACCATCAAGCTCTTCATCATAAGCCATCGAGTAATCAATTCCAGACGGGAAATTCTCATCATATCGGCTTTGCAAATCCGAATGGTTTCCCACGAATTTTTGAAAATCCTCTTTCTCACATCTTATCAATAAAGTTCCGCCTATCATCTTTTCTCCTCAGCGTATTCTTCCCATAATTCGATTCCTCTTTTCCGACAAATCTCTTCAAGCATATCACTCCGCCTCGAAAGCCACCTTTCATATTCCTCTCTTCCCTGTATGTCCACAACATCGTAACCGCGTTCATACATTTCTTCTGTTTGACTTCCGAGCGTATCGAACACCGCGTCGTGATACTCTTTTTTGAGCTGCTCGTCTGTTAAGGTATCTGTCCACTTTTTCAGTTTTGCGAGTTCTCTTTTATTCGTTCCCATATTCATTCCCGATATCTCCATTCAAGAATTTCGTAACGCCGTCTTTTAGCTCCGAAAGAAACATTGTGCTGAATACGACCGTGCAAGAGCAACCGTCGACCGTCATAATCTCGTAACTCAAACTTTTGTAATTTTCCTTGTTCACGTTTTTATAACAGGGGAGAGCTATTCTAAACTCTTTACCACCTCTGACGTAATCGAGCCACAACGCCCAACAATACCCATACAGGGTTATACCTTTCAACTTCACGTCTTTCGGGACTTCTCCGTCAAACACGTAATTTTCCTCGATGAATTTAAACATTGCTTTGCTGTCTTTCCCATCGGGTTTGAATTTACCTTTATCGTGGTCAAAGTCAAGCCATATTTTGTGCAAATCGGTCGCCTGAACATGATCGCGGATTCCGCGAATAATCTCGATAGAAGCGTTGGCAATCAACTCGGCTTCGTATTGTAAGTCGGCGATCTGTGTGGTTTTAGACCACAGTAACTTCTCGTTCCTGTCGAGCCTGGTTTGTATGTCTTTCTCGTAACTAATCGTGTAATCCATATAACTACCTTTCTGATTGTGCCTCTATTATACCACATTACTTGACGTTTGTCAAGCGTTTTTAATTGACTTCGTGATTTTCAATCATCGATTTCTGTTTTCTGTGTGCTTGTTAATGTTATAGTTTTTAGTATTACGGCTGTTAGCCTGAAATTCCATCACTTTGAGCATTCTGTCAAGTGCAAACTCGCATTTATAATGACGATTATTTTTATCATCCGCGGTACAAACGAAGCGCCCGTTTTGATTAACCGAAGCGGTGCAAAACTCACATTTATTCATATCTTATCTTTCTCTTCTATAATCTGGCATATATCCGCTGGATAGGCTTTCCCTTTATTATACCAGCAATTATTTTGTGGTTTGTAATACCAATCCCCATAAATAATGAACGGTTGAATTTCTTCACATTTAGGGAAAATTATCATGCTTCCTTTGAATGTTTGTTCTTTGCTATCATCTTCGTGATTCCATTTACGCAGAAGCATTATTATGGTTACAAAAAAAATTGAAACCACGCTTGCTATCACTAAACAAATTATCTCTGACGCATCCATTTTATGCCTCAAATACTAAAAATTTATCCATCGTTTCGCTCATCTCTGCCATTGTTGTTGAGTCATCAAATCCAACTTCAAGCACGAGTGGGTTACTTAAATCCAAGCTGAAAACACCCATTATCGACTTCGCATCGACCGCGTATTTACCGCTATGCAGAATCGTGTCTTGCTTAACCGATTGCGCTATTGCGACAAATTCTTTAACTTTCGCCATATCACCTAAAAATATATCCAGTTTCATTTCGTTACCTCCTTTTACCACGAAATGGTAAATCCATATTGCCCACCGTTAATGGCGAAATTTGCTTCCCTGAATCTTTTCTCGACTAAGGGGCGAACTCCCTCCCACAAAAGACTTACGTCTCCGAAAACCCTTTCCTTGAACGTGAAATATTTTCCTATCCCGTCCATACGAATCACGAGTTCTCTACAACCTATCGTCGCACGTTTCTCTATGTCTTTTGCTATTGCCTCTATTACTCGGTTTGCTCTGTCTTTAACTTCCTGTCGTTCCGTGATTATCTTCGCTTTCGCTGCCGTTATCATCTTCTTTCTCCTTCTGTTTATTTTCTTCTGTTTCACTTTTTAATTCATAATCGATCATCTCTCTGAATTCTATCGGGTCGCTGGGCTTCATTTGTCCCGAAGTGACGAGCTGATTAATTATCGTCTTTTTCGCATCTTCAAAGCCATTCGCTTCAACTTTAAAAATCGTCGGGCGCAAAACCATAACAAGCACTTCTTTTTTATTCGATGCCGCCATTTCGGTCCTCCGAATGAGTTATCTCTTTCTCCTCTCTTTGAGCAAGCAAATCTTCCGCCTCGTCTGCCGTTACGAGCATATAACGGTCGTCCCCGAATTCGTTTGCTGCATTCCATTCATATGCATAGGAAACGCAGTAAATCCCCATTGAGGGTTCGTCACAATGTACGAGTGCGGCGTAATTGTTTTCCATTAAGTGTTTTACCGTTTCCGAAATTGCAGTTTGAAGAGCGGATTCGTCAGTGTAGTTATCTTTTTCAAAAACTATCGTGTCTTCTTTAAGAAATCTCATTTTGGTTCTCCTATATTTTGATTTTAAGTTCGCGTGCATCTTTAATGAGTCTGCGAAGCATTTCTTTGTCGGCAGCTATCGTGCCTTTAAGCGATTGTTTACGGCTGAGTACAAATGCTCTTTTGAGCTTATCGAAAATCGCAGCGTCGGTTGTCCAACTTGCTTTGTCGTTGATTATGTTTTCTTCTGACTTTTTAAGAATTCTTACATCGCCTAAAACGTTGGAAATCCGATTGAGATAATATAACTTATCCGTTTCCTTTTCAATCGGTAATTCTCCGACGTAAAGTTTGTTATATCTGAATCCTATGTAATAAACCATATCTTTTATCATCCTAAAACCGCGCTCCTTGCGATTTGCTCGCTCTTTTCAACGAAATAATGAACAATCATCGAACCGTTTTTGAACGTTCTGTCGAATTCTATCGTATCACTGATTTCGTTGGTGAATTCTCCGATCACTCTTACACCACCGTCGAGATAAGTGTAAAATTTAAGGTGATTTACGAGATTCCTTCCGTCGGGTATTTCTTTACTCGTCGTAGTAATCGCGAACGAACGTGTTTCAACTGCATAAATCGTCTCGCAGTATAACTGAACGAGATTTGCCGTAAAAGCGAAAAAAGATTTCGGGGTGCATTCAACACCGTTGATATAAACAAGATTCTTCATTACGTCATAATCGATTTGAAGTCTTTGGGTTTCTTTAAGTTTTTCTCTTTCTTCTGCCGCTTTATCTATTGCGTAATCAAACGCGCTGTCATATTTATCAAAATTTGCCATCTTCCAAATCTCCTAATAAGTCTTTCCACTTGAACGTTCCGTCCCACGCGCTCTTAATGAGAGTTATCGATTTTACGAATGCGAGATAAACGCCGATAAACGCTCCCAAAACAACCATCCCCATTACCGATAAAAGATAAAATGGGAGTAAAATTATCGCTAAAAACGTCACGAATATTTTCTTCAGAATTTTCACTTCTCTTCCTCCTCGATGCTTTTCGCTTCAACGCTTACGATTTCTAATTCGTCGCCGTGGTCGTAGACATCTTCTATCAAGTCGACTTGACATTGTTTCAGGTATTCCATCACGCTTTTCCTGTCAGGATGGTCGCTGTCCTGCATTAAACAACCGATGATTCGGTCGCTCACTTTAACTTTGTATGTTACTTCGATTTCCATTGTTTCTTCTTCTCCTTGATTTGATAGGTGAATTATAGCATAAAAAAGAAAACCTGTCAAGCGTTTGAAACAGGTTTTTCTAAATTTTTTTTAATTTTTGGGAATATACGGTTCGTCGGGAAGTATAACTACGATGTCGTCAATTTTAGCAAACTCGTTTTCCTGCTGCTTCGTTACTCCTTTTATATATCCCAAAAGCTCTGCATTACTTGTTATCCCCAATCCATTTTTGAATTGTTCGTAAACATCATCTTCCATTACTATTGAATAAGAAATTTTAATTTTTTTCATTTTTTACTCCAAAAATATCGATAATCGCGTTATTTACGCCGTATGTTATAAATCGTGTCTATTTTGCTTATTATGTCGATAAATGATAAAATAGAACGATTATCGGCATTTTATTGCAAAAATGTGGTTTTTTGTGGTTTTTGTTAATCCCAGTTTTCTTTGAAGCACGGGCACGAAGAACCAGCAAATTTTGTAATCACTTTTTCTTCGCAGGCGCAGATTTGCTTTTGCGTTTTTTCGTCAAATCCGTCGAAATTCGAACATTTTTCACAATCTTGATTACATTCGTAATAATGACAATAATTACAGTCACGAGAATAAACATGAATCCTACTATCTTCAATATACACAGTACTCTCCTTTTTTATTCCAGCAATCTTTCGGGCAGGTGAAATGGTATCTCCGCTCGCATTTGCTGCAAGGCAATTTATTCCAATCTACCTGTATTTGTGTCGTTGTGCCATCTTTGTTTAATTTTGTGATATTGCGAATGTCACGTGAACTATCGTTATTCATTTTCGTCCAATTTTAAAAGTTCATAAATAGCGGCAACTTCTTCAATGGTGAATTCCATCTTGTCGAGTTCTTGTTCGGTAAATTTCATTTTATCGGGAATTTCAACTTCGGTTGCCGCAAGTTCGTTAAGTTGCTTATTGATTTCTGCAAAATTTTCATCTGTAAATTTGTATTGATTGTTTTCAATAACGAATTCGCCGTTATCGTCCTTCATAGCAAGACTTTTAATAAGCTCGTCTCTCTTTTCGTTGTAGAACTTTTCGTCTTCATCGGTTGCTTTAATAAACTTCATAAACTTGAACGAAGTTCCGAAGTTTACACCTTTTGCCTGTGCTTTGCTTGCAATTACTTTTCTCGCGTTTAACACTTCAATAAGTTTCATAATTTTTTAATCTCCTTTTACTCATATTCGAGTTCTTTTTTATTTTTATAATAATTTGCCAAACCGTACTTCGACGCATCGCGTTCAAACCATATATCGTAGTAGCCGTATGACGAACTATCCATTTTATCTATTTCGCTTGCATATAACCATATAAATATACATATCGCGTAGAAGACTATCAACGCCCCGATTATGATGAGTATAATGATATGGAAATTGACGCCGAGGGCAACGAGAATCAATCCAGCAAACGCCGCGACCGAAACGATAATTGCCATAAAAGTCAATCTCTTTTTGCGGTTATCGAAGTCGAAAAGGTAATAACGAAGCATTGATGGAATTCCCACCAAAAACGGGAAGAGCGGTCCCATCGGCATTGCCTGAAAAAGACTGTGCCCCGCCTCGTGTGTCTTGCTATCAATGTCGTCGCAGTCATCGCTTACGAAGAAGAAGGGTCCGAGACAAACTCCGCCCCATCCGTGCCCCGTAACGAAGTAAATCGAGTAGCCGTGCTTTTTCGGATTGTGCCCCGTAACGAGCATAACGAGCGCTCCGACGGAACCGACGAGTGTCATTATAATTCCCCATGTACAATGGACGAGCCAAAATAAAATTAGTTTAATCGTTTTCATAATTTTCTCTCCTTTGAGATTTTCTTACTTTATTTTTTTGATCTGCTTTACGGACTTTTTCAGGAATCGGAATTATCGTGATGAGAATTCCTTTGCAAAAAAGGTAACAATCATTTCCGAGGACTTTAAGCGTGTCTGCGCGACCTTCTTCTGCCGACCTCTGTAAAACGTTTTCTAAATATCTACGCGTGTTCTTTGGAAAGTCTTTCGGCTCTTTACCACACCATAACGCCTTCTCGGCTCTGTCGATTGCTTTTGTCGGAGAAACTTTCGTTCTCTCTTTCATCCTCTGGGTCCCGTGATGTGTTATCGCCACTGTCATTTCATATCTCCTTTTAAGTGAATTTTTACCGCTAAATAAAACTGCCCTTTTATTCAACGGTTTTCAACGGCATTATAACACACCCGAACTCATTTGTCAAGCGTTTATCGGTCTCTGATACAAAAAATTATAAAAAGAATCAAACCGATCAAAAACGCCAAGACATTGATTCCGACCGCGATAATTATAGGCAGGAAAACCATAACCCACGACCAATCGATTTTGCCACACAATTTAAGTGTCATGAAAATCATCGAAATGATAAATGCCATCGTTCCTAGACTCAAACTAATGGTTCTCGTTCCGACGTTTGCGACCGCCTTCTGGCTGAAATCAGAATCTTCATCGCTGAAATCAAAATAATTACGTCCCATTTTTGTTACCTCCTTTTTCTAATAATAATTCTTTAAGCCACGTTTGTTTTACCGAGACGCGGCTAATCGAAGTCGCTTTTTTAATGGCATTTATCTGCCCAACCAAAACGCAATATTTCTTGCTTCTCGTAATCGCCGTGTAAAGCATTTCTCGTGACAAGAGCATGTAAGCCGACATATCTAATCCGACCACAACGTAAGGCGACTGACTCCCCTGGAAGCTGTGCGTCGTAACGACGTAACCGAGAAGCACATCTTCCCAATACGCCTTCGGTATCACGACCTCGCCTTGCTGCTTAAAATCCACAACGATGTAATTTTCCTGTATATCGGTAACGAAACCGAGATTTCCATTGTATATCGGTTCAACGGGGTTGTCTTTGTCAAACCCGTATCTTTCGTAAACCACACGCGTAATCGTGTCGTAATGGTTTTTGCGGTTAATTACGCGGTCGCCAAGTCTTATCGTGTAATACTTGTCTTTATCTGCCGCCAACTTGATGCTGGGTAAATGTTCATCGGGATTGACGAATTTTTGCACGTCGTTGTTGAGCGCGAAACTCGACATCGCGCCACGCAACTTCATCGGGACGACGCCAATTATATCGTTAGGCGAAACCCCTTGCTGTAAAAGCGTTCGGTATTCCGTGAGGAATTTCACTCGCGATAAATCCGCATCTTTATAAGTCACGATTTTAAGGTCTTTGAGTTCGCCTCTTATTTCACTAATTTCCGAATTACCGATTATCTGCTGCCCATTCGAGACTTTGATTGATTCGATTATGATTGCTGACTTCTGAGCTTGACGATGAATTTTGGTTAAGCGGTAACATGGCACGGCGTTTGTATCGAGGCAATCTTTTAGGAAATTTCCATTCGAAATTGGCTCAAGTTGTGCGTAGTCACCCAACATAATTACTTTACTTCCGTTTGGTATTGATTGCAACAGCCGATATAACAATTCATTATCGTTCATTGATAACTCATCGACGATAACAACATTTTCTGAAATCGGATTATCTTTATCATAAGCAAACCCGCCCGCTTTTGGATTATAACCTAAAAGTCTGTGTATCGTCTTGCCTTCAATATTTGTTATCTCTGATAAGTTAGACGCGGCTCGCCCAGATAACGCTGTTTGCGCGACCGACAATCTATTAGCGGCACAAAATCTTGCGATCGGTTTCATTGTAGTACTTTTGCCGCTGCCGCCCCTACCTGTTACTATACTTATATTGTTTTCCAAACAACCGTAAATTACTGCTTTTTGTTCGTCGGTGTACTCCCACCCATTTTCCTGTTCGCATTCTTTAATCGCATCCTCGATTGTAAAACGGTATTTCTTCAAATCTTTTTTCGGCGCGTTAAGTAACCTGAAAACTTCTTCAGTGATGTTTTCTTCAAGTTCACGATAGTGTTTTAACCCAATCCTCTTCTGTTCTTCGTCATAGTACAAAAACACGGTTTCATCCGAATCAATTCTTCCCGACCACTCTTTAAGCCATTCGGCGAAGATTTCCTTCTTTATCGATGGGATAAACTCAACCACACCGTGTAAAAGGTCGCGGAGATAAATCCACGAATTTCCCTCCATCTCGGCTTGGTCGGTTAAAAAGTGCGTGACGTAAGCTCGGACTCGGAATTTCGCGTCTTTTGCCATTCCGCCTTTGAGCGCGAGTGCATCACACTTTTTGAACCCGTAACCGTCGAGAGTCATTAACTCGTATGGGTTCTCTCGAAGTTTCGCGATTATCGTGTCTGTCGAGAGATAACGTTGTTGGAGTTTTGTCACCGCCGCGTCAGTCAACCCGAACTCTTCTCGGAGAACGAGAAAAGCGTTTGCGTCCTTTTTGGTGCGGTTATACGTTTCAACGATTTTCTCTGCTGTTTTCTCGCCAATCCCTTTTACAGTTGAGAGAAGGAATATATCCCCGCTGTCGATCGCTTCGAACGGGTCGACGAGTTCTTCGTATAAAATGTCGATTTGGTGTTCGGTTAAAATGCTTTCGAGGAAAAGCTTTTGCTCTTCAAACTTTGTTAAACGAACCCTCTGCGTCATAAACAAAATGTTAAACCCGACTTTATACGGGCTTTTCGCGTCCGCGACCATTTCGACCTCGAAGTAATACGTTTTCTCGGTGTCAATCGGCGGGAGCGCCCCTTTGAACACGACCGTTGGGAACCAACCGTTTTTGCTAAACCCCGCTGGAAACGACCCTTGTAATATCTGCCCCACGTCGACTTCGAGAAGCCCCCAGCTCCCTGGGACGAACTCCTCGATCGGGACTTTCGGGTAAATTAAGCGAGTCGGCACGCAATATCCCGTGATTTTGTTTTGATTTTCTTGGTTTTCCATAAAATCTCCTTTGAGATAAGTATAACACAAAAAAGAAACCGTGTCAAGCAAAATAACACGGTTTCTAAAAATATTTTGGAGCTTGGTGACAGCTCTGCCCTGTCGTGAGCTTTGACGCTCGGCGGATTACAAATCCGCTCCATTTAACTGACTCTGGCAACCAAGCATGATGGCTGGTAAGGTTAATGTCGAGATTCCCAGTCGTTCTAAGCATTGCGCAATGCTTCCTTCTCTCTATCCGCCATTTTTCGGACCACACATAACATCTTCAGAATGTCTGCCGTAGGGTGCTGGTCGGGGTGAGAAGATTCAAACTTCCGACCTTTCGGTCCCAAACCGAACGCGCTATCAAGCTGCGCTACACCCCGTGGTGGAGTGGTTTCTTTTGTCTGGTACGCGGGAAATCCCGTCCACTCCGTCGTAGTGTGTTAGCTATACACAAATTCCATATCCGCCAATAGCTTCGGACTGCGCGTATGTATACCTACCGCAGGGTGGTGGAATGGCTGGTGAGATTTGAACTCACAATAAAGTTAGAGCACTTTCGCGAAAACTCAAACCCAATTCATTCGCTTTCAACCGTCGTTGATTGCCTCAATTGAGGGTTTATTTCCTTTCCGACACTTACGATTCGGTCACGTTGCCGTTACGTGTACAGCCATATTTCATAAGATTAATAAAACTCGTATTGCGAACTACTCACGATGCTAAAACATCAGAGTTTCTTGCTCAAGATACCAAACAATATCAGTTTCAACAAGCTATCCCCGTCGTTCTAACGGTTCTATTTCAATTATAACATATTTTTATGCTATTGTCAATTGCTTTAATCCTTTGTTAAGAATATTTATCGCAGCATTTTCATCTCTGTTAAGAGTTTTACCGCATTCACATTTCCAAACCCTGTCGGACAATTTCAAATCTTTGTTAATGCAACCACAAAATCTGCAAAGTTTGCTTGAGGGAAACCACTTATCTATTTTGGCGACCAATTTCCCTTGCAATATCATCTTTTGCTCTAATCTATTTCTGAACGTCCCGAAGGCATTATCTAACGTGCTTTTACCGAGTTTTAACGATTGAGCAATATTTGACAAATCAATATTTTCGAGGCAGATAACGTCGTATAAGTCTGCGAGTTTCGTCGATTCTTTTTCTACGAAATCTTTTCTCTGATTAGAAATCTTTTCGTGTATTCGAGCAATAACTATTTTCTGTTTAGCATAATTGTTGCTATCCTTAACCATATGCGAAAGTTTTCTTTGGTGAAAAGCAAGTTTGTTTTGCAAATCTCTGTAATAATGATGTAAATGCTCTGGATTTCTGCCTTGGTTATCGACATAAAAGTCATGAGAGCTGTAATCTAATCCAAGAGATTTGTTTTTATCTAAAACTCTTTTGGAGATTTCATATTCATATTCGGTTAAAATTGAAATATAATATTTCCCCGATGGAGTTTTGGTAATTGTTACTGATTTAATTTTGTAATCAGTTGGAATTTTTCGATGTTCTACAAATTTAACCCAACCAAGTTTACATAGATGAATTTGGTGCTTATCGTTAACTCTAATTATATTACTAACATTGCTTGTTGTATAACTGCTTTTGTCACTCTTTTTGCTTTTGAATTTTGGGAAGCCAACTTTTGGGTTTCTAAAGAAATTATTGAAAGCAGTTTGTAAATTCATCTGTTCATTACACAAAGAATAAGAATCAACTTCTTTTAACCACTCAAATTCTTGTTTATATTGTGCTGGAGTTACAGATAAATTCTTTTTTGTCTCTTCATAATATTTGATTTTATCTTCAAGCATTTTATTATAAATAGATCTACAACAACCAAAAGTTTTTCCAAGGAGATCTATTTGATTTTGATTTGGCAATAATCTAAATTTAAATGCTTTATTAAGTTTCATATAAACCTCCTCGCAAAAACGTAGCAATCTTGCGCCTAACCAAAGTAATTGCCTTGATGAGTAATGACTTGCGCACACGACCTACTCCGTTTGCGCACTTCTCAAGCTCCGCTTTCTCTTCGTCTTCCCCGCCGCGTGAAAGTACGTGCGGCATAATGGCAGGCAATGCTGGTAACGCTCCAACGTAAACCGAGTCAAAGTCGGTTGCACTGCTTTTGTGCTAATTGCCTATGTTGTGTTTGAGTTTGCACCTCATTGACGGATAAACACCAATCCGACAGGTAATACTAACCAATCTGATACCTGCACAGTGAACACTCTAACGACGTGTTTGTCGATTGATTCGCTTTTCCTCGCTCAGGGAATCAATAAAGCCGTGCGAGTGGCGGAAACTGTCAGATTTGAACTGACGGACCTTTTACGGTCGCTGGTTTTCAAGACCAGTCGATTAAACCAACTCTCGCAAGTTTCCACATATAACCCTATCCCCGTGTACTTTGGGGAGAAACCTCTCGTCCAGCCGAGATGGAACTAAACAGTTCGAGTTATTCCTGTTTTTGATACTTGTCGACCCAGCCACTTATATCCCGCATGTTGGTCAGCGGTGGGCGCTGGAAAAAATCGTAACGCCCGCAGTCCCTTTTGGGGATCTTTCCGTAAGATGGTTTTAAGAGATTTTTACACCATCAACTCTATATAGGCTGTTCGTCCAACTCCATTTACTACCGCCTTTCCCTCGATACTAAACCCTGACCACCTCTACTCAACGAGGTTCTTTAAGTCATTACGCAAGCAAGTCACACTTTAAGTGCTCTTGTATAATTAAGAGGATTTCGTAGCACCTATTAAAATATTTTTACAGCTTTGAGATTTTCTGTTTCTCAGTAAACCATCAGTCCCTTACGTACTGCATTGATTTCGGCTTGTTGGCGCCGCACCATTATCTACAATCCGCTGTGCAATTATAGAGTTTTTGAGGGGTTGCTACACGGCTTAACGAGCCGCCGCCTTTAGTTGACCCCTGCAACTTCCTGCTTACATGGATACCGCCGTATCCTGGCGGTGTTAATACACACTTACACCAATTCAGAGGTTGTTGCTTTCTCAGGCTTGCATAATCCCGCATTTAACCGACCTTTTGACCCGACGTCTCTGGTATTCGGCACCTGTATTTTAGTCTGCTTTGAGCCGCTCTGTCAGAACTTCGTCATATTCACTCATAATACGAAGTTGACGTTTGAGCAATCTCACTTGCTTTTCGTCGACGGTTTCGATTTTCGCCGAGTAAACAAACAAAGCAAGTTTTGTGATTCTGTCGCGAAGTTCGTTCTGCTCTTCGACAACTCTATCTCTAATACTTTCAGGTAACATCTTTTCTCCTTATTTACGCATAATCGCGTCTCTTATTTTCATACAAACTTCTTGGAAGGTATCGCCCGTTCTCTTCATCCAAATTTTAATTCCGAGAATAAACCCGACTGTTAAAAAGAAATCTGCGATAAATAAACTTGCCATAACCTTACCTCCAATTTACGCATTTATTATAACACATCTTGTTTTGTTTGTCAAGCGTTTTTATGAGGTTTTTTTAAATTTTTTTTATCCGTTTATGATTTTCCTAACAGGGCGGCACTTTGCCGTCTCATAAAACGAGCAATGATCTCCGTCATATCTCAACAAATACGCTACACCCGTATCGCCGCTGTCAGGTCCAGAACGTGATTTATCTATGAAAAGAACTCTCCAAACTTTGCTTGGGTCTGCGTCATAAGGTTCTTCTATCCAGTCGCCCTGCTCATTCTTTTTCGAACGGAATGGGCGGCAGTAAATATCCGAGCCGTTAATTAACTCTAAATCTCCCCCAAGCTTTCTGAGCAAAATTAGGTTAGAACACACTTCTTTTATACCTTTTGATGTTCCGAGACAACTTGAATCGAGCCACAACCTCTTTAAGTCGTTGTTTGTCAACTGAACCGTCGCCAAACCGATTACTCCATACTTCTTCGTCAGCCCTTCGAGTTCGCTGATGTTATTCTTCATTACTTGCCACAACGCGCCGTTTATGTCCGCACTATCGTCGAGTTTGAACGTATCGACGATAAAGACGTCGAACCCCGAACGGAGAACCGAGTTTTTGATGATTTGAGAACTTAACTTCGAGTTTGCCGACGATAAACCGACAACACGCAATTTATCCGCAAATTTTTCTTTCCACTGTTTTTCGGCTTCGGTAATTACCTTTTTCTCTTCGTCGGTATAAACACCCGATTCAAGCTTTTTCTTCGGGAGTTTCTGATATCCCATATAACGGGAAATGAACCAACTGAAAATCATGAGGTAAAGTTTGTTCTTCATAATCTCGTTTTCGAGGACGAGAACCTTCTTCCCCTGCGAAATGAGTGCCATAATCACCCCGACCATATAAGTCGTTTTGCCAACGCCACTGAACCCGCCGAAAAGGCTTAATGTTCCAGGCGCAAGACCGAGTATATTACTACTCAAAAAGGGCGCGACGCTGATTTTGTCGCCGTTTATGTCTTCGCCCGCGTCTGCGAACGAGACACCGCTGTCGACGTTGTTCTGTAAATCCGAGATGAACTTCTCGCCGAAGTCGACGTATTCGTCGTAAATGATTTGGTTATTATTCACCTTGCTTAATCCGCTGATTTTTGCGTCGTACCAATCGAGAACTTCTGTCGAGGTGAAATTTCTAAACAACTTGAACGGTGAAATACGCTTGCCGTTATCGAGTGTTACTTCATCGAAAAGATTGAAACCGCTTTTATAAAGCTTGACCAAAATATTGCTTTTCGTCAAATCATCAAGAATAGCATCGGCGTTTTCGGCATTTACGACATCGAGAAGGTGCTGAATTGTCTTATAACCGCCGAGTGCGGAAATCCTATCTTTGATTTCCTGCGAGCATTTCGACATAATCGTCACTTCATCGAGGTAATTATATCCCAAATCACGAAGCGACTTTCCTACGCAAAAAAGGAACCGCCCGTCTTTCGTTAGAAAATCTTCAGGTTTGTAATTGATATCGTTGTAATTCGTCAAATCTTGTAAAAAGATCGAGACGGCGTTCCCTTCAACTGTAACGCGGTCTTCAAGAAGCCTTTCGTCTATCTTGTCACATACTCCAGCAATAAAAGCCTCTTTGTTAATCATTTACCTCGTCCTCCAAGTCGTCTAACGAACGTCTTTTTTTTAAGTGGTTTGTGTTCGGTTTAATATTATAAAAATTCAAGTCAATCCCCGTTTTTTGAATTGTGGGCGCAATTTGTTTCGCCTTCCAATCTTTTTCGAGAATCTCTCGCTTAATTATCCCACTGATATACCGAAACGCGAAATAAACTTGCCCGAACGGTCCGTCTCGTTCGATTTTTTTGTCGACCGTCTTTTTAAGCTTTTCGCGGTTTTCTTTTACAAATTGGTAAATCACTTCAACATCGATTGCTTTCAGGTTATCTTTAAGTTCTTTCCCAACCACGTTATACGGCGGCTCGCCATAACCCGAGCAGTATTGATAACATTCTGCTATTGTTTCGAGAACTTCTTTCGCGTGGTCTTTGCGAGCTTTGTCGGCGTTGAATTCTTCTTCCGAGCAGAAATATTTATTCGCACCGCCAATCACGGCTTTATATGCAGTTGAGCGGTCGATTGATTTACCGCAAATTTGACATTTCACTTGCATTCCAGTTTCTCCATAATAATCTGTTTGGGAAGAAAATTCCAGCAGTAATACGCGCTACTAAATGTGATTTTATTCTGCACTTCGCCGTCGTTGAGGAATTTTATCCGCTTATCGAACATAAGCAGTTGTAAATCTTTTTCCATAAATAATTGTTTGGGCGCGGAATCATTCAGCCACGTGAGCGACATCAATAACGCGAATGGCTTCTCAAAACTCAATGTGCGTTCGAAGATATGCCTTTTCCCACCGAACGGAGGATTGCTGATTATACAATCCCAGTGCTCACTCGGCTCAAAGGTGTAAAAATCGTGCCCTTTGGAAATGTGCGACGCGATTACTTTGTTCCCGTTTGCGCGTATAAGTTTAACATATTCGCTATCCTCCGTGTCAAACGGGCACCAAACAACCCAGTCTTTGGGTATATATTTAAGAATTGGTTTGACTCCGTACGCAGGAGTGTAACATTCGTCATTCGCGCCCGCACTGTATAAAACTTTTTGGCTATCTATCATTACAAAACCTTCCTTACAACACATTATAACGCAAAAACGCGCCGTTATTGAGTTCGATTTCTCCGCACGGGATTTTGAGTTCCTTTTCTTCGCAGAATTTAACGCCGCCACGCTTCGTGTAAAAATCAAGTCTTGAAAATGTATCGGTAGGATCAAGCAACTTATCTCCTACTTTGACGACATTAATGCCCGCCTCAAACCATGATTTAACTCCTATTTTTTTAATAAGTTTCTTTGCATTTTTAAGCTCCATAATTTCTACCTCCGATTTACACGCTTATTATAGCATATCAAAATATGTTTTGTCAAGTGTTTAGTTGAGAAAAGCGCAGAAATTTTACTCTCTACGCTTTCCCATATTGCAAACCCAAATGGCAGTTTGTCTTAATTGTTTATGCCGAGTAATTCTTCAAGTTGGTCATAAACCCCAGCCGAATAATTCTCGTTCAACATTCCCGCGCCATCTTCGCTATTTTCAACCAACAACCTTTTAATCGCTTTCTGCGTGTCCGTCGTCAGCTCTTTCGCTTTTCTCTTTGCGTTGAAAACTTCCTTTATCTTCGCACATCTTTCAGCGCCGTTCGGGTCTTTTTCATCAACGGGTTCAGCGGGCTTTGCGGCGGGGTTCTCTTCGCCAGGAAGCGGCTCTTCTTCCGTATGACTCGGGAATTCAGCCGTTTTCTTCGGAGTGGGTTTGCTCGGGTCACCCTGAGACTTGTTTAAACCGTCGCTCTCTGCGATGTCGAACATTGCCTGATAAAGGTAACGACGCTGATAAGTCTCAACCGCGCCAATGCACTGAACTTCATGACAGCCTTTGAGATCTGCCGTCCCGAACGGAGATTCAATCGTATATCTGTCTTCGGGCTTTTCGCAGTCGATCGCCGTGAGAATTGCTTTTTCCCTCGTGAACGAAGCGATTGCCGTTATTTTATATTTAAACATAAGTTCGTTGAGCGTCGGAAGGAAGTCGTCGAGTTCCATGTATTCGTAATTCGCGAACTTATTTTTGCCGCTCATTTTAAGTTTCGTGTGGCGGAGTTCAACTCTTACCGCCTGGATTTTCTCAAAAATATTCATATTTACCTCCGATTATATCTCAAAAATATCGTCATCGTCGCTTACCGAATTCATCGCCTGTTTTACTTCTTCTGGCATATCGTGCGTCGGGTGCTGCGTCTGCCCGTCGTCGTATTCGGCGTTTTCGGGGTTTCCCTTTTCTCCGCATTTTATGAGCCTGATTTCGGTAATCCTGTCGCCGTAAACCTTGGTCGAGTCGTATTTGCCGTTGCCTTCCGCACCTTTGTCTGCTTTCGCGTGCTCAGCTTTGATTTCTTCGAGCGTTCTGAAACCGCACTCGATATCGAATTTCTCGTCTTCTGTAAGGTCGTCTTCTTCGATATCTTTCTTTTCCGCTCCGTTAATATAAGCGCAATTTAAGTTCCACAATTTATACTTCGAAGTTACGGTCGGATCTTTTTTCTCAAATCTGTTTGCAACGGATTTCTCGATGTTTTCGGGTATAACAATTTCGATCGGTTTGAGATATTTTCCGCCAAAAGTCTCCATTTTGAATTCTCTCGCGTAATAAGGCGTATAACCCTTCAACACCTTCTTATCACCTTTGCCAACCGCTATCGGATTATCTCCTTCAAAAATAAACGGAATTTTAAGACCGATTACCTGAACGGGTTCTTCATCGTGACAATATTCGATGCGGTTAGGAACGAACTTTTTATAAACCGTGTCTTTCTGTGCGGAATATTCGAATGTCCATTCGCCACTTACTTTCATAAGTCTGTCTTTGAGGAATTTATCGTAGTTTGCCAAAATTCTTTCGAAATAATTGATAAAATCAATATCAAAAAGAAAACGCTTTACGCAACTGTTATACTTTTTGCTCAATGCCTCGTAATCTTCTTCCGAATGAATCCCGTATTTATCCGCATCATAAGTCGAGAGATTGCCTGCTTCATATGCTTTAAGAACGTTCGCGACTTTATAAGGCGATTTGTCAAGAAAACTCGTCTGGAATCTTCCCTTGTCGGGGTATTCCTTTCTTTCGGGATACTCAATCCACCCCTCTTTCTTATCGAATGTTCTGTTTTCGTCTGCGGGCGTTCCGTCTTCATTTGCTCTGTATAACGCGCTGATTTCCATATTCGTAATTGAACCCGTGTTAGTACGGAAATTGAAACGAATGGTTTTCTTTGCGTAACCAGAAGAATCGAATCTGCGATATTCGACCGCTTTAAATTTGTCTGTTTCTTTGATGGGATGAATTGTTCCCACCGCGTCAAAATAAACTGCCATTAAATTTTGCTCCTTTTAATCACTTTTTCTTCATTATAACACGCCGATTATTCTTTGTCAAGCGTTTTGTTACTCTTTTTTGAATTTTCTTCGTAAGCCGCCAATGTTTCTATAATAACTTCGTGCGCGGGCTTGTCAACCTCTCGTTCGAGATGATACGCGAGGTTATACGCCAACTGTTCCTTCGTCAGCTTTGTCTGATACATTTTCCTTTTTCTCCTCTTCTTCGTCTTTTGGTGCCAAAATCGAGTCACCGTATTCCACGAATTCGCCCGCTTCGTTCTTATATAAAAGGTCGAAAAGCGGCGTCCATAACCACAACTTGTCGGGGTCTTCTGCAAGGCAAACGTAACCCTTCTTCGCGTTCTCGTCCGTTGTATGTAAAACCGCGTCCTTGTTCGCCTCGATGAAATCTTTGTATTTTTGCGACAATCTCGGATAAGTCGGGCGGCTCTTTATAACCTCGTAATTAAGCTTTACTTCCGTTCCTTCGGGTATCGGTTCTTCGAGTTCGATGTTGATAAACGGGTTAAGCGCGAGGTCTCTCATCGATTGAACATTCGCATTGCCTGCGCGGAACTTTATCGCGAAGTCGAGCGCCTCGAGTTCCGCCTTTGTGTAATTGGTTTTGTGCTTGCGGTTAAATTCTCTAACCGATTGTCTGTTCCAGTTCATTGTTTTACCTCCTTATCTTGGTCGTGAAATTTAGGGTTGTCGCGTTCGTATTTGAACCGCGTTGTCCATAATGTATCGACTAATTTCTCGAATCTGTCCCCGAACATAATCTGGTCATAAACGTCGATTTTCGCTTCGGTTTTGTAAACCTGCCTGTTGATATGGTAGTCGGCAAACGCACTCCAATCGAGCTGCGAGTAATCATCTGTCACATCGATCGTCGCTTTTTCGTCATCGCGGCAGCCACACCACGGCGTGAGCAAAATTCTCCCGTCTTCGATTCTACTTATGATAAGTTCGTGCTCTGCTTTCGACCAATAACGCCACATGAATTCGGTGCGTAACTTTTCTGCGAACTCGGCTCGTGTCGCGCATTTCTTTTTGAGTTTTTTGATTTCTTCTTCGCGATAACGCAAAATATTATAGTTTTCTATAAGTTGAGCGTTGTGATCAAAGTCTTTTACGAAGAACTTCGGAAATTCAGCCATTTGTTTTCTCCTTTTTTAAAATATTTTTACAAAAATAGTATAATCTTACCCACGTCGGGTAATCGAAATCTTTCTGTCCGCGCATATATTTCTCTTTGAGATTGTAATAACAAATCCGCAAATATTCGTCGTTGTGCTCTTTGAACCGCAACCCCGATTCTATCCCGACGATTTCTTTCCTCGCAAACCCATTTTGCATTCCCCAAAAATAAGTGTCATATTTCGATAAGTCACGGATTTTTATTCCACGACGGCGCATTTCGGCGATTACCTTATCGGAATACGCTTTGAGATAATGACGGTTGTAGTCGTATATATAATTGATAAGGATATGTCTATCTTGTTTTGTGTATACCGAGTTAAGTTCGCGCCATTGAGCAAGTAACTGTGATTTAGGAAGATATGGAATCAAATCGATGTGCCACAGTCTCATAACTACCTCCAACTGTGGCCTCATTATAACACAAAAACTCCGAGTTGTCAACTATTTGAACGGAGTTTCTGAAAAATTTTTGTGTCAAAATTAAATTAAGACTCTATCGATACACGATGAAATGTCTCTTTTATTCAGCGGTTGATGTTTCTTCTGCTGTTTCTTCAACATATTTCCAACGTAATTTTGTTCCATCAGCAAGCTTACCAGCAGTCTCTTTTTTGCCTTTACAAACAGCCCCAATCTTTGTCATACAACCATATATTTTTGCTGCATCTGTAATACTATTAAATATTTCTCCTGTTTCTACGCATAAAATCTTACGCGCCATCACTTTAGATGTCATATCTTTAATACCTAAAAAAGAAGCTCTACCTCTAACGGTGGCTTTAGTAGTACCTGCAATTCTTTTATAACATTCGCTCCCTTCTATCGGATAATATTGCTTTATAATATTATCATCTTCTTCGGTCCATCTGTCAGCCGATGTATTAACTGTGTGGCAAGATAAATGAAGAATTGTAGCGTGTTGTAATGTTTGCTTTTTTGTTTTATTATTTAATCTTTTATAACAATTTCCGCCTTCTATCGGATAATATTGTTTCATAATTTCATTTTCTTCAATAGACCACATAGGATTGCGATATATTTTTAATCTAATTGCCGCACTTTTAATTTGAGTTTTAGAAAGATTTTTAAATCTTTTATAACATTCGGTGCCTTCAATTGGATAATATTTTTTTAAGAGTTCTATTTCTTCTTCCGACCAAAAATATTCATCAAATTTAACTCCAAGAATATGTGCACGTTTCATAATTGCATTTTGATTTCTTTCCATGGGTTAAATACCTAATTCCTTTCTTTTTTGATTAATTCTCTTCATACAACCTTCTGCTCCCTCTGTTGGATAATATTTCCTAATAATATCATCCTCCCATTCCAACCAAGAATTATCTTCGAATTCTTTAATTTTGCGTATGCACTTTACAATGTTTCTTGTTTCGTCGGCAACAATGATTTGTTTGGATTTGAATGCAGAAGTCTTTTCGAGTTGTCTTATAATATTTGTAATGTTGCGAATACGTTTTTTATCTTGTTTTCTGTTGTTATATTCAATATTTTCAATATTATTTACAAAGTCGAAAACAATTGCGTTCGGGTTCTCGTTTTTAACAAGCGTTATAATGCGTCCAATTTGTTGTGTGAAAACGAGATATGAATTCGTTCTTCTAAACATAATTAGGGTATTTACACCTCTGTAATGAGCACCTTCCGAAATCATATTAACCGCAAGTAAATAACCCTCATCGGTTTCTTCAAACCATTTACGATTTGCCTTTACTTCTTCGTCGGTCATTTTGGAATGAATAATTCTCATTTCAACATTCGGGTAAACGTCTTTCATTATATCTATAACGTCCTGTTCGTCTGCAATTTCCTGAATAAACACAATGCCTTTTCTTTTATTATTCGGCATATGTTTTCTGAATATGTCTTTAACGGTCGGCGTGTTATTTATTGCGAGATCAAGTTGCCCGACAAGTTCTTTGTTTTCACAATCAGAATATTCTTCTGCGATGCCATTCGTGTCATAATAAGCTGTTATATAAGAGAACGGGTGAATTATACCCTTTTCAATGCCGTCTTCGACTGCGAAGCCTTCGCAAACACAACCTCTAAAAATAGTACTACCGATGTCTATCTTATCACTTCTTTCGGGTGTTGCTGTTAAACCAAGAACCTTTACACCATTCTCGATTATATACTTAATACCTTTGCTCCAAACCGCCGCACCTTTACCCGTGTCTTCATCATAACCCGCATGGTGTGCCTCATCAAGAATAACCAAACCATATTGAGAATAGTCGATGGTGGGATAGTTGTTCGCAAATGCCTGATAAGTTGTGGTATCGCACCAATCGATATATTCTTCCCAGCCGCTCTTTATAATGTTATTCGGTCCAATGACGAGCGCACGGCATTTATGTTCCCATAAATATTCAAGAGCAGTGGTGGTTTTACCAAGACCTGTGCCAATTACAACTAACGCTTTGCCGTTTTCTTCGAGATATTTTTCAGCCTGCAAGTAAATTGATTTATTGTGATCGAGAGCGATGTTGGTTTTTGTAATCGCCTCGTCACATCTTTTAACAAGCATATCGAAAACGTCTTTGTCGAGATTGCTGTAATAATTAGACGAATAAACCATTTCGCCGCAATCGAAATATTTGTTTAACTGCGGGATTATATAAGTAACCGCTCCGCCCAAACCAAGAGCTTTGCGAGCGTCGGTCTGTTCTCCGATAAGAATGTGTAAAAACAAGTGCTCGTCAAACGAACAATAAGTAATAGTGTTTCTTTCTTCTTCAGTCGCATCTTTTGCAATGTCGGGATTAGACAAATTTGCTTTTACGTTTTCAAAAGTATGATGTTTGAACAAACCCGTCTTGTCGAGACCCTCGTATTTTTTAGAGAGATAATCACAATACCCTTCGTAAGAGAAGTTTTTAACGATTTCATATTCTTGTTTGTTCATAATTCATACCACCTTTGTTTCAGTGTCTACATTATAGCACAACAAAATCCCGTTGTCAACTAAAACAAACGGGTTTTGCAAAATTATTTTATTTTTTGATGTAATAAAATATATTTTTTATTCGACAAGAAGCATTCCCTGCAATTCCTCGATACGTTTTTGATGTGCCTCGATTGCTCGTTCTTGCTTTAAGCCTTTCATTTCTTTTTTAACGCGCTTTATCTCGTCTTTTAAATCCGCGTTCCACTTCTTCTTGATAAGTGTATAAATTACCGCAACCGAATCGCTTTCGTCATCTGTCAAATCGCCTACTTTCAGCCCGTAATAGGCGCAGACTGCTTTTTTAATGTCGGTCTTTGTCGGCTTCGGGTTCTCTTCGGTTTTGAAAAGCGCTTTTACCGAGACCGCGTGAACGCCCACTTCGTCATAAAAATCAACCCCATCCACTTTCGCAACCGCGATATCGAGCGCCGCGTGCGCCTTTGCGAGCGTTTGGAGTGTCGCGATGGTCGTAAATCGACCTGCTTGCGCGGGCATCGCTTCCTTGATAATCATCAACAGATTGCCGTATTTCTCGACCGCCGAGGTCAGGTATTCTTTAAGCTTGGTATAAAGCGTCGCTACGGGCGTTTCATCGTTGTGTGAAACTTCGATTTTGTCGGTTCGAACGATTGATTTTTGCTTAATATTGTATAATGAAATGCCCGTTTTATAGAGAGCAAGATCAAAACTAATTATATAATCGATTTCCGATAACGGTTTTTTGAATTTATACATCTTCGACCTCAGCGAGTAACAATGTCGCAGTTGCTGTCTGACTTCTCGGGCTTTGCTCGATTCTGATAAACGGCGCGATTTCCATCAAAACCGCGTCACGCAAACAAAATTCAGTTTGATCTAACGGCAGCGGACCGATCGTCGCCGTCTTTTTGATTTCTTTGAGTTTAACATTCCACGTCGTGATTGCAACGGGCGTCATCGGGTCGTGAGCGATTTGTTTTTTGAGAAGCTCGTTTTCTTGTTGTAACTCTTTAATCTGCGAATCGTTGATTTTCAAGTCGCCGATAAAATTGTCTCTTTGCTCAACAACAATGTTGTAATCACTCTTCGGCACACCGCCAAAAAGACCTAAAAACCATCTTTTGAATTTACTCGGTTTTTTCATTTTATTCCTCCCCGTGAAACGCTGCTAACGCCTTGTCTATATCCGACATCGCCTTCGCGTTTTCTTCCTGCTTTTGTTTTATTTCCTCTTCGGTCAAAACCGTTTTTGTCAATCGCTTTTTCGCCGCCTCGTAACAACTCTTGAATTGGTTTGGGCTTTTGCACTCACAAATGCCTTTATGCCAGCGGCTGTAGTAGCAACAATCCAAATGTTCCATTATCTCTTTATGAGTCGGCTCTATTTTCTGCATATATCAAACCTCCGATTACACGTTCATTATAACATAATCGGAGGCAAATGTCAATTATTTTCGCCGTTTATTTGAAAACTTTCTATTCTGTTTTTTGCAATATCGAAATATTTTTTATCTAATTCGATCCCAATAAAATCTCTATGAGTGTTTATACAAGCAACACCCGTACTTCCGCTTCCCATACAATTATCGAGCACCATGTCACCCTCATTCGAATAAGTTTTTATTAGATACTCTAATAGTTCAACTGGTTTTTGTGTCGGGTGCAATTTTCCTTTTCGATTAGGAACGACGTTAAATTCCAATACATCGCTGGGTTGTACTTTATCAGGGTCGTATCTTCTTTTAACCTTATCTAAATTGATATGGTTATTTGGGTTGCAGTAATGGTCATAATTATAGCAATCTTTACCTACGCCCACTCTATCTTTCATTATTGGATTATACGAACCTTTACCAAAATTAAATACGCAGATTTCTTCATAATACTTCATTGGGCGATACTTTGCAGAGCTCATACCCGTAGGGACGTTTTTCTTCCAAATAAGCTTATATTTAAAGTCTTTTAAGTTGCTTTCTATTAACTTATAAGTAAATAAACCCGAAGAAAATAAAACTATATTTCCATTAGGTTTAATTATCCTCTTATATTGTTCCCACAATTTATCAAACGGGATGATTATATCCCACGAGCAGGAAGTGCAGCCATATGGTAAATCACACAAAATCAAATCAATACTATTGTTCTCAATTTGGGACATTATATTCAAACAATCATCGTTATATAATTTAATCATTATTTAATCCTATTTCGAAAATTTCTATTGTAATCCTTAATACCTCATTTCCCTTATTTGTCCGTTCGAAAAGTTCCGCCAATTCCTTCGCCTTTGATTTAGTTAGTTTCACAAAAATCTGTGTCGCATTTATCGGGTCGGGGAAACCGTCTTCTACAGGGTAAAAGGTAATGCAATAATGATTTTGTGGGAATTTCTTTTCGAGTTGCTCACGGGTTAATTCGGGGATTTTAGAAAGTTTCATTTAATCCTCCAAAAGTTCGGGATTATCATAAATATTGCCAATTACTTCCCATTGAGTATTATCCCAATCTTCAAGATATTCACAATTTCCGTCTGCAATCCCAACCACGTTAGATGTTGGAGTTTTGTGGGCGATCAACCCAAAAGCAGGGCTGTTGCTGAACCAGACAATTTCTGCATAATAGTTATGCTTACCCTCACCATCTCGAAAAGGATAACAGAATCCCCGAAGAATATCACCTTCAAATATCTTCTGCCCGTTTTTATCGGTTAACCCAGTAAATTGACCAACAGTTTTAAGGGTGACTTCATAAGTAACAAAACCTTCATCCCAAGTTTCATATTTGATATAAGCCTGTTCTTCGGTTTTAAATCCCGCATAATTTCTGACTCGTTTAAAGTAAAACCCATGCACCCATTGATCATTATCTTTGCGTTTACCCCTAAACAAAATTTCAATCATTCCGAATCCTCCTCATTCGCAAAAATCTCGATTGCTCTCACCTCGCTCAATCTTCTGAATTCGACCATTTCCTTCCCTTCTTCTTCGCCGTTCCAGTCAACGAATTTCAACCCGAGCAGAAAATCTCCGCCTATGTCGATAACGCTCGAAATTTGGACGTAATCGGCGTTTGCGTCTTCGGGGTCGTCTTTGTACCAAAAACGAAAAACGTCGTGTTCGTCTACACAAGCGTTAAACCACTCGGAAAAGGAGCCGCTGAAACTTTTATACCGCTTGTAAAAGTCTTTATTCGTAATCTGTATCATTTTTCTTCCTCCCACCACCAATCTTTGTTAAAATCTTTGTAAAATCCATTATCGAGATAAACCCTGAACCCGTTCCACGTTTCTTCTACACTATTCACGTTGAAATAATATAACGGGCATATTTCTCGTGTATGTACGCTAATTGTCATCAATCAATCTCCTAAATAGTCTTTCCCAGCCACCCATTTTTCTACAGGCGGAATATCGTTTTTCTTACCGTATTCTCCATCAACATCGAGAAGTCCATTCATCCAGCTATTCGGAAAATCAATCGAAGACCAGCCACCATTTATATCACGAACGAAATAAACAAAGTCATCGTCATAGTTCGGGATTGAACATTTCACAAAAAAGTCGGTTATCGGCGCGTAAAGAAAATCGGCTTCTTCGAGGTTTTCTTTCCAACCCGCAAAAAGTTCGGGATAAAGCTCTTCTGCCACTTCGAACGGAATTTTGCCTAAAACCGTTGCTTTATAACGGCGAGAAAGTCCAGTTTTGCCGTCATCGAAAAAGGCGTATGTTTTGCCAACTTCAGGGATATTATTTTTTGTCATCTTCTTTTTCCGTCCAATACATTAATTCATACATTTCCTTCGCCATTTCCTTATTTGTTTTCTTGTTCGAAATCTTGAGATAAACACCATAAGGAAACCAAGTTAAAGCTGTCAAGTTCCACCATGCATAATTGTCGTAAATAAAAACGCCACCAATAAACCGCCCAAACTCTTCAACAATTAAATGATATTGATGAATAAAAGAAATGATTGGTCCTGTTAAAGCAAAAGCAGTTACTAAAATTAATACTACTATTTGAATGATAAAATCTAATTTGTTTTTTGTCTGTCGATTCATAAAACCACCTCATAAAATAACTATTCTATTAACCGATTATATATTCTCCCAAAGTTCGTCGATTTTCTTTCGGTTTTCTCGTTCTATTTCAGAAATTTTTGGAACGTCAAATTTCATAATCGTTCTATCTCGCTGGTCTTTAATACAGCAAACACCATCTTCGATATCTTCGTAACAACTCTTTGCCGACAACCAACCCGAGCAAAAACCTATTAACCACGAATAATCAGGATTGCCGTATGCGGTTGAAGTGTGATTATTGTAATAATTCAGTTGTTCGCATTTCTTTACTATGAATTGATACCACTTATTGAAGAATGTATCGAGCTCGTCTACGTACTGAAAAATATCTTGCGAATCAACCCATTCGTTTCCCGCACTGTCGGGTGTCTTTTTGAAATAAAGTGTTTTCATTTTTTATCTCCAAAATATTCTTCCCACTCTTTATTTAACTCCGCACAACGTTCGTCTGCTTTTTCTTTTTTATCGAACATCCCATAATGAACATTAAATCCATTAACAGTAGTGTAAATCATTGAATAATGTTTGAATTTAAGATAATATCCATCACCAATAATTACCCATTTCTTTTCTGGAACTTCTGGCTTTGCGACCAATACCGCGCCTCCTTCGCAACTCTGTCCACGGACTTCCGTTACAAGCCAATCCTTTTTTGATAAAAGAAATTCTCGAACCATTCTCATCGCGTCATAGGGATCGTCGCAAACAATTGTTGTTTTAATCTCGTCCTCTACGCCGTTTTGAAAAGTTACTTTACTTGTAACTTCGTAGTAGCTTTCCTGTGTGAAATTAGGAAAATCGAGATAAACGTGCCTATATGCTTTCATTTTCTCTCTCCTCTCTTCGTTTTTATTTTTTCACCGAACTTATCACCTGAAAAATATAAAAAATGAAAGTTCGGCGCGAGCTGCTCTTCGACCTCAGAACCCTCAACATCCACATAATTATTATGTGTAATAAAACACGTAGAGATGTGATGATAGGGGAAAGTAATTTCGTCTGACTTAATTCTATTTAAAAACGCCGTTATATCGAACTTCCCATATCTTATACTATCTTGATATGGATTAGGAACGTTCGTTTTGTCCTCGATCCGCTCGTTAATTTCTTCTTTTTTACATTCCGAGGGAAAAGGACCCGCTCCGTGTCGAGTAAGATAGGTTCTTGTAATGTAACATAACTCAATATTAAAAGGAATTTTCCCATATTCTTCAAGAGAATTTCGCGGGTTGTAACAACCTGTTTTGCTTGGCGTCAAATAAGGGAAATTTTCTTTGTTGTCCATATCCAAAGCGAGCCCCTGCGCCCCTTCAAATATAAGAGTATCATAATTCCCGTACAAATCCCACGGTTCTATCTCCGTTATTTCAGATGCCATCAAGCGAAAATCTATAATATAATCGGTCAAAAATTTACGAGAAGTAATTGACGGCAAATAATCATCAGAAATATTTCTCGGAATTTTGTATTCTTCGATTTTACTGAATAAATATGCCCTAGAAATTTCTTCGATATATCTAAATAATTCCAAATCGGTCATATTCTTCATCTCGGAAAAGGTTTTATTATATTCAGAACTTTCATATCTCTTTATAGTTTCAAAGATACCAACTCCGCAAGAACCGTGTTTTTGACCACCCCGTGTCCGTTCAACCATTTGATTGAGTATCATATCGTATGGGGTTGTCACTCTGCAACGAGGCGAAATAAATACGCTGTAATTGCGAATGTTTATTTTTTCAAGCTCTTCAACCTCTCTGTTAAAAAGAATAGGATTAATTATGAAGTTTTGCTCAAAATAAGTATCACTCCCATCAGCAGTTCCACAAGCGAGATGATGGTATACAAATCTCTTATCTTCCGAATAATCAACGGTATGCCCTCTTTGTGCTCCCCCATTATGTAAAACGGTTAAGCAACTTCCTTCGGCTTTTTGGGCAAAGTAACGAGAAGTTAACCCTTTCCCTTCGTCTCCATAATTAGATCCTATTACAATTTTAACGTTCATAAATTTTACCAAGAAATCCCATCAGTAGAAGTGCAAACTCCTGTTCCGCCAATAGCGGAATCGGAAGATTCTGTAATAGCGTTTACAATTTGCGCCGCAAGTTCGTTCAAAGTAACGACTTTGAGGTGATTATCGTCAAGATACTTTCCCCAAGTTTCTTTGATGTCATTTTTATAATATCTATAACAAGTGTGGTTGTCATCAATCGCAAAATGATAAACGTCGTATTTTTTGATTACTTCGTCATACAATTCTTTTGTTTCAACGTCCCCTTGTAACGTTTCGTTGCCAGTCACTCTTTTGAGAGCTTCTTTAGGCAAATACGGGTTAAGAGGTTCATCTCCGAGAGTAATTAAAATACCCTTCTTGCCGCGTTTCCAAGCATCCAGTTTCGTTTGGTTAACGGCGAAATACCAAGCAGCCGTATAAGACTCGTATTTATTGCCGCCGCCGCCACGTTCAAAATAAACTTTATCAAGTTGTTCTACTATTCTGATATCAGATTCAAACTGAGAAGCCTGAATGGGCGCGTTATCATACGCAAGGTCTCCAATACCCATCACAAGAAATTCAACATCCTTTACTTTCTTGTATGTTTCAGTCATAATAGCGTTAAGTTTTTTTGAAACTTCTTCGAGGGCGCTCCCCATACTTCCAGTAACGTCAAGAGCAAGAATTACAGGAATAGTATTCGGGTGTTCCTCGCTATCTACGCATTCTCTGACAACACCCCTCGGATCAAGTGCTTCATCAAGTTTTCTCGCTGTATAAAGATCTTGAGCATCGTAAGAAGCGTCAAGAGTAACGGTTCCGTCAGCTAAGCATGAAGTTTTAATTCCTTTTGTTTTCGTATAAGACGTATACGAACTCGTAGTCCAACTACCGCCACCCATAATTATTTCTCCTCTTCTTCGTTTTCTTCGTTATCACCGATCAGGTTACCGAAATCCATCGCACCGTCAAACATATCACCGAACATATTGCCCAAGTTCCCTCCCATCATCATAAAGGGAAGCATACTATTCATCGAGGAAGAATTTCCATTCATTCCCTTCATCATCTCGGACATCATCATATAAGACATGAATTTATTCATTCCTTTCTTGCCCTTCATAAAATTCTGTCCAAACATCGAAACAATTTTCCCATAGAAGTACGTTTCTCCCATAAACACGTGTCTTTCGGGGAGGATATCTTCCACGGTCGAATCTTCGTAATTGATAACTTTAATAGTTTCACCATCAGCTTTGATAACACATTTCGGTTTGCCTGCCACGAGAATAATATCTCCGACCGCCGCTTTATTTGTGGGGATAACGAAGAAGAATTCTTCACCAATGTTGAATACGAAGTTATCGCAATTGGTCAATCTTTTCTTTTCAACATTGTACGTTTTATACCCATTCGAGGTTTTGACTGCAATTCCTCCGTTCATAGACAAACGACACATGCCGTTTGCAACCTTGCCAAACATGCCATTAAACATATTTTCCATCATAAATTTGCTCCTTTGGCTCTCGCCTTATTTATTTTGTAATTAGATTATAACATATTGAAATTCATTTGTCAACTATTTTGACGCAATAAAACAAGAAATTTATTATACGTCGACCTTTAACAAAATCACTCTTTCCCAACCGAGCCATTCCACCTTTTCTTCTATCGCTTTATCAAACTCTTCGTCGGTGAGATTTGCGTATTCAGGATCGTCGCAAACCCCGTTCGAAATTATCTCTTTCAACCAATCGAAGTCGTCTCTTTCGTAACACCTGTCTTCGTATTCCGCTATCTCGGTGACTTTGCAATCGTAAATTTCGCCTACCACCCATTCCTCGTCTTCCATACAATCACCGCTTACAAAAACCTTTATCGGCAAATTGGGGTTTTCTGCGACTAATTTAACGAATTCTTTGTTTAGTTCAATAACTTTTTGCTTATTCATTATTTAATCTCCTGTAAATTCATTTATGAATTCGACTTCGCTGATTTCGTCGAATACGTTTTTGACAAAAATTTTCCGAGTAACGTATATAAATGGCTTGTATTCAAACGCATCAACACTATATAATTTATCCATTGTGATATGTTGTAAGATAAAGTCTCTTGTATTCTTATTGTCTTGCGGTGTTTTGCAACGAATCTTTATTGCATAATGCGGGTTGTTCTTTTGATAAGGGTGTATGCCTAATATCTTCCAAATCAACTCTTGACCAATATAATCAATTATCATCTTCGTACTCCTTTAACAAATCATCTATCATTCCTATCGATATAGTCGCTCCGTCTTTCGCCTTAACCCCAATAATAGCGACAAGTAATAATGCCTTATCTATGCTGCCGTCGTTATTTTCATTTTCATCAAAGAAAACGCATAGCCTTTCTTTCAACTTCTCCGCGAATTCTTCCACCGCTCTGCGCTCTATCACACTCCTTTCGTCGAACAACAAATCGAGTTCGTATCGCAGGCTGTTTTTCCAAGCGATCGCCTCTTTAACGGGATCACCGCCGCTTAAATTCATCGGGCAATAATCCATTTCGTCGAATTCGATGAGCAAATCGTCTATCGCAACGGGGTATCTTTTATTGCTCATTTCAAAAACTCCTCCAATAATTCATCTATTTTATCGTTTAGTTCGTAGATTCCTTCTTCGTAACCGTTATAAACACTTACTTCGGCGCCATCGTAAAATCGTTTCAACTTTTCAGCGAATTCTCGAACCGCGTTTTTCTTCTCGATCTCGAGAACGTTTTTCATATTCTGCTCGAATCTTTCGTTTTTGACTTGTAACTTTGCATAATCAAAACAAAGTTTGTTGAATTCGGCGCACTTTTCGTTGTGGCACGCTTGCGCGAGTTCTAATTCCAATTTCAGCGAATCGTATTTTTTATCCAGCGAATCGAACGCTTCTGCTAACTTTTTATTTTGTAATTTGAGAATCTCTATTTCTTTTAAAGCTTCGTCAAGTGTCATTTTAACCTCCAATGAAATGTTCATTTTATTATGCCTTTTTATAAAAATCAGCCTTATTTCGATAACAATCGTGACAAGGCGCCCAGCCTCGTATTACGGTAACATATTTACAACCTTCACAGGACGTCCCGATTGATTGCTCGATCAGATAACTTTCTTCGTGTTCTGCTACACACTGCCAAACATCCGAGACGGGTAAATTATGTTCGTCGGCGTAATCGTCGATTTCTGAATCGGTTTCAAAAGTTCCCGCTTCTAATAATTTAATAAATTCTTCTTTCCAGTCCATATCTACCTCCGATTGTGGTTTAATTATAACAAATAAAACCCCGTTTGTCAAGTGTTTGAACGGGGTTTTGAAAATATTTTATTTTTCGAGAAGCTTACAGTCGGAATAGCTCCCGACAACTCTTATAATATCGTCGTTGTATTCGTCTATGTCGACACTATCGCATCTCACTGTAAGCTTTTTGTTTTCGCCAGAATTACTATCAACTATCTCAATTTTCATCGTAAAGGCGTAATGGCGACTGTAAAAAACATTCTTTTTTTGTAAAAGCATTTTAAATTCATCTTTTACTTTCTTTATTTTAAATGTCGAATAAATCGCTTTTTCGTTTATTTTGCCTAATAAAAACTCGTTTACACGGACAGACCTCATTTGGTCTATTCCGAAAAAGTTATTTTCATCACACATTTCGCCAGTTAGAATGAGCCGTTTGCCACTTGGACATTTGTTGTATAAATACATCCGAGCATCTTTTATAGTCCAATTTTGCATATCGTCACCTCAATAAAATTCTAATTTTATTTATTCTTTTCCAACTTCGCGAGCCTTTCTTTTATCTCGTCTATTTCTTCTTTTAACCCGTCTTGCCACGTTTTCGAGAACTCTTCAAAAACTGGTTCAACGTCGAGATTCACGAATCGAGGCTGAGAAATCTTCAACTGACAATTTTCCACTTCGTACGGCGTTCCGACGACGAGTTCTGTTTTAGCTTTCTCAGTTTCCTTTTTTAGTACCTTAAAGCTTTCCGCAAGCTTTCTCTCGTTTTCTTTTCTTTCCTCGTCTTCATCGATAAACCGATAATCCCCGAAAACATCGTACGTTTCGACGCGGAAGTTGCACCCGCATTCCAAACATTCGCAACGCACTTTTATCGGGTCGGCTTCGGTCGGGTTTTGCAACTCTCCGTTTTTATAAATCGGGTCGGGTTTAGTGGTAAAGACCAAATTCGTGAAACTGACGCCAGAGTTTTCTTTTACACGGAAATACGACTTCCCGCATTTCGGGCATTTTACCTTCTTATAATCGATCGTTTGCATACCTATCTAACCTCCTAATAAAACACGTCTTCTGTTATATAAAAATATATTCGTCATAAATCATATAGCATTAGCTACATTTATAATGACTGGGGTCAGATAACCCTGTACTCCGTCTGCAAAAGCATTCGGAGCTACTTTCTTTATTATTTGTAAAGAACCATTTACATCAGAATTAATCAATGTTCCATTATTTGATTTGAACAATCCACGTTTAATCCTGCGCTTCTTATTATAGTTTTCCTTGACTGGCTCTTCGTTATCAAGAAAACTTGTTCCAGAAGTATAACTCTCATCGGTTGTAATAAAGTTTATTCCTGCTTCTTCACATTTATAAGTCAGCTGTCTAATAAACATATCATAAGGAATAAAGGCAAACGATTGAGTGTTGCTTCCAAGTTTTGCTTCTCGCTTCCAAAAGTTATTCAATCCGCAAATAATTGTATCTATATCATTTAATTTACAATAATCAATTACAAACTTACTTGCGTGGTGCATAAAGTTTTTGACTTTATTGAAGCGCTTGTTGTTCAGTTTATCGAGTTTATTTGACCAACGTTTCCCATTTCTGTGAATCGTTCTACCCATAAGATACGCTCTTTCCCTATTGAAATATTGATTTATGTTTTTTAATCCTTTGCCGTTAATAATAATCGGTTGTTCTCCAATATTATTTGTTATGGTTACAAAGTTATTTACACCTAAATCCATTCCAACAATTCTGGATGTTTCTCTTTTGGGTTTATTCTCGATTTCTACCTCTGTTACAACTTCCATCACATAATCATTCCCACGAGGGACAAAGCGCACTTGTAATAGTCTACCTTTTGCCTTTGTCTTCCATTTCACATCTTGTAATTTACGGATACGAAAATGTAATTCGTCCCCGACAATATAGCAAGCATTATTTGGGATTTCCCAGACAAATCTACCATCTTTTTTGAGATATTTCGGTAATCTGGGCATTGCGCTATATTTTTCTTTATGCTTTTTCCAATCTTTGATGGCTTTAAAGAATGATTTCCAATTCTTATCCAATCTGCGTAAAACACAGTTGGCGGGCTGCGACATACAGGATTTGTATAATTCGTGAGATTTAAAAGTGGAATTCATCTCCTTATATTGGATGTATTTCTTATTTTGTGCAAATTCTTGTCTTATCAAGTAATTTGCGTAATTATACAAATCCTTTGTATGTTTACACATCTCATTTATAAATAGCCACTTTGGATGTTGTTTGGTTATTATTTGTTGTTCGGTTCTACTATTCTCCATTTCTTATCTTCATTATATCACATCAAAATTTGTTTGTCAAGCGTTTTAACGCCGTTTAACATAAAAATTGTATTTTTCTCTCGCGTCTTCTTCTGCTTCGTCGAAACCTGTATCGTAACCGTCTCGCCAAGCTTCTTTGAGGATGGCTTGCAAATCCGCCTTTTCGTAAATTTCAAGTTTGCGGGTGATTTTGAGCGCTTCTTTAATTTTCTCTATCAATTCGTCGTATTCCATTTTAGTCCTTCTTATGCTTATTTTGAATTTTTATAGCGCAATCTTGTATTGCATAAATCATAGCCACTATGTCTTCATCGGTCATTGGTTTATATAGATCATCTGGAAGTTTTGGCTGTATTTTTTCACGACTATATTCGGGCGATGTTTCTTTGAAATGCCCCGCCATGAAATCTTCGACGACTTTATCCATTTCGCTTTTAACATAATTCTCGACTTGTTCTATTTTTTTATCAAATTCTTTATCTTTCATTTTAACTCTCCTTAAATTTCGAAATCATCATCGTCAATTGCTTCGTCGATCGCTTGTAACGCCGTGAATTTTTTCATTTGAATAAAGTGTTTGTCCATTCCTTTCCATTCCATTTTCACGTGATAAGTGTCGAACTCATCTTGTGTTGAAAGGTTGTAATAACAGCACAAATTCTTGCAATCTTCGGGTTGGTCAGGGTTATTCGCACTGAACGGACACCAAGCGCACAAAATACTCGGCGACGGCTTCCATTCTTTATTCTCGATTTTAGCAAAAAGCTTGTCGATTTTTGTAAGCCCGCGCTTTATCCCGCCTTTTGTCAACGCCGACTGCCAAACGCCGTCTTCACCTGCGAAAGGCAAATCGTAACAACATTCAAACTCTGCGTCTTCGCCGTAAACCTTTTGCTGCGATAAAACGTAAATCACGAACTGCAACGGTGTCGCCAAATCCTCCCTTCGAAATTCTTTGTCTTTGGTTTTTATATCGTGAATTACAAACTTATTCTGCCCTTTAACTTTAAGTAAACGGTCGATATACCCGAAAAAGGTATAATTATCGTTATACTTAAACTCGAACGGAACTTCGCAGCCGACGATTTCAAGTTCGGGGTGATCTTGCATATACCATTCCAAGCGATACATTCCAATCGCCGCGAAGTATTTCGCCTTTTCCACGTAAGTCTTCCCTGCGCGGCTGGGTTTTACCCACGCTTCGGGGTATTTCTTGGCGAGAAGATTAGCTCCGAGTATATCCTCTTTTTTCTTCCCGTTTTCTTGGGTGTGTAATTCGATATTCCAAAAATCTTCGGTGAGCTTTTCGTAGGGAATTTCTTTGCCGTCTTTTATGCAATTACCGATTGTTTCGAGGACATAATGGCACAAATTGCCATACTCCATTGTTAAGGCACTGTCCTTGGGCCAATGCTTTTGTTCGTATTTTAAGTAGTAGGCAAACGGACAATTCTCCATTTGATTTAGCCTACTGTATGAAAATCTTGTTGGTTTTTTAACTGCCATTATTTTGTCTCCTTAGGAGGTAATTCTCGTATTTGATACCATTTAAACCACTGTTCGAACTCGTTGGGAACTTTTTCCCACTGCTTTGTTTCGGGGTTCATTCGGCTTCTTTGCTTGCTCTCGGTGTAATAAGTGATAATCATGCCTTTTGCGAGCGGCTGCTCGGCGAAGGTTTTTTTGTAGCATTTGATTATTTCGGTTTTGCCTGTATAAAGGTTATAAACCGTAATTTTTGGTGAAAACTTTGTGTCAGCCGAGCAAACATAACCGTTGTATTTATCTCTCGCGTCTGTGCTCTTAAAGCTTAAATACCCCAAATATTCCAACTCGCAAGCCAAGCGCTCGGAAAGAGTGAATTCCTTCGGCTTGGCGTGTTCACAGAGGTAAGAAACGAGCCCTTCGGAATCGGTTATACGATACTGCTTGTCAGTCTCCGTCGCGAATTGAAGTATCGTTTCGCGGGGAAGGGAACAGGTTTCTTTTTTGAGAAGCTTTTTGCCTGAATAGGTGTTGTAAATATCAACGATTGATAAGAGCTTCTGCGGTGTTCCGAAACAATCGAAGTAACCGAGCTTTATCAGAATATCCAACTGGCGGGAATCGCCTGGAAAGTCTTTGAGCAGTTCGAGGAAGTTGTTGTATTTCTTCGTTTGCGAAAGCCCATAAAGCGTATCGGAAACCGAAGCGTTCATGTACTTTATGGATTCCATTCCTTTGTAAATGGTATTAGTGGATTTGTCCATATTGTAACCTGACTTTGAGTGACCGAATGAAATATCTTTGAGTTTAATGTTGAAGAAAGGCAGTTCCGCAATTAGATTTGCCGTTCTATCCATATCGCCAGAATACATCGTAAGCGTTACGGTAAAATATTCAATAGGATAATGCGATTTAAGATAAGCACCATACATAGAATCTAAAGCGACTGAAAGCGAATGCGATGCGTTAAAACTGTATCGAGAAGCATCTTCGATAACTTGCCAAGTTTCCGCAAACCCTTCTTTTGTTCCTATTTTCTTTTCCCAAGAAGTGAGAAGTTTCTCTTTTAACGCATTTAACTCTTCTTCTTTAAATTTCTTCTTCGCTATTTTTTTTATAATATCATAAGTTCCCTTTTCTTCAATACCCAACCAAACCAAATATTTCATAATTGATTCTTGATACATCAAATAATGGAATGAATCTTGCAATATATCATCGAGTTCTTTTACGCCTGTCGTATAAGGTTTACGTTCGATAAAGTTATTAAGAAGCGAAGCAAACCCAGGACGAATCGCAGCGACATACGCGGACATTTCAGCAAGATTTTGCGGTTTATATTTTTTTAAAATTTGTTTATCATAATCCGAATCCGCTTGGTTTATGGTTGTTGTTAATCCCTTTGCATAAATATCCCAAACTTCGGGACCGCAATTCTTTATAAGTGTAGGAATGCTATCGATTGGTCGACCTATCATTTTATAAACTCGATCGATAATACCATAAACCGAAACAGTTAAATAGTCGTTTTTAAGCCATTTATAACAATCGCAATTATATCCATCAAGACAACAACACATTTCTTCTCCGACCTTAATAAGACCAATGGCTTCCGATATTTTATCATTACTTAATAAAAAACTGCAAGGAGATGGAGCAACAGATTCAATTACGCCTCGAAAAATTTTGCTGTCTTCTATCAAATCTTTCCATTTTGAATCTTCTAAATGATTTTCAAGTTCTTTTGCAACTTCATCATATTCTTTTATGTCGAGACCCTGTGCTTTACACCACAATCTAAAAGCAGAAGATTCTTGTAAAGGTTTGTAAGCAACCATATAATAAATACCGTCTTGCCCCAAAATATCTTTGCTGGCCTGAATAACTGGTTTTACCTCGAAAAAATTGAGATCGATATCAGGAATGGAACGCGAACTTAAAATACGTTCGGCGGACATAAAACGTGTCGGATACAAAGTTATTGGGGCAGCAATTCTATCAACTTCGGTCAAACCAAGTAGTTTGTTTATGTAGAAAGAAACTGCACTTCCTCTTCCCGTCCGAGTTAAAATTGCCCCATAATCTTTAACGGCTTTCTGTACGACGTAATGGTCTAATATAAAGTAATCCGCCATTCCACAATCTTCAACTATTTTATATTCGTATTTTATTTGTTCAATATATTCGGTCCACCTTTCTCGAGGAACATTTTCTCTTTCCTTTTTCCAACCTTCGTTAATAAGCCTTTTTAATTCTTTATTGCTATCGCCTTCTACAACTTTCGGTATTTTGAATTCTTTATCTAAATGAATACCTTCTGCCTTATCAATAATTAAGGTGTTTTCGAGCGCCGCAATGGCTTCCTGCTCGGTTAAAACGCCCTGCTCTTTATATCTTTGTAATATCGTGTCGCTATCGGGATAATCAAGGATAAACCCTTCTTCATCCGCATATTCTATCCCTTTTGCTTTTAAGAATAAATCACGATATTTTGCGTCTTCTGGTTTGATGTAATGAGAGTCGTTGGCGTGGATAATAGGAATTCCGAGTTCGCGATGCAGTCGGATTATCTTCTTATTATACTCGACTTGGCGCGGATGCGTATGTGCTTGCGTTTCAAGATAAAAGTTCTTACCAAAATGCTTATATACTGGTTCAAAAAACTTTTCTTTCCAACCATCTTTAAACATTCTACTCGCAATACAAGCCGTTGTGACAAGTGTATCAGTCGGTGTCAAAGAGAGCAAGCACTTCAAATCGATACGAGGTTTGTAATAAAACCCATCCGTATTTGCCCAAGACATAATCTTATTGATTTCGCGACGCGCCTTTTCAGTTAAAGCAACAAGTATAATATGGAAGGCACTGCGTTCCGTTTTATCGGTCGCATCATCGGCATAATATGCTTCTACCCCATATATACACTTTAAGCCGTATTGCTGGCACAGCGTATAGGCCTCAAAGATATTTCCTTGAAACCCATGCTCGGTCGTGACATATTCCTTTTGCCCAAGCTCTACCGCCCTTTTCATATATTCTTCGGGTTTGACAACACAATCCAAACTACGCAAATTGCTGTACATGGAATGGCGGTGGAAATTAATATACCTCATAAATTACTCCTGTTTAAATGTCCGAAATATTTAATCTCGGCTTCTTTTCTTGCTTTAACAGCGTCTTCAAAATTCTCAAACACGCCTATATAGTGATTTTGTTTTTGAAATTGTATATTTACTTGCCATTTCTTTAATCGTTCTAACCAGGAAACACCTTTACAACCACTTTTATTATCGGTTCGAATACCACAATTTACAGGATTAACCGAACGTTTGATTATCCTTAAATTGACTTTACGATTATCTAATCTATTACCGTTGATATGATCGCAAATATCAGTTTCGAAATTTTCGCAAAATAACGGCGCTTTGGATAATAACCTATGCAAATATACGTCTTTACTTCCATATGAAAAATACGCATATCCGCGAGTATCAATCGATATATATCTTCCAAAACTATCAATAAAATTAAAATCTTCTTTGTCTATAATGATCATATCATTGATAATTATTCTATCTTCTAAAAATATGTATTTGTTTGATTTACAATTAGTAAATTTAATTTTGTTAATAATTCTTCTGTCGATATCTCTATTATTATCTTCTAATACATTATTTATATCGGAAAACTTCTCGATACATTTAGAACACATCAAATTGATGCTTCTTTTTAAGAAGCTTATAGATACCGTACAAGTATTTCCACAATCGCATCCGCAAACCCAATAAGAACGCGTCTCTTTTGAATAAGCATATTTGATAACCGTAAGACTACCGAATTTTTTGCCCGTCAAATCTTTATGGAAACCACAAACTTCTCTTCTGCCGAAATCCTCATTACAAACATTACACCTTACACTTTTACCATCTTTTATACTTGAAGATGCAATAGACTTTTTTGCGCCGCATTTCTTGCAATGACAATTCCAATAATACTTATATTTACCCTTTGTATCATCAAAAGAGTCTACTATATAATCACCGAATTCGGTTCCAGTCATATCAATAAATTTCCCCACAACTACCTCCGCGCATTAAGTCTTTGAAAAATTCTTTTATGCCTTTCTTTTTCTTCGTCGGTTACATCTAAACGTTCTTCGAGCATTATTGCCTCGTTGAATTCTCGTCCTTCCAAATCTTCTTCCCTATCCAAGAGTCTGTATCTCGTTTTCCCATCGCGGGATACCGCTTTGTTGTGGGAGGTTATAAAAACCCCGTTTTCATAACAAAATCTTCGCATTCCCCAATACGAACCAATCAATCCAACTTCCATAACTTACCCTTCTTTTTTATCATAACCAAGCTGTTCTCGCAGCCACGATGGAACACCGCATTTGTATTTCGTGCAACTATAATAAGAGTAATATTCAACACAATCAACAATTGTCGATACTTCTTCTGAGTAATAAATTACATCTTCGCACCAACCCTCTTTGGTTGTTATTATTCTTTTAATCGGGGTTCTATTTTTCTCTGCGATTTTTTCGACCTCTCCACGCTCCACTTCTTTTTTCGGTAAGCCGCCTACGATAACTTCCATTTTAACCTCCGCACAATAAATCTACTATTTCATTATACAGGAATTGTTCCGCACTTCATTTTGACTCTCCTGATAAAGCTGTTATTTTTTTATAATTGCCATTATCTTCAATAATCAGCTGCATCTTTTCACCATTTTCATCGTGTAACGCCTCTAAAACTAAAGAATTGTTCTCCTTGTACAAAATTTCGCAATTATTACAAAGTATATCAATGGGGTGTTTTCCGTCAATAGATGTACTCATTCCTTTAAACAAAACTTTGAATCGAAATCCTCTATCCCATTTATCGGTTATATCGTGAGATTTGGCAAACTCAGAATCAAACTCTAAATTTTTTATATTAAGAATTACCTTATCAAATTCAATTGACACTGCGTCAGAAAACCCTTCACCCTTACAACATAACTTCCATTCTCCCCTATTCTGGTAGAAGATTACGGTCTGTAATTTATCATTATCAACCTTATATGATTTTGAATTTAAAAACAATTTCTGTTCCTCTTCATATTCGGGTAATTCCATCCAAGCAACAACCTCATTGAATCCAAATGTCTCATAATCAATTGTAGCCCAGCCCTTTCGAGTTCCTATAATTTTATCCTGAATCTGCCAAGTTTTATAAATATTGTATTCCTTCAGATAACCAATCGTGGTTCCTAAACCTCCATCCTTAAATGCAATTAAAACTAATTCTTCGAGTTCTGGCAAATCTCCGTCCGCTACTTTGTGCCACACGCCTTTAAATTCTTTCATAATTTACCTCCCAATAAAACAGCCGTTTTATCATATCGGCATTATTTCGCCGTTATCTTCCAAATCGTAGTCTATAAACTGTTTATAATATTGTGCCACGTCAATTTCTTCCTGCCCAACTATTTGTTGAATTTCGTGTATTTCAACTTCTGTTATTCTCCAAGGAATTTCTTTCGCAAGCCCTTTCAACTCTTCGGTATATCTATTGATTATGCAACCTGCCTTCCCAATTAGAAAACCTGGTCTGTCAGTATAAATTTCAAGTCGATACCTTCCCTCGCCATAACCGCGCAATTTAACCCCGACTTGCTTTACCCCGCATTCCTTATTCCATCTCGCTATAACGTTTGTAATTTCTGGTGCTATCATATCTCTACCTCCGATTGTGGCTTTATTATAACATAAAGAAAAGAACTTGTCAAGCATTTAGCCGCAAGTTCTTGAAAAAAAAATAATATATTAAAATTCCTCTTTTATTCTACTCCGTGCAAACGGTTTAACTCCCGCGTCACAATTCTCTGAATATCTTTCAAATTCCCTTCCGTCAACTCATAACTCGCAATCGTCTTCCCAATGCCGAACGCTCTCGGTCCTGCGATTAGCCAATCGTCGAGATAAACGGTTGGACCTGATTTGGAATAGGGGTATTGAACCAACTCTAATTTTATCGACGATTTTTGACAAGCCAATTTTGCAGCCTTCATTTCATCTTCGTATACGTTACTGCTTCCATATTCAATCCGTTCGCCTGGTTCGAATAAAAAACATTCACTGGGTTTGTCTTTACATGAGCACTCTTGTCTAGGATCGTCAAGCATACAAGTGTTTGCTGATGCGGAATAAAATTTACATTTCATCATACTTCCCTCCAACCATTCTTTTTAATAATTCTTCTCATATTTTCTCTTCCAACTGGATTTGCTGTGTGGAGATGAAAGGTTATATAATTTTTAATAAACCTAGCAAATTTAGAATAGGGGTGAGAATTATATTTTTCATCTAAATAATCTAATACTTTTATATAATCTCCACCATATTCTTTATAATCACCGCAATCATGATCCAAAGACAGAATTATTTCTTGATTTGGATGCCAACAAAATTCATCTTCTATCGTAGCAATAACGCTGATTGTTGTTTTTAGCCACCAATCATAATCTTCTGGTCTTTCTCTCTCATCATCAACCCAAATTTTAATCATTTTTTTGACCTCCGTCATACATAACATACTCCGAACATTCTCTCATATCTTCATCTTCAGACCTGTATGAACATAACTGACAAAACCCATACTCAAGATTATCGTCAGTACAATAACCATCGTCATAATATTTACATTTAATCATATTCAACCACCTTTCTGTTTACGACTGCATTATAACACATTTAGGTTTAGTTGTCAACCATTTGAGCACAGTTTATGATAAAATACAGCTTTTATTCAACAGGATAAAAGTCGCACTTTCTTTTATCACCGCCATAAATACAGGACTCACATTCTTTTGTTCCCATACAATAGGATTGATTTTCAACTATATAATCCGTAGAGACTCCACCATGTAATGCAGCATAATATCCTTTTTCATATTCTGTAAGATAACGTCTTACCTTTTTAGTTCGATAAGAATTTAGATATGTATAAAATTAACCGCCCAGTGTTTTTATCTTGTTCAACAGATTTTAATTCGTAATCCCCAAAATCCCGTTCTATACTACTTTTTGCGGCCGACATTGTAATGGTACTTGTCACAACCCTAACAGCCCGATCGTCCTTAATCGCGCTTAACCAATCTTTTACCAACATATGCTTTCCTCCTTTACCTCCACTTTCGCTAATTCCCAGTTATATTCGAGAATTCCTTTGTATTTTTTTGGAAACTCTGCAACCATTTTTTTGATTCGCTCCTCCCAATCTGCCATCGCTTTTTTCGTGCGATAAAGCTCATCAGAGTATTCTTTATACCGAACTTTCATTCCATGCAAAAACGCCTTTTCGCGACTCTCTTCGGGGAAATAGCATTCAAATTCGTTTATTTTGTCACGTAATTCCCTCATTTGATTTACAAGCCAGTCGTGTTTGCTCCCGAGACGGTCAAGTGTGTATGAAGCGCAATAAAGTTTCTTACCTTCTTCCGTGGTTTCGTAAAACTTTTTGTAACGACGAGACAAAACCTCTTCGCCGATAAAACAAACGGCGATGGTGCCAAAAAATCCGCCAATAAATGTCCAAAAAATTATCGCTCCAATTATTCCTCCCATTTAGTCTTCCTCTCGATATATCTCGGTGTTATTTTTATAGCAATACTCAAATCTCTTCGCAACTTCTTCGGGCGTCAAACAACCCAAAACGTTACCGTCTTCTGCTTCTTCTTCAGTTACGGCGCCCATAATTTCTAAAAGGTCATCTTCATTACCATAAGAAAAATTATGGCATACAGCGTCGCAAAGCACTCCAATTCGAATCTGTTCTCCATCCCAAATCGGGTTTCTGGTATAAGGCACTTTCGCTTCGTCTAAAAGTTTCGCTAATTTCTCGATACATTCGTGTTTCATTTTTTTATCTCCTTATAGTAATGGCAGCCCAAGCGAAACTTGAAAAATGATTTCTTCGAGCACTTCGCATTCCATTCTGCTATGACTTTCAGGATCGTCACAAGAATTGATTTCGTCAATTCGATTCTGCCACTTTTCGATTAATTTGTTGTAATACTTTTTCGCAATATTATTATCCATTTCTCCACTCCTCACCGCGCTCAATATTTTTAAGTCTTACGTAATCTCTCAACATTTTTTCGTTGAACGACCAGCCCATAATCATCCCAGTCGTAGTTCGATTTATGGGGACTAAATGCCATTCATCCGCCGCACCGTTAAAATCACAATAATCCCAAACAAGCGGGATTGTCTTTTGCTGGTCTAAATATCTTCCACTAAAGGGGAAACCGCGAACGCCCCAACCAGCCCAGCAGGCTGCGATATAAGCTTTCGGCAGTGAATCGAGATATTCCTTTGTCTCTTTATTGTTCCTTAAAACCTTTTTCATATCTTGACCTCTACGATTTCTATCTTAAGTTTATCCGCAAATCTGTCAAAAAATTCTTCCCAATCTTCGATTTGGTAGTTTACAAATCCGCTTTCGTAATCTTTAGGTAGATAGTAATACTCGACAAGGCGATCGTTTCTGCCATAATCCAAAACCGACATTACCTTTTCTTCGTTCTCTAATAAGCGAAGCAAAGAACAACTGCTTAGATAATTCAGCTTGGGCGAATTACTATACATAATTCCGTTATATTTATACACTTTTGCTGTTTTCATAGATTTCCTCCATTTTTTCGTGATTTTCTTTCATCATATCTTCGTCTTCGTAATATTCGTCCGCATTCGCGCAATAATAGCATATCGCATCGTACCGAATTATTTTGCCTTTATAATGTTCTATAACGCGAGTTTTAACCGTTTTTACTTCATGTGTTTCCATACAACAAGGGCATAATTTAATTTCTGTTTTCAAGATCTTATCCATTTTTACTCCCAAAAATAATGAAAATACTTACTGAATAGGGCGAAAAACTCCTCTTTCGCTGCATCTGATTCTTTCGCCGTTTCCTCGTCTTTTATGGTATCGAGTTCCATTTTGTCGAGCAGCCCTATCATATGGTCGAGCATCTCATTGGTCTTTTGTTCATTCTCTTCAGTGGTTTCGGTTTCAGTTTCGAAAAACCCGACAAAGATACGATTGTCGCGATAATTCGTTAAAACTTCCCGCATAACGCCAATAAACCAACCATCAGTTTCCCATAACGCTTGCGGCGCGTAACCGTGGTTTAAAGCGAAAGATGCGCGTTTAATTAAGAGCCAGAAATCGCCAATGTTTTTATACCAATGCCAGCCACGATAACCGAAAAGCCCAGCCGATAAATTGTGAAAACCTTTAAATTTCTTCAACTTTCTTTTTGTCATTTTCCCACCTCTTTAATTGCTCATTTTTAACCTTTTCGAAATATTCTACGCCGTTATCACACGGTCCACATTTCGTCCCTTTAATCATCGGGTCGAGTGTCGTGTCCCAATACCAGAGTTCAAGATCGCGCAATGCTGAAAACGATTTCAATAATTTAAGGTTCGTTTCGGTCGCCTCGAAATCCAATCCTTCATCGAGCGCCATGATCACTCGTTTCGGGTTAAGCTGCAAAATTAACTGCGCCTGCTTTTCGGACAACGAGTGCGAACCGAGTGCGACGATATTTTTCACGCCAAACCCATATGAGATCATGGCACTTTTCTCTGACTCTACAACCCAAACTTCGTTCCCGTATAAATCTCCGTAACTTTCCGAATAATTGAAAAGCGTTGTCGACATCGGGGTTGGTAAAACGTAAATATACTTTGGAGTATATTCATCAATATCATCAAAATTCGCGCGCGCCTTAATTCCTTGAATAATCCCACTTTCCGCGCTTCTAATTGGGAAAATTATCCTTTGACTTTCAACATCATATCCAACATTATAAAACCGCTGTGCTTCAATCGTAATCCCGTCTTTTATCCAGCGTTCATTTGGTATCATATCGTATTGATCGAGCACGCTTTCTGGATAAGTCTTTACTTCGACTTCCGCGTTCTTTCGTCCGATTTGATTATAAAACCCGCCAAATAATGGTAATTGTTTCTGCCTCACCCAATCATCTGATAATCCAAGAATTTTCTGAATTTTCCCAACAACCGTGCGGAAATCGACGCCGCGCTGCTCCATAATGAATTGGATAATATCGCTGTGCGTGCCGCGTGCGTAATCCGTAACCATCACGCCGTCGTTATCAGTCAAGCGGATTTGAATATTATTCCCGCCACCATCTGCATCTCGAGCACATCGAATTTCACTTACTCGCGGAGTAATTTTTTCAAACCCAAATTCTTCGAGCAGTTCGATAAGCGCGTCGGCGTTAGTTATGAGTTTTTCTTTGATGTCTTTGAGCATTTCAGCCTCTCGTCCATTCTCCGTCTACCACCACTTCGAAATCGGTTAAATCTTCGAGTTTACTTATTTTCAAGTCGTTTCCGCAACCGACAAATTTGCGATTGCTATTTGTGAAATTGCCACCCATTTTTTCGGCTTCGTCAATCGGAATAAACGTCGTCGCCAAATACGCCGAATATTTCCCGTCTTTTACCACCCTCGAATTAAGAGAGTAATCATTTATGACGAGGCTCGTTTCATATATAACCGCCGTTACCCAATTTTCAAAATCGCCGTATTCGAATTTCTGAATATAATACTTACGTCCCGAATCAGGGAACAAGTCGGTAAGTCTGACCCTTTTAGGTGTGTCATACATTGTAATCATTCCTCTACCTCCGACGCAATGTAGTCGTATAACTTTTCTGCTGTTGAAATATCTATTGGTGTCCCGTCCATTTCGGTAAGACAACCTTCTGCGTAATCTTTCCCAAAATTCAGGTCGTATATGAAATACTCAATCTCGTTCCCGCTGCAAGTCCCGACTTCCAGACCCATTGCGAGCGAAAGCAAATCGACCATAACAGAACATTCGGCGCCATATAAGCCGATTACTCGACAATCATCGTTACACGCTTTCTCTACTGCTTCCGACAACATATCGTCTTTGTCACACGTCGCTTTTATATGCCCGACATATTCTACAAACTGCTCTTTAGTTAAGTACGGTTGTTTCGCCATTTTGCACCTCCTGCTTTGTCTCTTCTTGCGCCGCCAAATAAGCCTTCTCTGCCGCCTGCATTTCTTCTTCGGTGATTTTCCTATAATAGTTGGTTCCTTTTACTGGAATGAGCATTCCATTTACGAGCAAGCGCGAAAAAATTCTGCCACCCAAATCCTCTATAACAGCAGGACTAACCATCTCTGCGTATACAGTCGGAATCTGCGCCTCTTTCGCAAAACCGATTACGTCTTCGCGAGTGAAACTCGACCTTCTTGCCTCTAAACGCATTAAAACGCGGTCGATAACCGCCTGCTGAACTTCCTTCGGTGGAACTTTGAAAACTTCTTTTTCTTCCATGTTATATCTCCTTTTGGCGAGCGAATTCCTTGTAATCGTCAATCGCTTTATACCTTATTTTTCTCTTTTCTGCCGTGCCTATGAGTTCGGGATTGAGCTCTTGCACCTTGCGACGAACGCGTCCAACACTTTCTATTGACGGCAAATCGCCATTTACTACGCGGCGCGTAATTTCCCAAAACGACGTTTTACGAACCGAAACACCAAGCGAATTCAGAAAGTACGCGTATAACACGTTATCGTCGTCACGAGCTTTCGCTTTATTTTTGAGAATTTCTTCCACTTTGACTGCCATTGTGTTAAGCCTTTCTTTAGCCATAACTCAACCTCCAAATTCATTCTTCGCCGTTATTATAACACGTCGAAAACCATTTGTCAAGCGTTTGAGCAGACTTTTCTGAAAAAATTGGATAAAAAAAAGGAATACTGGAAATCTGTTAAAATCCAATATTCCTTTATCTGAAAATTATTAACTATTCTTTTCTTTACTTTTCTACATATATTTCTACAATTCTTTACTTATTTAATTACTATTTCTCCTAGAATAATTAATAATTATAAAAGAGTTATTTATTTGATTCTTAACCTTATACAATAAAACCGTGTCGCCTTCTCGACAATCAATGTGATTGGGATTAAGTATTCGGTTAACTACCGTGTCAAGGTCGGGTAAAATGCACAAATTAACCGTCCCGTCATCATTCACCGAATCGACTATACAAGGCACGGTGCTATCTTGCTTTTTAACTTCTTCACGCACGATTTCACGGATTAAGTCTACTAATTGTTCTGCATTTGTCGTCATAATAATCACCTACCCGTAGTTAAGAACGTAAAGTTCTGTATATTCGAAATTGTTAAACTCATCGCACCGCTATAATCCAACGCCATTGAGATTCCCTGTACTAAAAAACGCACCTGATTAAGCCCGTAAAAATCATCCGTAATTGTGATGAGATTGTTAACAAGAAGTAACGGGTTATATCTAACCGTAACCGTTGACGACGACTTTAAAATAAGCTTCTGCCGTAATTCATAATCCGCTCTTTCTTGCGCTAAAACCTGCGACGTAATATTGCTATCGCTTATGGGGCTGGCGGTTCTATAACCAATTCGTTGATAACATAACGGAGAGCCTGGGTTATCGTTGACTGCAATCGCACGATAAGTCTCACTGTTACTGGTCGAGCCAATAACGATAACACGGTTGACAACACCGCTCAAATCAAATGATAAATCTAAACCCTCAATGCCACCGATTTCATCATAAAAATGATATATAATCGTCTTATCCTCGTCGTCCGTAACCGAATTTATCGGAATAATATTCAGGTGCCCTTCTATATCATAAAACACTTCGGCGTTAAGCTGTGTCGCCAAATCGAGAATTATCGAACCAACCGTGTCGCCCGTTTCTTTGGTTATCGTTGCTTGCGTCGTCTTGCCTTTGAATGCGCTATGGTAAATAATGTCAAGCGGGTCAAGCGGTTCTCCGTTACCTTTTGGAGTTTTCAACAAATCACGTATAACTTCGTGGATTTCCGAGCCGACTGGGATTGTATAAGAAGTGTCAAGCAATCCATCTGCACCCTCGAGAATCGAGAATTTATCACTGGCTTCCACCGAAACGTTAGTTTCTCCTTGTTTATGCGACGAAGTTATACTCGTTATTGCATAAGTACCCTTCGGGAACCAAACAACTGCTCCATCTATCTGAAGCCCTAATTCAAGGTTGAGTTTCACGCCTGTCCACAAACCATTTATCGAAGGTGTGTATTTTTTGTGAAAGTTATATAATGAAAAAGACAAACTTCTACGCTGCCCGTTTTGATAATTTTCGCTATACGATCCACCCAAAATAATATCGTCTTCGGGGATATCTTCCTTAACCGTTTCATCAGCATTAAGAATGTGTAATCTGTAACGTGGATTTATGACTGGCGAATTGTCAATCTCTTGTTTTATTCGTTCTATCGGGTAATTTGCGGCGGTGTCGGCGGAGTAATACGAGAGTATATCGCCGCTTGCCGTATTTTTAGTTTTATACATTTTACTCCGCCTCCTTATGCGTTAATATCTACTATTTGGACGTCTTCGGCGTTGCCAATTTGCGTCCATGTGAAACTGATTGTGTTAGGTTGTCTATAAACCGCGTCCATTGGTTTATTAGTCGCGCTCGAAAGAGTAACGAGAAAAGATTGGCCTTCACGGTCTTTGAGTAATTTCGGATTCGAAGACATAACAACTTTGCGCCATGCTAAAAGCATATCAACGCGCTGATTCGAACTTGGCATTTTATCGTTTTTACGAATTTCTTGATAACCGCCCTCGTTGACGGTTTTGCCGTTTTTGAGAATATAACTCGCGGGGAAAACTTCACTTCCGAGAAGGCACGAAACCGAGCCCGCGACGTAATTCATTCGGCCTTGTGAATAACGATTGAATTGTCCAAGGGTTTGCTGCTCTTGTCGAGAAATATTTTGCGATTGCTCGCCCGTATCGACATTGAGATTAAATACCCAAACGTCGTCTGGTGTTGCCGTGAATTTCTTATTTGTGCTATCGACGGGATGAAGCTCTGTTATGCTCCAACCTTGCCAACTCGTTATAATTGGCTCGACTGTCGCCTTTTGCAATTTGGTCAAAACTTCATCGGTCATTTTATCGAAAGGATAAAGCGTGTAACGATAAGTCCTGTTGTTCGAAACGTTAAAGTCACGGAATTTGAAATTTGTAATTTCTGTGTCAACTGGCATAAGACGAGTAAGCGGTTCGTAAATCGGGTTCCCGTCTGTATCGGTTCCCGTCTGTGTGATTTCTTGCTTAAACACCGACGAAACCGATGTGTCGTTACTAGATCGCATTGGTGAAAAGCCTTGTTCGGCTTGATATTCACGCGTCGCACTTTTCTCGGTTTGATAGTTGAGAAGACATGCTGCCTTATCCTCAACATCGTCAACGGAATAAGGTAACCTTGTAGGCGGAGTGGGTTTATCGTCGAAAGCTGATAAAACCCCGTCCGCTTTAACCTCGTCCGAAACGTTGAGCACGTTTATGAAATTTACCCGTTGTCCGAGATAATTTTCAAACGGGGCATTTTCTTTATTGTACTGCGAAACATATATTTTCATCGATTTTCCCATTTTTAATTACCTCCTTGTGTTTCTTCGGGAGCATCCTGTATAAACACTCTCGCATCGATATTACTCGCAATAGCCGTACCAGAATTCAAATTTGGGTTATTGTAATTAGCGAATTTTATACTGAACGTCATTTGGTATTTTTTAATATTTTGTCTACCCGTATATTTAGTTGTAAGTGTCTGCCTATATAATTCTGCGCTCGCGTCATTTCTGTCGTGCCAATAATTATAATTACCATTGCTGTCTTTGTCGTGCCAATAATTATAATCACCCGTATAAACGTTAATCGGATCGCTGCTTTTACCATCGACCGTAGTTTGATTAATTTGTTTCAATTCTTTATCCGACCAAATGCTGAACTGCGAGTCTGCCTTTTGAGCAGCACTTGCAGGAGACAACGGAAGAGAAATTTTACCCGTACTATTCCACGCGCCCTCTTCGTTAATATTCCACCAATTAGACTCTTGTGTGTTGTTATGTGTTTCATCAACAACATATGGGTGCGTCGTCATTAGATAATCGACTTTTGTCGGGTTTGTCGGAGTGTCTCCTTTTATAAATGCGGAAGCAATCCGATTGTCGGGTTGCCATACTCCGTTTTCGTTATCTTTTTTCCATTCGCCATCCGCGTTCTTTCTATATACTTTAAGCGGAACGTTAGCCACTTCGGCGTTTAAGTTACCGATTTTTTTCTTTACGCTCAAAACAATGCCATTACGTTTATCATTGGCGATATATTCTCCGTCTTCGGTTTGCATCCAAGGCAACGGGGCGGTAAGCGTTAACTCTATGTGAGCGGCTTGATAATTTACATCATCAACATCGACATTATAGGTTATTATATTACCGCAAAAATTCTCCGCCAAAATATGTTCCGAATTGAACACACAATCCTCTGTTGTTGGAGCCGATATCGAACCGCGCTCCGTTGCAGTTTCGCCGAGTTTAGTTTGCGTGTATTCCATAAGAGCGGCTTGTTCAGGCGGAAGTTCTTTACCTTCGTCAATATCGGTTAAAGTCATATATCCATCTTCATAAGTGACGGTGTAAGGAAGTTGTTGTACTACTCCCGATTCACCGTCTATTGAATCGCCGCTAACCATATAGTGCCCGTATGTCGTCTCTTCTTTATCAATATAAACTTTATAAGGAACTCGTTCCTGCCCAATTATTTGTTGCCCGTTTTCATCAACGGGATAAACGTAATAATAAAGCATTTCAATTCGCGAAGGGTTCGGGATTACCACACCGTCTCGAACAAAGTTGATAAGAACCGACTGAGTCTCGCATTCATAGGTTACGTCGAACGGGAATTCTGTCGCATTTATGATTACTTTGGTAGCGAAAATATTCCCGTCATCAGGCGTTGTCCATATAACACCGTATTCATCTTCAACTACCCACTGAATGAGATAATAATGCCCATTTTCAAGCCCGTAAAAAGTATATTCGGTCGATCCGCGATATATTTTCTCGGATTGTTGGACGTAGCCCGTTTGCAAATCGGTCAAAAACCACTGGTAATTTACCCAATTGCGGTTGTTAAAAGTCCCGCTAACGGTTATATAACGCTTTGTGCCGATTTTGAGTCCTTCTTCGGTTTTATAAACGTCGCCCTCGCTCTCCCATTGTTTACTATCGATTATAAGCTCTGGGCTTGGTTTCGCGTAAAACGGGTTTTCATCACTTGTTTTGAAGAACGAACGAATTGAGTATTTATCATCAACTGAGAAAATTTCATTACCGTCGTATGTTGCATACCAAGTCGGATTATATTTATTCTCCGAATTAGGCTCATTATCGATACTTTTTATCGTTACATTATTTTGGAATTTATTGCCATAAAAGAGCTTATCTCCTGCGTGAATTCCGATGAACGGGCGAATATAAGCTTTCCCTTTTTCATTTTTGAATACTGGGCCATAATCTTGCATATAGGTGATATCCACTTTCACGTCGCCCGAATACGAACCCTGCGTTATCTTAACGATATATTTGTTGCTGCCAAGATAAGTCGCAACCAAGGTCGCTCCCGCTGGTTGAGTTTTTACCTTTACCGACGAGATAATACCACCGCTAAAATCTTGCGGTTTTCCTATTTCAGAATTGACAAGTGTGACCTCCGCGACTTTCAGAGTTTTCGTTTCGCCTTCGTAAACGGGGTATAAACCTATCGCGGTTTCATCATAAAACATCAATTCAGTTTTATTTATTGTGCCGAGGTTTTCTGCCGTCGCGCTCGTGCTGTAGTTTTTAGATTCATTCTGAACACAAATCAATCGATTAAGGAAGTTCGCATAAGTATTGAAGTTAGCAGGACGTAGCCAAGTAATTGTGGTTTTATCATTTTCAAATACCGCTGATTGGAAGGCAAAAACGCCATTGTAAGGATGGTAAGTTGGTTCTGTGCCGTTTCCGCCTTGATACATAAGCAATAACGTAGTACCTTGTGCAAGCAGATTGGTAGATGCCCCTGGGCCAAAATAAGCATTGTAAGTAATCTCGCTGGTTACGTCTCCGTTGTAAACTTGGGTAAAATATGGGTTGGTTACCACATCAACGGCTCCAGACGGCCCGAATTTACCTGTATCTAAAGGGGTGTTGCCTCCAAGTTCAACATTGTTTATATCGGTTTCAAGCCTATAGTTTACCAATCTCGCCGTCGAAACGTATTGCGGGTCATTTGTGTCTTTGAAAATTTTGAAATAATTCGCTTCGTCAACCAATTCTTGCGAAAGCGTATTTTCTTGCGGATATATAAAACCATAGGAATGGTCGTAACTCGAAATACGGGTTCGCACACCGAGTTGATTCCAGATTTTCTGCCCTTGCGCCGTATCAACGACGTCGTATAGTTGAATGTAATAATCTTTGTATATATTTTCTGACAACCAGCTCTGAATGCGGTTTCCAATCGAACCGAGAATTTTTGCTTCATCGATTACCATATCGTAATACTTCGCATCGGGTTCTTGGACGAGTTCCCCGCCTACTACCGCTTGCCCTTGAGCTAAAACAATTTGCCATTTATAAGGTTGGTTTGCTGTATTGTTGGAAAAGTCGTTTATTTCCGTCGTAGTCGTGCCGCCATACCAAGAGCCATTGTTGTAGTAGATTGTGTTTGCATTTCTGTTTTCGCTTTTCGTAACAATCAACGGAAGCGTCAATGTTGAACCGTTAAGTCCTGTGTTTCTTGCGACATAACTTTGCGTTGCGGTGTCGACGTTAACGGATTCGGGAATTTGTGAAAATTCCGTTCCTTCAAAAATCGTATTGTTGTCGTTGTCAAATATTTTGATTTTGTAGCCAGTCACGGTTTCGTTTGAAGTATTAATTTCGCAACTGATGTATTGGTTTTGCGTCAAGTCCCAACAAGATAAAAACGGGACGCAGTTACTCGGTTTATAAACCGCCATAATTTTTCCTCCTCTGATTTTTTTAATTGAGTTATGGGGGGGGGGAGTTCTTCCCAACCGCCACACCCAAACTAATGGAAATGCGTTTTTGAAACGGAAACGCATTAAAAACCGTTTTTTTGTCGCTAAATAAAAGTGGTCTTTTATTATATTTCCGTCACCTGATGTATTATACTATTAACCCGATCGTCTTTAATTATCGGAGATAGCGAAAGTATTGGGGCGGCAACGGAATCTCCCTCAATCCAATACGAATACAAAAACTTTAAACTATCATAGTTTTCGGCAAGAACGCTATCAACATAATTCCCCATAAAAGTAAGATATGCTAATTCTTCAAAAGTATTTGTGCAATCGGCGTTAACTACGCAGGCCACGGGTACCCCTCTTGTCGTTACGCCTTTTACTACTTTGCAAACATAGGAAATCGTGTCCCATTTAATAAGGGTCCCTTCTTCCTGACGACGAGATGCAAGTTCTTTGAGGGTTGCGGCAGAAATGCCTTTTTCTTCCCATATCGGTGTCTCTGCCAAATCATAAAATGTATGTATATACATTTTGTCTTCTTTTAATGCTCTGTATCTGCAAGTATCTTCAAATAGTTCTGGAGTCACCAAGATTTCAGCTACCCTAAAACCCAACTCTTTTAACAACTTGCGCTTTTCCGCTGGATAACTCGATAAAAACCAATTTCCCCAAGAAGGGTCCTCTAAAAATCTGCCATAAGGATTAAGGTGATAATATCCATCCTCTTCGTTTTCTGCAAATAAATTCGTTAACTGACAAGGAATACCATAGAAATTCTCAAGTAAGCTGCTTTGTGCGGTTAAGCCTTCTCTCCATTGACCATTCTCCATCAAGACAAATGTCTTTTTGGTTTTATCGGGATATGTTACGATAATAGTTGAAGATGCCAGCGGAACTCCATAATTTGTGCCATTCTTCGTTACAAACTCCCTTCCATCTGAAACTTCTTTTAGATCTTCGTCCGAATCGGCGAAGAAGTTGAGAATGAATCCGTTTTCCATCTGCTTTGCATAATTTAAATACAACATTAATTTTCTCCTTATTTGTATTTAATGCGGGCATCGGCGGGGTAACCCGCCTTATTCCCACATTTACTTAATTGTTATGTCTTGTAAGCTTCGCCTTAGCACGCGCCTCAGAAAGCAACTTATCCATATCGTAATCCTTTGTCGGATAAACGTTCATGGTAAGATTGTCGATGTACTGACCTTCTTCATAAGTCGTGTTTCCAGCGTTGCCAGTGAGAGCTTTTTGATTAAGCGAACTAAGCTGCGCAACCAGCGTCGGAGCGACTTCGCCGAGCGCCCAAACGTTTCGGGTTATGTCGGCAGGGACAATACCCGTCTTCGATGGAAGAGCGGTGAGGGTCCCACCTGGGGTAATAACCGCTTCGGTTCCGAGTTCGTTGATAAGAGTTTGACCGCCTTGGAAAGAGGTTGTACCTGTGGCGTTTTTCTTGGGCTCATACCCCCGAGCCTCGGTTACCCTCATCGTACCGTCACCAGCAATCTCTAAAATTTTATCACCAAGGACCCACTCACCCTCGGTTTTATCCCTAACCGCAATAAGCAAATCTATAAACTTTTCTTTAGACATACCGAATTTCGATTTAAAAGATACTTCATCCCAGAGGCTCATTTTCATAAACATATCATCTATAAAATCGGCACCAACTTCATATGTTACATTCTTTTTCGTATCCGAAGCCGCAAGATAACCTCCCAACTGTTCGTCAGTAGCGCCATAACTATTGATGGCTTTATCACGAGCTTCAACATATTTATTATGCGCCTCTTCATACTTGGCTAATTTTGTTCTGTAATCTTCGATATCAGTCGCATTGTCTAACGCTTTATAAGCCTCTTCGACAGCAGTTCTTGCTTCAACTGCGTCATTAATCGCTTCTTGAGCCAAACTTTCTTTCGATTCCATAATTCCAGCAATTGAATTCGCCGTTTTGATATTTCCCTCTTCGTCCAGTATCCAATTGCCTTGTTCATCCTTCATCTGATAGGTGCCTTTCGCTGCGTTGTAATAAATTTTATTATTCCTAAATCCAGCAGACAAAGCAGCAACGATATCCGCATTTCCAGATAAATTCTTTTCAGACCAAGTATCTAAACTTGTTTTTAACGCCGCAAGTTGTTTATTTTCTTCGAGATTACTTAAAATACTCTTTTGTAATTCGAGTTGATCGATTTGAACCTGCAAGTCTTCTTGCTGTTTTTGAGTGTTCAACGAAGTCAAATTTTCTTGAGCCGTTTGAACCGCAGTTTCGTCACTCTCGTAGACAAACCCAACACCTGCGCGATAAACTCTTACACGCTCTTTTTTGGCGTTTTCAAGCGCTTCTTGAGCCTTCATCAACTCGAGCTCTTTTTTGCGCTCTTCGTTGACCTGCGATAAAGCATCTTTTTGCTCGGTGAGGTTTTCAATTTGCCTATCGAGAAGCTTTTGCTGGGCCTCGATTGCCTTTTGAAGTAACGGATCGGTCCATTCGATAACTTGTTCAAAGTCCATGTAATCCGTCACGGCATCAACAATCGCCTGCCCTACGTCACCACCCATTTGACGTGCCTTTTCGAGGATCGCGTCAAGCGTACTTTGATCGCCAAGTAATTGGTCTACGTCATAGGTGAGTCCACCTGCGACCAGCCCTCCGCCCTCTTTAAGTGTTTTCTTAAAGTCTTCAGCAAAGTCTTTGCTCGTCATTTCGGCATTCAGAAGCGAGTTAATATACGCTTCTTTCTGCTCGTTAACGGTTTTGTCAACCAGCACGCCAGCCAAAACATCGTTGCCTTGACGTAAGTATTTAAGCAGTTGCGGATAATTCGACAAAATCTTTTCGAAGTTTTCTGCCGTAATTTCGCCATTATCTGCAATGTCAGTAAAGAACGTGCTAAATCCCGAATAATACGAACGAACGTCTGCACCAGACATAAGACCAATCGACGTGGTTAAATCAGGAAAGACTTTCGCCATCGCCCGTGCTTGCTCGACCGTTAAGTTCCACGCCGAAGCAAACTGCTCTATCCTTTCGGGGTCAGCCGCGTAAACAAGCTCTTTGAGTTTATCCACGCTTACGTTCAACGCCGCCGCAACATTGTTAAACAACGTCGCATTTTCGTCATCACCGTAATGGTCAAGAAGATATCTCAACTTCTCGTAATCTATCCCTTGTGCAGCCAGCCCGACGAATTGCAATCTTTCCGCTAAATTCGAATAAGCGTTCGCCAATTCGCCTATGGTTTGAGTATCGCCTTTTGTTAAAACTGCCATTTCAGAATTAGACAAAATCGCCGACTTAATCATCGGGAGATATTCGTCTTTGATCGCGCCAGCTGCGTCATAAACCGCATAACCTTGATCTCGCATGGCTTCTGCGACTTTTCCTATAGCACCTTCAATAGTTAAACCTGATAATTGGTCAGTGGTTAAGGAAGACAAATCAGAAGCAAGATATCCCACTTCTATCTGTTTTTCCATCACCTCTCGATCCATAGATGCAAGTTTTGCAATATTTTTCTGAACTTTGTTAATATACTCGTCGAGCTTATTAACTCCTTGTTGAAGATATTCTTTAGCTCTGTTATTGTCAACGGTTTCTGCCGACTGCTTTATTTCTTCTCGCTTACTTTTAGCTTTTTCAAGTCTTTCCTCTAAGGAACCTGAAAAGCGATAGTTGGTGAGTTGGGACTCCACAAGATCTTGAATACGCGAAGCGGTTACCCCGCCAAGAATACCACCAGTTATGGAACCCGCAGCAGCGCCAATAATCGCGCCCACACCGCCGCCTGCCACGCTGCCCGCAGCAGCGCCCACACCGCCGCCTGCAAGAATACCGCCGCCTATTAAAGAGCCATATAAATGAGCTTTGTCTAGCGTAGACATTTCCAGTTTAACGACATCGGTACTAAGAATGTCATGGCGATCTTTTTCTTGAGATTTCCTAGTTGTTTCGAGTTCTGCTTTTGCCGTTGCGAGCTTCAGAGCCCTAACGGTTTCTTTACGTTCTTCAACCGAACCACTCAATAGCTTCTCTTGCATTTTACTTAACGATTCGGCGTAAGTTGTACCTTCGGCTAATCCAAGAGCATCAGCTAATACATCGCTCATTTCCTTGAAGTTTTTACCGTCATATTCGGCAAATTGTTTTGTGAGATCATCGATATAATTCTGAAGTTGTTCATAACCTTTTGAATCTAATGTGCCGCTTTCTACAACACCTTCAATTTGACTCGTTGAAGAAGCAATTTGTTCCAAAAATTTAAGGCTTTCTTTAGCATCCTCAACGCGTTGTTTCATTTGCAATTCGCCAAGACGTTCACTAGTAGATATCCCGTTTGCGATAGCAACGCCTAATTGTTGACCAAGAGAAGCACCAGTAGAACCTCCTATAAATCCACCTATTGCCGCTAATTGAGTAGACCAAGTTAATCTTCGAGTTTTTTCGGGGTGGGTTTCTTCAACCGTTTGGTCTGTATAATTCCCAGCCAACTCGCTGAAAATTCTATTAAGGAACGTGCTTTTATCACCAGTTTCACGCTGAGTACTCAACTCGGTTATATATGCAGATAGTTCTCCAATTGCGGCTTGAGAAGCACGAGCACCCATATTTTGAGCGATTGACGCCTGTCTGGTTTGCTCAACTTGAGATAAAATTTTTTGATCTGTAACCTTATTTTCCGTAATTTTACCTTTTGCGTCAGTATAATACCAGTTATGCCCTTTCCCCCTCATTATATTTTGAGTAGTCCCGTCGGCATTAGTCAGTTGTATAACTTTCGGATCGCCAAAGCTAAAAAACCGATTGCGTTCACGGTACCCCGTGACATTCGGACCAGCTGTTGAGTTAGCCGTTGATATCGGTTTGCCGTCTGCTCCATACAATACGGTTTTACCCTGCGTTTCTTTTACGGCATTTTTCGTTTCGTTAACCGCGTTTGTAGTCTTATTAGTTGCGGCGACCTGCTCATTGCTTGTATCTTTTTGTCTTTGGAATATTTTGTCAAGTAATCTCGCAATTAAACTTTTTTTACCACTTGGACCAACTACGACATTTCTAAATTCATCGGTTTCTATGCCGTTTTCGCCAAACTGAACCGAATGAAACTTCCCTTTTGTGCCAATGCCGCCAAAAAACCCCTTCGCATAACCAATACCTTGCGTTACACTGTTACCCAAGAAATTCATTATCTTCTTAGATTGAAGAGTTGTAAGGAAGGTCAACAAATAAGGACCATATTTATTAACGAAGTTAACAATCCACGTCGACGCATCCGTCAATCCTTTAATAATTCCGCTCCCTTTAATCGACTGTGCAAAGTCCTCCCAAGCGTTTTGGAGTTTTTTCGTCGAAGCCTCGATAGAATCCAAATACGCCGAGTATTTTTCATCAGCTGTTCCTGCGGCATTTGCCGATTCTTCGGTAAGTTCTTTTACTCGATTCCAGTTCTCCATAAGTACGAGGAAGTTTTCTCTCATTCTCGTACCGCCAAACGCAGTTGCGATAGCGTTTTTCGTTACCGTGTCAAACGTCGACCATTTCGAGTTTACGTCGTCGAGAACGTCGGTTATGCTGCGCATTTCCTTCGCGGAAGAACGGACTTTTATACCGAGCTTCGACAAAACCTTTTCGATGTCGTTGATATTGTCGGTCGTTTCCCCGTCATCGTTAAGCCCCATTTGGGTGAACACACCCGCTTTGACGTTGCCGTAACGAGCGAGAATTGACTTCATCGCATTGCCAACCGTATCCATCGATTGCTGGGTGACTTCACCGATAACCGAAACAGAGCCGATAAGCTCGTCCATCGACATACCTGCGAGTTTTGCAGAAGTCGCTGATTTTTGGAGCGCTGTCGAAATCCCGCCCGCGCTCACAGCCGCTAGCTGGTCGACTTTCGTCAACTTATCAACAACCTTTATCGCGTCTTCTGCCGTTAAATTAAACGATTTTAACGCCGCCGTTAGTGCCGTCGTAGCCTCCGACGCGGATATCATACCGAGTTTACTAAGTTTGGTTGAAGCTGAAACTAATGCCTCCAATTGATCTTCCGCTTCATAACCTTGTCTCAACCAATCATTCATTCCTTGCGCAATTTCTGATGTGGTCGCACCCAAAGTTCTTCCTAACTCGGTGTAGCTTCTCATTAGATTTCTCGCCTGCTCTTCGTTATACCCACCGACGATTCTGATATTCGTCATCGCCGCGTCCAGCTCTTTCGTATACTGAATTACCTTCTGTATATCCTGCGGGATCTTATTCAAAACCTTCGCAGCAATTCCGAAATCCGCGATACGCATAGTTGCACGACGAATATCGTTCGCCATTACGTCCCAAATCGAGGTTGCGCCACGGGTTTGTTTGAGCGCTTGTAATTTATAAAGCTGCTGATTAAGTGCAACCTGCTTCTTAATATTCTCCAAGCGGGTTGGGTCAAGCTTACCAACAATCGCTTCAAGCATTGCGACATTTTCTTTATCCGTCGCCAAACCTTTCGCCTTTTCGTCGGCTATCTGATAGAGAAGCGTTTTCTCCGTTCCATAGCTCGTCGCGGCTTTGTTGCGGATGCCGAAAATCTCTTCCTCTGCGCGGGCCTGTTTATCAAGCGCACGTTCGTATTGAGACCAGTAATCCGCCTGCTCTTCGGGAGTTAAAGACATTTTGCCGTCCGTACCGACGCCTAATCGCGTTAAATACGCAGTCATTTTTTCTTCGTTCGAAGCTGTTGTCGCTTTGCTTTCGACCGCGCCTAATCCTTCGAGTTCGGCTTTACGGTCTTTTATGCGTTCCAATTCGGCTTCACGCCACTGCTTTTCTGCGTCAAGATTTTGAACGGCATAATCGGTATCTTTTTTGCGTTCGATTTCAGTTGATTTCCAGCGTTCTTTGTCGAGAGCGGCAATCTCTTTTTTGATTCTGAACTCTTCCGCGACAAGAGCGTTGTACGCCTTTTGAGCGTCACTTTTCGTAGTTTCACTTTCTGTTGGGGGTTCTGTACCGCCACCATCTGTAGGCGGGGTTGTTGGAGTAACGGGAGTTGTATCATCCGTTTTTTTCTTTCTCGGGCGTCCACGACGTTTCTTCGGTGTTTTGGTTTCAGCAGTGGATTCAACCGCTTCCGCAGTAGCCGATTGAGATTTGTTGACTACCACGGTGTCGGCTTTTATCTCCGTCGTTTCGGTATTATTTACAACTTTTTCAGGTTCTCCGACCGTAATAGAATTCGCATCTACGTCAACACTTTTCGCATCGCCTATTTCAGAAGTAACTTCCGAGAGAGTTTGCTCGGGTAATGATCTTATTTGCGCTAAAACAGCTTCTTGTTGTTTTAATATGAGGGACTCATCAGTAGCCGAACCGTAACGTTTTCTAGCGACATTGCGATAAACCCTTTCTCTTTCATAGGGAACTCTGTATTCTTCAAGGAGCTGTTGTCTTTCAATGAACAACCTTTTGCCTTCATCAGACATATCTTCAAGGTTAGGCAATCTGCTTTGCGCTATAGCTAAACCCTGACGAAGCTCTTCATATTCTTGCTTCGCCTCTTTGGTCAACAATGTACCCGTAGTTCCAGCACCATCTATTTCCGAATACCCAAGCTCACCTTTCATAAACTCTTCGAGGTGAGATTCCGCACGTCCAACTTTTAAGGCGAATTTATAAAGATCGAGATATGCTTTTTCGTATTCTTCAAACCCATATCTTTTATCATAATCTTCCAGATCAAAGCCAGTTTGTTCCTTTACTTCTTTCGCGATAGCCCGTTCTCTTTGTTTGTATTCTTTGCGGGCATATTGAGCTCGTTTTTCTAAAAGCTCAACAGCTTCTCTATTCCCTAAATCTCCGCGAACTCTTTCCTCCGCCCTTTCTTCGGCTTCTGCGATCATTTCGGGTTTAGTTGTCAAAACTTCATTAGGTTTGTATGCCCAGTTTCTAACAACATCCCCTCTTCTTAACCGTTCCGCAGCCCCCGCATCATGCCACCACCTCATCTTGGCTCCGCCACCTAAATCGGTTTGAGTCATAAAGATATTATAAATGGTATCGTCTAAGAGTTTAGGATTCGCTTCTATTATTTTTACTAATGCCTTTTGCAACGTGGAAGCAAGGTTACTTTTTAACTGAAATTCAGGTATGTCTAAGAACTGTTTTATAACCGTACCGAGATCTTTGCCCTCCAATATCATCTTCCTGAAATCAATCGAGGACGCGTACTGCTCGTATTGCTCTTGCGTGAGTCTTGATTTAGCGTATTGCTCGACAGATGTAAATTTGGCTTTATCAGGCAAACTCTCGTTGACTTTCTCCATTTCGGGAGATAAAAACTCGTCATAAATATCTTTAAGTTGATATAACCAAGATAATTTATGCCCTGTTTTTTTAGCAAGCCCACCGATATCTTCCTCGGTCGAGGTTGCGATATCTAACCCTTTAACCGCCTCTTCTACCTGATCTTCGTCTAAATTATCCAGATTCTCCAACCCTTTAACTTTATTTCTCAGATTACGAACAAAGTCGGTCCAAGCATTCAAAATGGTTTCACTTTTTTCAATATATTCAGGAACTCCATATTCATCAATTTCAGAGTTTTCGCTGGAACCCAAAGCATTTAAAAATCCCTTAAATTCATTTCTTATACCTGTAAGTCCCTTGATAAAATTCATGACATCATCAAAACTTTTATCCGATAGATCGTATTCTGAAAAAGCCTTAAGTCGACTAATCATTCGAGCAGCTCTATTGGTAGCGGCTTCTCCACGCATTGCGGCGGATTTTTTACCTTTTTCTAAAGCGTAATCATCCGTCATCTCGTTAATTCCTATCGGCTCGTCAGAAAAAATTCCACCCACTTCCTGAGCATATTTAAGACGATCTTGTTCCGCTATCAATCGTTGAACAAGCTTATCTATCTCTTCAATTCTCGGGTTGGGAACTCCTTTGTCCAAAGAAGCACGTTCTTGATTTAAAGCCTTTATTTGATCTTCGAGTTCTTGAACACGTTCCAAATTGGGCGCAATTATCGAATGTTTACCCAGCAACCTGTCTTGAATTGCATCAACAAACGCCTGATTCGCTTCATCCTTGATTGCTATACCTGCTAATCCGCCTTTGAGTTCATCAAGTTGAAAATTAGATAAGCCAGCGTTAAGAATATAGCTAACAAAACGGTCTGCAATTTTTTCGGCCAATCCATCGTCTTGCTCTGCGTGTATTCGATAAGCTTTGGCCCATTCAGACAAAAAACCTCCACCTACTGTTTGAGCGCTTCCGTATCCTTGTTCAGTTTTGAAAACTTGCTCCGAAAATGCAGAAGATGCTTTTTCTGCCAATTGGGCTCTTAATGCTTCACGCTGTGCTATAAGTTTATCGCGCCTATTTTCTTTTGCTTTTTCTTTTTCATTTGCTGGTACGAGTTTAGTAACCTCCCGCAAATTACCTTGTTCGTCTGGAACATATTCCTTCGCTTCAACATAAGATATTTTGATTTTCGAAATTCGTTCTTGAATCTTTGTCATCTTATCAGCTATATTCGCGTATTCGTCAGTTGCCACCTTTTCTATTTCTTTTTGGAAAGAATCCAAATCGCCCCGCAATCTGTCCCATAAAGCGCCTTGTCTATATAATTTTCCAGTTTCTCTAGGTGGAATAGAAGACACAATATCCTGCATTTCGTATAATAGCTTGCCAGACTCATCATACCGAATATTACCCTGTTCATCTAATAAAGGGACGCGCTTGCCATCTACGACTTTGTAAACTCGCTGCGTTTTCTTTTTTTCTTCGTATTCTTTGGTACTCCAAATCAAATTTATAAAATGTCGACGGTCTTCTTCGTTTAAGGAATTTATGTTATCCATAATTTCCTCGTAAGACATGGTACCCCTTTCATAATTTTCGGCTAATTTTTTCAAAGATATATTATTAAGCAACCACTGTTTCCCAGTAGTCTTCTTTTTTTTATCATGCCAATCACCAAGCGTTAACTTGCCCCGCATTAAAACTGGGACATTAGGTTTTTCTGTCGTCTCTCCAGCCAAAATATCGAAAGCGGATTTTATCCACTGCCACATCATTGCATCATCGGCAGTACCGACATCGTAAACTCCACCTTCACCACCCTTAAATGGCAAATGAAAAACTTTTAAAGCGTCCAACCCCTTTATCCCTTTGAGTTTCATAAATTTAGGATTGAGTAAAGCCATCTTTTTAAGTAGGTTTAATTGTATTCCTATCTTTTTTACATCAACTCGTCCACTAGTTTTAAAGTCTATAAGAGTAGACATTTCATTGAAAATACTGTCAAACGTACCCGCGACTTCTACAACCTCATCCCCAAGATCAACAAGCATTCCAAGTGGTGTTTCTGTGGTTGTTTGCCCGCTCAGACCAGTCTGCTTCTTAAATTCATCATACTGCTTTACAAGTTTCAACAGATCCTTGGAAGTGGTTCCGCGCACCTTGGTTTCCCCGTATTTAAAACTAAACCCTTCACCTATCTCATCGTATTGCTTACCAAGTTCTTCTATTTTCTTTTCTGTTAAATCGTTAAGAGAAACCTGACCTTTTTCTACAAGTTCAACCACTTTATGAAAAGCAGTGCCTCTTTTTTGTGCTCTTTTTAAATTCAAATCAGCACTCTGATATTCGTCTTGCAGTGCCAAAAGCTCTGAGTGCTTTTTGCGAAGATCTTTGTCTAACGGGGTTTTGCCATATTGCGCTTCAAAATCAGCTATTCTCTGCGCATTTTCTTTTGCTAGGGCTTCAAAATCTTCAAAATTATGAGTTATTAAAGATGCCAACTTAGTAACGGATAATTGCCTTATATTACTGAGATCTACTTCTTTCCCACTTTTTAACTTTGCGGTTTTAACCTTTGTATGTTTGTATTTATGCCCAATTCCAGGGACATCTATTACCTCATAATCAGCAGATGGTGCGGCTTCAAAATACATCGATTTGGCTTGCTCAGTTTTCATTCGAGCTTCTTTTTCCGCTTTCGCTCTTTGATTTTTGAGCGCTCGAGCACCCCTCGCCTTATCCCTTTTCATTTGCCTATCTTGTTTCTCTATGGCTTCTTTCGCTTTTTTTGCGTCCTCGAGAGCTTTTTTACTACTTTCGACTACTAAATTATTTGTCTCTAAGAGTGTTTTCATACTATCTTTATTAACATCTAATGCCTTATTGATAGTCTCCTGGTTCTTCTTCAAATAATCCTCAGCGTCTTTTTTAGCTTGTTGCGCTGCTTTCTCAGCCTGTTCTTTTAATTTCGGCGCCAAAATACGATCTTCTATTTCTCGGATTTTGTCCATTGGAAGTTTATAAGTATCTTTGAGATCATCAAGCTGCTCTCTCATAATCGAAGTTAGCATATCTTTATGATTACCCATTTCTTTGTTTAAAAGTTCTTGATACTGTTTAAACATATCTTCATATTGTTTTAAATATATTTCGACACCGATTTTATCAGTTTTTTTCATTTATTTTACCTCCATTAATCTGTCTCTTACATATTGTGTAAAATCATTTTTTAAAAAAGTATTAAGTTCTTTCCAAATTTCAATTTTATACCAATTATTTTCGCTTTTCCCGTTTATGGGTGAATGCCAATATTCATCTAAATTATGAACCTTCTCATTATTGGTATAAAACATCCCGTCATTAGAGTATTGATAAATCTGTTCGCCGCTTTTCGTTTTAAAATTTAATAAATCTTCGTCAATAAAAATATCAAAACTCCATTTATCTTTGTCTTGTACTGTTATAGTTTTCAAAAATAGAGGTAAATCTATTACTTGTATTCTATCGTGGTTTATCTGGTAAACCTCCGTTATTTTCTCTTTGAAGATCCTTAGAGCGTTTTCTTTTAGATAATTCATGCACGGAATCCGCACTTTCTCTAATTTCCGCTCTAAGTCTATTTTTATATCTTTTTTAAGCGCCTGCATAAGCGTTTGTTTTATATCCATATTCCGTGCCTCCTTGTTTTTTATTTTCCCAAATTCCCAAAAATATAGATAAAAAGAGACCTCGCACATAGCGAAGTCTCTAATTTTACCTAAAAAATTTCCTAAAATTTCTCCATGTAATAAAACGAGGGTTTTATTCAGCAAGCAACCAATAAATAGCCCTTGCGTTCTCCGCAGCTAAACCAGGAGCCAAGAGCGTCTCGATTTTATCCAGTCTATCAGCAAGCGCCGTAACCGCCTTCGCGTCGGGAATATCGCTTCCTTTAACCCATTGGGGTTTAAAATCTGTACCATAAGTAACGAAGCTTGTTTCAGTCGGTGCCGCCATCGGAGTAAGTGCTATAACGCCACTTTGAGCTGGGAAATACGCCACATTTTGGGTGTTTTCCGCATTGCCATCGTGATAAAAGAATGCGACTTTATCCTGAACAACCGTATTATCATTTCTAATCGCAAGCCACGGCGGCGCGACTGATTTTTCACCGATATCTATTCCTTTATTATAGGCGAAATAATTGTTTGCCGAAAAGCTATTAGAAGAACCCGTACTCGCCAAACCAGCAACCGCTGAAGCAATATCCGTAGTTAACGCAAGAATGCCCGCACTATTAGGTAAATCATAACTAAGTACCGAGCTTGCATCGCTCGCCTTTTTCGAAATACCTGTTGAAGTAATCGAAACATATTGCGCCGTTGTTCCTATAGTAACGTCTTGCTGGAACGTGTTTGACCCCGTAAAAGTGTTAGCGCCAGCCAACGCCGCATAACCCGTTATATTGGGAATTTTAGAAATCGTAACATCCCCACTAAAAGTATTGCTACCAGTAAAAGTATTCTCGCCTGCCAAGTTCGCATATCCAGGAATGGTCGGCGTTTTCGCCATCGTCACGTCACCGTTAAACGTCGAAGTTCCAGCGAACGTGTTGTTCCCCGTAAAAGCGTTATTCCCAGCCGCAACAACGTCTCCAGCGCCTAAACTCGAAAGCGTCGTATAGCCCGTCGTTCCGTCTTTGCTGATGACGATTATACTACTGTCTTCGGTGGGTAAGGTGGCGGGGATTTTCTCCACCGCCGAATCCACACGAGCGCCAGTAAATTTAGATAAATACTCCGCCATAATTAGCAACCTCCGAACGAATCTTTAATTTCTTTGAGTGCTTCCTCGATAAGTTCTTTGAGGTTTTCTTTGCCAAGAGCCGAAAGTACCATTTTGTATAAAACGGGCGCCTTTTTGTTAAAATACTCTTCAACCATCGCGAGTTTCTCTTCACCACGTTTGCTTCCGACTATTTCTTGTTCGGCAAGAGCGACAAGCCCTTTGAGATAAGTTTTGAGCAATTTAATTTTTTCGTCTTTGCTCATTTTGCAGAATTTTATAATCCAAATGATTGCATAAACCAGGGCGCCCAAAATAAGCGCACCGATTATAACGTATAAGATTATTCTATCGATATCCATATTTTCCCTCCCAGTATATAAGTTTTTAATCGATTTTTTTAAATAGTAAGCGTTAAAGTTGTGCCATCGAGTGAGGCAGATTTGATTTTAATGTCTGAAGTAAGCGCGAGTGTACCCGCGGAGGTTGGTAACTGAATAACTTTTCCAGTACTAGTAGTCCATTTAGTACCTTGATACCAGCAGAAAGTATTATTTGATGAATCTTTAAAAATAATACCATCCGTATTTGGACTGGAAGAAGTAGATACATTCCTTATTTCTAACAGTCCATAATCAAAACTTACTGATTTTTTAAAGATGTTAGTACCTGTGAATGTATTGTTAGCAGAACTACTAATATCACCAGTTACATCTGCTAAAGTAGCTAATGTGCCTCCATTTCCTTTTTCATATGTAGGAAATTTTACAGTGTAATTTCTACCAGCTAAACCATCATAAATTTTTATACCTGTAGCAGAAATAATTACCGCTTTGCCATTGTCACTTATTTTATCTTTTCCATCTCCAACTTCGAGAGTATTACTAGTAAAAACATTTGTACCAGTAAAAGTATTATCCCCAGCCGCAGTAACATCTCCACTTCCGCCTGAAATAGTAATATCTCCAGAACCAACGATTGAATTGCCATTAATAGTCTTGAACGAATTCTGCGTCGTAAGCGTACCGTCTGAAGAAGGAAATGTAAATATCCTACTTGGGGTGCTTGCGTCAGGCTTATACGTTATACCTATCGTCGAATCAATATATATAAAAGGTGCTGTTTGACCGCTTGGTACGCTTCGTAACGTCGATACTTTAATTTCTCTCGTTGGGTCAATCTTAATCTCGACTTTCTCTTCATTGGCTTTCTTGTCGATAGAGATACCGTTGCCTGCTACAAAATGATTATCCAGATACAGAAGATTTACTGCATCATTATTTTCAACAGGATCTCCAACTCTCAATCTACCATCTGTGTATCTTTGTGCTAAAGACTGTTCGACTACACTTACATCTGAATTTAACCAATAAATTTCTTTATTATAACCTATTTGTGGAACTATAAAAGACCCTGAAGTTATTTCTTTAATAGGAATATAATTATTTCTAAGATACTGAGAATTAATACCATCCGCCAAAAACGGTAAATCGCCCACTACCTGTATTCCATCACCAACCTTAAATCTCGGGGTCGAGTGTGTATCATCGACGTCATATATAATCAATTCACCATCGAGCGGCACAAAAGTGGTAGCTTTGAGCCAATTTGTCTCCGTGTCGTGTTTTTGTCTTATTCTTGTTTTGAGTTTAGTTGTGGTACTCGAACTTTCTTTTTCACCAGCCATATATAAAAACCTCCTTCAATTTATCATTTCCAAAATTTGGAAGTAAGTCGCCCCGTCATTCCAGAGGCGGCTGTGTTTTCGTGTTTAATTCCGCGTAGGGGCGAAGCAACCCTCGCCCCGTGCGGTAGTTTTGTTTAGTTTTACGCTTCCCAACCAGTGGAATTACCACAGTCAATATATAAAATATTAACGTCTTCCGAAGCATTCGCAGTAAATATCGTCGCACCCGAGGTGTCTTTAAGAGCCGCGTTATTTACGGTCGGAATAGATATCTTGCCGATTTCAGTTCCAACATAAGAGGCGACGGCACCAGCAGTCGGCAAATCGGTTCCAGCCGCAGTAACAGAGGAGGCCACGCCTTTTTTGGCTGCAGCACCGAGCCCGCTAACAAAATCAGCAGAAAGTTTGTTATTCGCATTGATAATATCCTGCTTTTTACCTACTTCTGTGCGAATATCAGCATGTGCAGTTGTTGAACTATTGTGCGTACTAACAGCATCTGCAGCTGTGCCAGCAGCATCAAACGCACTTGCATCAGTAAGAACGGTTCCAAGATCTACAACACCAGAGGTCGCCGCAGCAGCAGCTCCGTTCATCTTAACGCCAGTAACCGTACCAACTTTGCCAATACCTTCATATCCAGCATCAGAAGCGGTCGGCCAAGCAGCGTTAACCGTAACGCCATCGGTTCCTATAGTTACGTGAGTTCCAGCCTTAATCGTATCCTGTTTACCACTTATCTGATTGCTAACGTAATCGGCAACAGCTTTCGACGTGGGGAGATTTGCGTTATCGGTAGCCGTAAGAGTCGTAGAAGCACCATAAGTACTCGCCTTTACATTCGAGCCAGCAGCACCAAGAACGAATTTTTCAGCAGTGAGTCCAGTGCCCTTTACGTAGCCATCGAACGAAGGATGTTCGGTTTCGATGTCTTTGAACGTATAGAACGGAGAAGCAGCGTTTACCGCGACAACCCATTGATCAGAAATGTTGTCGTCTTCGAAGTAAATCGTATCACCGACAATAAAACTTCCAGCTTTTGCTATCGCCGCTTTATAAGCCGCATCGTCTTTGTTTTTATAAACGTAGTTCGTAGTCCTACCGCTTAACTTCTCGGAAAGCCCCTGTATTTCTTGACGAATATCATCGTGCGCCGTACTCGAAGTATTATGTGTCGAAATCTTTGCATCAACCTGCGCCGAGGTTTGCGCGGCATCGGCTGTCTTTTTTACAGCCGCAAGCGCTACATCGTTTGACGTTTTATAATCATCGATGGTTTTCTGCGCAGCCGCGGCGGCAGCCTTCGCTCCATATACGGTATTTTTAGTTGCGGCATCGCCATCTTCGCCTAAAACAGCAGCAGCGGAACCCGCGGCATCAAAAGCCGTATCTGCTTTATAAGCAGCGGAACCGAGCCCTTTGACCGCGATGTTGTCAGTCGCCGTACCGTTAACAGTAAGTTTCAACGTGCCGTTATTCGTACCACTCGCCAACGCAACAGATTGGACCGAAGAATCGGCTTTGTCCAACGAAGTCTGAACCCCCGAAGCTAAATCGCTCTTCGGAATTCCGCCTTCGGGCTTCGTGTATTTCGCTGCAATGGAAGTGAGCAATTCCGCCCAACCTTCGATTTCAACAGTACTTGCAGCTTCGCCATTTTTCATAAGGCTCAGTTTGCCATCTTCGTTACTCTCGAGCGTATATTCAGCCTGAGCGGGAAGCGCCGCTATCTTTTCATCTACATAAGATTTTGCATTCTTTTCCGCCGTAGAAGCCGCACCAGCAGCATCGAAATCGCCGACATTTTTAGCGGCCGCAGTTCCAAAACCCGTTAAATCGGCGTCTCCATATTTATAAGCGGGTCTTGTAGCAGCCTTCGCCCAGCCATAAACATCGGCAGCGAGCCCCGAAGCCCAATCAAGTTCGGAAAACTTTTTATTGCCGACACCAACCTTAAACATCACAGGAGGATGCTGTTTAAGTTCGGGATTAGACGTGGGAATTTCCGCAATCGCTATTTCACCTTTATTAAGGACTAATTCACTCGCCGTCCAATTCGCCAGTGTATCATACTTTAAAGAAATTCTAGTTTTTAATATTGTATCAGCCATATTATTTTGACCTCTATATTTTTATTTTAGTGAAGGGGAGTAGTTAAACTCCCCTTGCCGTGTTTTAAATGTTTGCGTTACCACCATCGAGAACAAACGGGTTTGTCCCTTGAACGAACTTATCCGTACTAACATTCTCGATCATCGAATCTTTAACGCCGAGTGCTTTAATTCCGAACGCGCCGTCTTCAAGTTCAAGACCGCCATCAGCTTTTGCACTATAAACCATCGCGGCGGGAACGTCGACATAAGCGTGGTCGTGAGCATCGAGTTTAACTATGCGATGAGTAGCCGTTTCTTCAGCCGTTTCTTCTTCGCCAAGAAGCTTGAAACCACCAATCTTTTCAGCGGTAGCAGCAGGAACTTCGGTAAGGGCACCAAGAGTAGCAGCGGTTACTTCAACAGGAGCCGAGCCATCATATTCTTCCGAGCCAATCGTAAGTTTGTTCGCGACTTTGTTCGCAGTAGCAGCAGTCGTCGCATTAGCAACAGCGCCTTCAACCTTCGAACCCTGAATCGTAGCAGCCGCGATAAGCGCGTTTACTTGATCGGCTGTCTGTTTATCAGCAACCGCTTCGTTAATTTCCTTCGTAACGTCAGCACTCTTCGCGTAATCGGTAAGTGCCGCTTCGGTTATGTACGCATTCGTGTCAAGTTCAACGCCGTCAGCGGTTTTCTTAACCAAACCTTCGCCCGTAAGAGCCGCGATAGCCGTAAGAGTCGCGTTCTTATCCTGTTTGTTGCCAAGCGCCGTGTTAAGGTCAGCAGTGGTCGTGTAGTTCGTAAGATCGTCAACGTCTTTAGTTATATAACCTTTGCCGTCAAGCTCGGTGGTTTTTACGTAGCCTTCAAGTTTCGTGTCAACTTCGCCGAGAACTTCGGTCTTAGCAGTCGAAACGTCGGTCTTCGAAGCCGCACCCTCGATATCGGCAACGCCGAGTACAATATCAGTCTTTAAGTCTTTGCCGTTAATCGTTCTCGTGTCTTTAACGTAACCGTCAAGATTAGGCTTTTCAGTTTCGATTTCCTGGAAGTTGTAGAACGGTTCACTTTCATTAACAGCAGTCACCCATTCGTCAGGAATGTTTGCGTCTGTGAAATAAATTGTATCACCGACGACGAAAGAACCAGTTTTACCAATCGCTTCGGTATATTTCGGGTCTTCTTTGTTCGCGAAAACATAACCCGTTGCACGTCCGCTGACCTTTTCTGCAAGAGCAGTTATAGATTCTCTAATATCAGAGTGCGCTTCGGCCGAAACGTTATGCTCATCAACCAATCCCTTCGCAGTTCCCGCCGCGTCATAAGCGTCGGCCGTAGTATAAGCCGCAGAGCCAAGTCCTTTAACCGCAACTTCGGTATCAGTTCCATCAACCGTGAGTTTTACGGTGCCGTTTTCAGTGCCAGTCGCAAGAGAAACCGCGCCAACCTTCGCGTCGGCAGCTTCTTTGGCGGCGTCAGCAGCAGATTTAGCTTCCGCAGCGTCAGTAACGCCTTTTTCAGCAGTCGTCTTTACGCCATCAAGCGCAGTCGCAGTAGCATAAGTCGTCGAGATAACGTTTCCTTCGCCATCCTGCGTAGCTTTGGTAGCTGCGCCAACAACCTGCGTACCATTTATGATGTTCGCAACCTGCGTTTTAAGAGTTTCAACGTCCGCAGAGATATCGCCAGACGCACTCGAAGCTGCAAGTTTGCTTATCAACGCGCCAGCGCCAGTCGTTTTAATCAGGTACGCCGCAATTTCGTCTTCTCCCAAAACCGCAACAACTTGACCAGGGTACGCAAGCGCGTTGGTGGTCGCATAAGTCGTAAGCGCGTCAAGGGATTCAAAAACAGAATTAGCATCAAGAGGAACAGGGTTAGTACGATTAATCGCAACACCAACGTCCCACTTTGCGCCGTTATTTAATTTTTCAAAAAATTCTTCACGTGTCATATTATATTTTCCTCCCTATTATTTCGCCACGATATTCCATTTCGAGTCGCCGCCTTCCGCAACCGCGTTAGCAACGTAGAAAAGATCGTATTCAGCGGCCGTATAGCCGTTCGCGCCTTCAACAGAAGCGGAACCTTTGGTAACTGTCAACGGAGCTCCGTTAACTGCATTCGAAATCGCAACGCTCGAAACTTTACCCTTGGGAGCAGCGAAGAACATCTGCTGCATCTTCGTGGTATTCATCGTCGTCGGGAAGCTCGTTTTCGTGCCAAACGCTCTGAGTTGAGCAGAAGTAATTGAAGCGGGAGCTGCAATTGCATTGTCGCCATTGTAATAGCCGTAGAACCAGCCACGATAGCCAGTCAACGTGCCTCTGCTCGGTGTATAATTTTTTGCCGCGATTTTACCCGTTTCATAGGGGTTGCCAAGGTTAGTAAGAGGAACAGCGCCTTCACTCGACGAGCATTTACCGCTAATCGAAAGGTTGGTGTCATCGATAACCTGCATGGAAGCAAACGTGCCCGTAGCGCCAGTAAGTGTCTCGCCATTGAATGTCGCTTCATAGTCAGAGAACGTAACACCCGTAGCGGGTCCGTAAGTATAAGAGCCAGCGTTGGTCGCAAACGAGTAAGCGATCGCGATGTTTGTACCAACTTCCTTTGCTCCGATATTGCTCGAGTTAAGCGTAGCGGTCGGTTGAGTCGTGCTCGGATTCTTTTCTTCTGCGACTATCATATCGAAAACCTGTTTAAGGTTTTTGCCAGTCGTAGCAAGGGTTTTAGAGCCACTCGAAGGAATCGTCTGAACACCAATAGGCGCAGTTATCGTAATGTCCTTTTGAAAATAAACGTTTTCCGCGTCATAGTTGCCATCCATCGCCGCCCAGTTTTCGCCGTCATAGATGTACGCCGTGTACTGATACTTGCCTTCGGGTGAGAGTTTTTCTTTTACAATACCGAAATCGCCTTTGAACGGGTTAGTCGCCAATGCTTTAAGCGCCGCGAGTTTGTCAGCGCCAAGATTGACTTCTGCTTCATATACGTCAGCCGTATGAAGATTCTTCGTTGCTTCGTTAATCGCTTTAACGACTTCATCGAACGACGCAAAATATTTGTCTATTTGCGAAAAGGTCTTTTCGCCATCACCAATTTTGAAAATGTTTTTCTCGGTGTCGATAGCCACTTCGCCTTTTTTGAGAACAAGTGTCGAATTAGCCCAATTCGCCGTCACGTCATTTCTTAAAATGATCGTAGTTTGAAGAGTTGTGTCTGCCATATTCTTCTCCTTTAAAAAATTTAATTCGCCGATCCGCCCAATAACATAGTTAAACGCTCGTAATCTCTGCCGTAGCAAACCCACGCGCCTTCGTTCCACATATAGAGCGAACCGTCATTTTTAACACAGTAAATAGTATCTTCTTCCCCAGTTTCAGGAAGATTGTCCACTTGAATAGCGCTACTTCCGCCACCAGCCTCGCCAGTAGCCGAAATCACGTTATCCTCAATTATAATATTTTTGCCCGCAATAAGTTTATCCTGCTTTTTGTCGAGCTCGGCTTTTACCAAGCCTAATTCTTCGGTTAAGTTTTGGATATTCGCACTCATCGCCTCTAAATCAGACAATTCCGCGAACTTCATCCACGAACTCAGCGAATCTATATTCCCGACATCCGTAAGCATGTATAAGCCATTATTCGCCTTTTCGGGGTCGTTTCCAACCGCAACGATCATACCGTTATAACTTCCCGCTATGCTCCACGAACTCGGGTCTGTTAAGTCGGATTTCTTCTTAACGAGCATACGGGCGTCGAAAGGCGCCGTTTTTTTAACTTCGTAATTGTTACTCGTTATAAAACTACCTCTAATCCTGCCCATATTTACTCGACCTCCTTAAGAAAGAATCTAAAATAATTTTCGTCCATCAAACCGTAATCCTCGGTATTGAATTTGTATTTGCGATAATTCACCGAAACACCGTCAATCTCTTTCGATACAACCTCGTCCGTTTTAATCCACGTGTTAGCCGCCATCGTTTCCTGCGCGGTTTCGCCGTAAAACCAGCTCCAGCCACCGCATAAAACGTTCCAACTTTGAATTCCGTAAATATCCACGCCGTCAGGTAACAAAATGATTTGTACGTCTTGCGCAGTCGTAATTCCAGGCGTCGCCACTTGATAACCATAAATTTCACTCCCATCTCCGAAAAGACCGCTCTCTTCAAAATCTTTACTATCAAACGGGATAAGTTCGGCAGGGAAAGTATCTTTAGTCGGTTCTTGCCCGTCAATACCGCTAAACGAAGCCGTAAGCCCCGTAACCGTTATCATCTTTTCTATCGAGCCAGCGGGATAAGGCGCTCCATAAGGTGCTCCAATGCTATCAAGCGGTTGTTCGCCCTGCGCGTAATAAACGTCGATTTTCACCTCGTTTTCGCCAGGTCCCAAAATCGTATACGCGTAACTAAACGGCTGTTCCGTAAGTTCGCTATCGATTTGGTTTCCACCAACATCGTAACGGTACGGTAAGCCAGCACGTTTACCGCTCGTGCCATAAGCAGGATTGATAAGCCCTCTGTCAAAAGTGAGCACGCCGCTAAGCGCATAAGCCGCTCCGCACATCCCGAAGTTCGCTCCGTTAAGCGTATAACCAAACGACGGCGCCGTAAGTTCGGGGTAAGACCGCTCCCCGTACACCATCATCTTCAAAATCGTTTTAAGGGAAAGCCCCGCGAGCTTCGTTCCAGCCGCGAGATTTCCGACCGATACTTGAGCGTTTGGTGTATCGTTTTCAAAATGTCCTTGATCATCAATTTCTGTTTTGTTGTAATAAGTCGCTTCGGCTGCGGATTTGTCGAGTTTTTTGTCGAGCTCCGCGTCAATATCCGACTTATCGTAATAGTTGTTCAGATCAAGGGCATTGATTTTGGTCACGGCGGCGTCGATTTCTTCCCCCGTGTATTCACTTCTATATTTTTTATCTACCATAATTGCCCTCGATTAATACCAACGCTCAAGTTTGGTATTTGGTTTTTTTATTTTATATGTTTTCAATCCCAGTTATTGAATAAGCTAAGTCTCTTATTGTATAAACTGGTTCGCCAGAAGTCGGTTCTATATATTTATAAGCCTTGGTTCCATCGTCTCCATTCCGTATATACAAAGATAAAGTTGACCCTTCCATGCGATTTTTCTCTGAATTATACCGCACGCCAGCAAAATCAATTTTATATTTAAAAACCTGACCCGCCGATATTTTTTCCATTTTCATTGCTTGTGTAATGTTTACGAATAGGCCGCCATCGGTTTCCCTATTTAAGTGTCCTCCCGCTGTTAAATTTTCCGCGTAAGCGACCGAGCCACTCTTATAATCATTACAAAAATTTAAGAAGTTATTCCCATAAGAACTACTGTTGTTAACGCACGGAATCGCAACTTCCATTGAATAATCCGACGCTTTAATATAAATCGAATGCGAAACTAATTGCTGCGGTTTGTTCAATGAGGATCCCGTAACTGCTCCATCGACAATATTTTGCGCTAATGTGGCTTGTTTTGCGGTTTTCTTGTCGCTCTCGAAAATCTCACTAAGCGCCACTCCGTTTATCGTTGTACTAACGTTTTGAGAACTAACCGCATTATTCGCGTCGTCTACCGCAATCGACTGTCCATTATTTCGAGCGTCTTGAACCGCTTGTTTGATCGTTTTCCACTTCAACCCTCCTTCAGCCGAAGGAGAATTATCGGAAACGAGAACACAATCAACTTGAGAGGGCGGCGTTATAGCCACCGTTTCAGCGCAAGAAGTGCCGTCGAATTCCTGCGAATTACCCGTTCCTACGTATAACGCGCCCTTTTGGGCGAGCGTGTTTCTGTTTTCTATTAAATTACGCACGACATCGGAACGGAGATTGTCGGGTATTGTATTTTTATTATCTACCATAATTGCCCTCGATTAATACCAACGCTCACCATGACTCTTTGATAAACTGAACCATTACATACGGAAAAGTATACTTGTAATACTCAGCCTGTTCTTTATCATCAGGCCCCTTAATCAAGACCCCTTGACTATCCACGGATATAGTGTAAGTGCTATCGGCGACCCCCGCGACGCTAAAAGAACGGGTCGTTTGATAAGATTGGGATAATAAGTAATGATTTACAGTCGCCTGAACAACCTTAATATCTTCGATGTTATTTGTAGCGGCAGACGAAACTATGGTAACCTTATTAGACACGGTTGGAAGTGTAATTAACAACCATTTCTTGCCGTCATTATAAAACGAAATATCTGAATAAGGGATTCGAACTTGATTGTTATTACTATTCCAACCCCTACCCATATAATACTTCACAGCACATTCACCAGGTACTCCTCGAGTGAAATAAACTGGCGTATAAGGATCTCCTATTGTCATTGTAAGATTTTCGGCGTTTTTTACTACCGCCGTTTCCCCTACAAATATATTATCAATAGCTCTTCCGCCAATTGACCCAGTAACATTAGTTGCATCTTTTACTGCCTTCCCATCACTTTCAAAAATATCCGTACTCAAGACCCCGTTTATTTTTGTAGCGTTTATATGCCCGTCACCATCAACGATTTGAGTTTTTTTAAACTGAAGAGAATTTGCAATCGAATTTGTTCCAGTACCTATTTGAACGGCTTCGGAAGCGTTTACTTTGGCATTAAAACCAAGCGCCACTCCAGTTGTCAACATACCAATACCTGACGCTATAGAAGCACCGTGTCCAATTACAATCCCTCTATAACCGTTGTTTTCAGCATCGTTACCAATTGTAATCATTTCAGAATCATAACCAATAGATTTTGCTCTATTGCCAATCGTGATGCTCGAATTATCTGTACTGGAATTATTTCCAATCATAATTACACTTTTCGTACCCGAATTTGTGACCGAATTACCGACTATAATATTGTCGCTGGTTTGAACAGAAATATCTTTGCCTATTCCGATGTTATTAGAATAACCGCTAAGATCCGAATTAGTTAATCCGATGTTATTCTTTCCGCCAGCTCTGAAAATGTCTTCATTCAGTGCCGTTTGTATGTTTTTGCCTTCGGTAACGTAAATTTCCTTCGTCACGCCCGCTTCGTCATTCGTTATTTTTGTGCCAGTTCCGACGTAAATGTCGCCTGCGTTTTTTAATTGATTTTTATATTCAAGGCTCGCACGTGCGGTATCAGACCGTAAATTATCGGGCATTACCGAACCCTGCGTAACCAAATCGTCAATTGTTGCCATCTTCTACCTCCGTCTCTATCTTGTTCCCGTCTGTCAATTTCGAGAAAAATCCATCTAATTCTTCGCTCTCGGTTCTATCGTCGTAAACCGCGACTAAATCCGAGCTGCTCCACGACTGAATTTTCTGAATTACGTCAGTCGGATAATTTTGTCTTTTTAGATAAGTCGTAAACGAGTGTCGAAGGCTATGACAATATAATGAATTTATACCTATAATTTCGCCTATTTTAACCGCCCAGTGCGAAAAGTTCTGCGCCTTCGCGGGCTGATAATCCTCGTAACCACCTTTTATAACGAATAAATCGTCTATTTTTATGTTAAGTCTTTCGCGCTCTTTGAGCCACAAATCGAGATATTTGTCAAAAGTCTCTCTGAAAACGTATCTCGGAACCTGTTTACCCATCGCACCGTGCCCCTTCGTTCTGATTTTCGGCGTCATATAAGCTAAGCCGTTAAACACGATCGTTTGATTAGTCGTAAAATACGAAACTTTCATCTGCGCCGCTTCCGCTTTCCTCATTCCCGACGAGAAAAGGAGCGCTAAAAAGCACGCGTATTGATATTCGCCGAGCTTGACCAGCCGCTCTATTCCCGCGATTATGTCGTCCTTGTCGATAATCGTCTTTTCACGCACGGGTTCGAGGTGAATCGGTTCTAAAACCTTTATAAGATTCCTGAACGTCGGGTAGTCTTCGTCGAGTATTCGTTCTATATAATTGCTAAACGAACTCAACGCCGCTCGGAGCGAGGCGAGACGACACGGGCTCCACCCTATTTCTCGCCCCCAACCGAAAAAGTTGATAAAATCGCGTTTCTTCACGTCGACGAAAAATTTGTCGTTGTTTTCGCGATAATTCCAACAAAAGAAAATTTTTAATTGTGACTCGTATTGAGCTCTCGTCTGTGGACTTTTATCGTTTGCCACACAATAACGAATAAACTCTTTGAGTAATTTTTGATTTTTAGGATTTACGACCTGCCATTCTTTTGACAGATCTTCATTATAAACTGTTTTCCTTGCCATAAGGCAGATCCTCCTTTTTTTAATTTAACTCTGCGAACCGATTACTACACGATCAACATTGATCGTCCACGTTCTCTCACTTGTGCTATTTGCAGTAATTTCATATAATGCCGTATTCATCGCCGAGAAAAACTCAACATTAGTCAATGAATCCGCATTTGAACGTTGTTTCTCGGTTGCAATCATCTTCGCAAATAAAGGTGACCACGACCCTTCATTCTCATCGGCCTCCATATTATGGTTGAGCAAAAAACTCAAACGATAACCTAAATACACATGGTCAAAAGTATTTGCAATAGCCGTGCAATCGGTAGCAGACATATCGCCTTCTATCGCCAAGTTAATTTGATCGGTATACAACGCAAATGGGCGTTCGGGCGTTTGAGACTTAGCCGAATCGAGCATATTAACCATGTTATATATATAATTCGGAATATAAAATTTCGGGTTACCACCTCGACTGGTCATGGCACTCAACACATTATTATTTTGCTTTTTGTTAATTTCCAAATCGTCAAAACGAATTAAAAAGTCGTGGAAATATTGTGTCTGCCCGCTCGAATCGGTGTACCATAACACGTCTAAAGCTCTTGCGATATAGGTGTTTTTATTTCCAGTATAATTACTCCAATCCCAACCCTGACTTTCTATAAAAGTTTTAGTTAAAGGAACTGGGAACATATAAAAACAGTCGTTCGTAGCCGTTTCAGTTAAAATAATACTAAGCTCGTCATCCCATGCGTTATATTTTTGTAAAATACCAAAATCAACGGGTCGATTGTTTAAATATGGAATGTGGTTTAATACTATTTCAGCATAATGGTTAAAACTTTCAATCGTTTCATCACCTGCTAACAAAATCATGAGTTTTTGATTTACTCCACTCGTTATGGTAGTTATAAAACCCGTTTCGTCATTGGTGATTTTGTCAAGAATAAATCCTAAACGCGCATCTGTCATATTCTCATCTATCCAAATTAATGCTATATTATTTCCATCGCTAAAAGCCAGGGGGTCTTCAGTTATATTATAAAAATAATCTTTTTGAGAATAAGACAAACCAAAAAGACTTGGAGAGATTGTAATCCCATATTTAAGCGCTCCGCCAAAACATGGGATATAATCCGAATAATCACCCTCATTATCCGCCGCTTTTTGGGAATCTATGATGTCGAATGTGGTATATATTGTGGTCGGGAGATTGTCAACACTCATTGAATCTAAAAATCCGATAGGGGTGTTACAATTATTATTTTTATATAAGTCGGCACCGCCATATGTATCTGCAAACGCACTGTAATTAAAATTATAATGAGCATTTAACGAATCGAATAAATAGACTATTTCTTTCTTACCATTAAATAATATTTCTTGAATTTGCGTTAATTTATCATATGGAATCAACCCATAATCCACCCAATCTTCATTTATATACGAGCCTTCGTAAAAATCACCAATGCTAAAGTCAGTATAACTCTCAGCTACGGGAATATCACTGCCGCCTGTGCTAAAAACTACCACGTAATCAGAAGATCCGCTCGCAACCACTCTAACCTCGGTAACAGAGACCCCGTTTACTTTTACTTCGGTAACTTCTGTTCCATTAATTATTAAACTCATAGTGAACTCCTTATATCGTCAACGTTAGCACTGTGCCATTCAAAACGGCTGATTTTATTGCTAAATTATATGTTGTAGTGCCGACTGTTAACTTACTTAAATCTTGAGTGGCAGATGCTGAAGAATTCGCCTCAACATCCGTCCCTTCAATTTGAGATAGAGGTTTATAGCTTGATGCACCAGTAGAGCCAACCACTATAACACTATCCTCTGTAGGTTTCGTACTTGGAATTATTCCAACCGCAGAATCAACTCTGTTCCCAGTGTATTTAGATAAATATTCTGCCATAATTTACCTCCTTATTAATCGATTACTTTATCAGTTATAGACGAAATTTCCGTTCCCGTTTGAGAGAGATACGAAATATTCACCCCATCCGACGTGTATATGCCGTTAAGTATCATTTTAGCCGTGCCATCGCCTGAACGATAAACCTGCCCATTAACCGTCGAATAATACCCACTTATCAAAAGCGTGAATTGCGAGTGGGAGTCGTCGGGCTGAACGGGCAACGTGTTGAGCGTATAAGCCGCCATTTGAGTAGACGGGAAATCGTAATAAATAATTTTACCGTCGCTTAACGTCGCTTTTATATAATGTCTGTAATATTTGCTATAACCAATCGCCAACGTCCAAGCTTTCGTCGATTTGGTTATATTGATGCTTTTATTTTGATTGTCATTCCCATTCCAACCAGTATGTGTGTAACTGCGAATTCCAGGCGTGTGCTCGTCATCGGATAACGTGTAATATTCGTTATTGAGCTTAATGTAATTTTCATCGCTCGCCATTAACGTGTTATACTGGTCTTCGGTTAAATTGCCGTTCGTCGCACTATTCGGAGTGATTTCCACACATTCTGCTAATTCGTATTGAGAAGCCGTAATACCCCAAGCCGCTTTAAACGCCGCCTGTTGATCGGGTGTCGGAATTTCTTTGTTGTCGTCAGACAAGGCCGCAATAACCGCCCTATTCAAGTTTATGGTCGTTATCGGTCTCTTCGAGTTTCTTGCCGCTATGTCGGCATCGAGCGCTCCGTATATACTCAAATTGCCGTCGGTCTGGGATACTTCCAACCCGTCTGCGAAGTCATTCTTTATCGAAACGCCGCCGATTCTGCCATTCGCAATCGTTTTGTCGGTTAAGAGTTTGCTCGAATTCAAAACCCACGATTTTGCCGAAACCGTAATTTCGATAGATTCCTGCAAATCACGATTACTCAAATAGCCGTTGTAAACATACGTTAATGAATCGAACTGCAGTCTTTCCGAACTCCTATCGTATTTTTTACCATCTTTCAAAATATAGTTATTCGGGTTTCCAGCAAGCGCCTGGAAATCTGGTTCCGCTAAAACACCCGAAGTTGAGCCTGCAATATCCGAAATCACAATCCCTTTCGGTATGTTTGCACATTGAGTTTCGACAAACGCTTTATTCGCCGCGTCTTGCGGTTGCGTCGGCGTCTCAACCGCCAATGTCCCAGAAGCCGAACGTTTCGCAATCGTGTTCCCTTCCGCCGAGTACGTATAAGCAAGACTCCCGTCTTCTCCGTCTTCGTTTCGAACATAAACCTCTGCCACAATCCCTTGCGCAAGCGTGTTTACCTTCCCTTCAATGTCGGTTTCAGTAATAACGCGTTTATTATTAAGTGTCGCGCCGTTCTCATCTATGGTCAAAGTCGTCGACTTTTCGGTCGCAGTATCGTTCACACCAAGCGTAATTGTCCCGCTATCAAACGCAATTACTGCACTTTCAGTGTCGCCGTTTTTCTCCTCGTATGTCTGCAAACCGATATGCCCTTTCGATAAGTTTATCGCCGTTGTCGAAGTGTCATCATCGTGCAAGAGGCTAATCATCGAATTGTCGTCGGTTAACTGCCAAGTGTCTATGCTCGAATCGAGTTCGGCAACGTTTTTAAATTCCGAGACCTTTAAATCGAGCGCTGCACTCAAATCGCCAATTGTTGCAAAAGTACCGCTCTTCTTTGGGAAGACCAGTTCATATTTTGAACCGTTTTCTTCGAGATCTATCTTGTTGGCATCATATAACGCCACATAATCTTTATTTGTTCCGTCTCCGTTATCCGAGTTATTCATTACTTTAAATACAGCGTTCGTAACCGACACATTCCCGTCACTTTCAATTCCAAGATTAAATTGTGTCGTTTCTGTAAAAGTATTCAATTCGGTAAAAATATTCTGTTCTCCGAGTTTTGCCACTTCTTCTAATGCAGAATCGAGCTGCCCTTTGTTTATAACTTGCTTCGGAGCTATACCGTCAGCTACCTGAAAACGACCACTCGCATCTCTCATTGGTATTGTGTGTGCATCGGGCGTTTGTGTTGCGAAATAAGTCGTTTGCGCCGCTTCTTCACTTACGCCGTATACTCTCGGGTTAGCAGACGTGCTTTCGATTTTATCTACTTTTTTATCGAGGTGATTATCTACGTACTCTTTTGAAACGTCGCTTTGACCGCCCGCGCTCTTTTTAAGCGCGTTACTCGCTAAATTTCTTGCATATTGATCGGTCATAAGATTATACCCCCTTGGTCATTCTGCAAAATACTTTGATGTTTTCGTCTGTGTTGGTCGTTTCAAATTTAAACTTCGCTATTCCTTCAATCGAAAAGCTGTATATGCCATCTTTTGTTATTTTGTCCACTTGCTCAAAAGCTAAATCGTGCCCACTCATTTTATAAAAAATATCCGAGTTAAAATCAGCGGTGCCATATAAGTTAAGCTCTCCCTCTAATCCGTCTACTTGTATCGTAAGCATTTCTGCTGAATTGTTAAACGTAACTTTGCTTTCACCAGTGGTTAAACCGTCCTTTTTATACGCATAAAACGCATTTATTGAAATCATATCCAAATCCTCCATCCAAAGAAATAATATATTTAATCGGGTTATAGCCCGTTATCTTCAAATTTATTCCGCCCCGTTTTACCGAGGCGGAGTGAAAATTTACTCATTATTTACTAATTATTCGCCAGCAACAGCTTCATAAGTGCCTACGACGCCAGCAATCGTAACACCCTTTTTGATGTTTTCAGGAAGCAACGTTTCGGGTTTCGTAATCGTTACTTTCGATAAAACTTTTCCGCTATCGGGGGTTACACTCTGATCTCCAGCCGCCATCGCGAGAGCGGCTGTCTTTTCCTGCTCTTCTTTGCCAGGAACATTTACTATAGCGCTCGCTTTTCCAGACACGTCATGTGTTCCATTAACCGCTATTTCTACCGAACCAGTCGGAATTACATAATTATCGGGAATTTTCGCAACCGTTACCTTCGACAAACCATAATACCCTTCTTCGGGCGAAACAATTTGCTGCGATTTGCTCGGGGTTGCCGATTTTTCTTGAAGCGCGGGTTGAACGTTTACTACAACTTGACTATAACCGTCGAGTTTCGCGTCTTTTGCAAGATAAGTCTTATTCTCGGTCGCTTCAAGTTTGCCTACAACAGGAGCAACATCGCCGCCCGCTATATATTCGCCATTTTGAAGAACGTAATTTACCTTTACGCCTTTCTCGATGATTGTGACAACCGATGTTTCAAGAGGGATGCCGTAATTAGTTCCATTACGCGTTATATAAGGCTTATTGGTCGGCACATCCTTGAGATCTTCTTCAGAATCTGCGAAGAAATTAAGAATATATCTGTCGCCTACCTGTTTAGCATAATCTAAGTAAAACATAAAAATCCTCCTTTTTAATTTTAGTATTTTTTTGTTATTAATTTGCGTGTTTTTCTCTCCTTTTACTCACTTTTAACCTAAAATCATATAATGAAAGTAAAATTTTATTATATGATTTATAAAAAAGAGACCGCAAACGTATTGCATTTTCAACACATTTAACGGTCTCCATTTATTTATTTTTTTATTTAGTTTTATCAGAACTATCTGCTTCTTCGTAATATCTACATTTTACTTTGGTGCCAATACATTTATAACATCTATCTGCCGAGCACCAATACTGGAAAGGACATCTCCCAACGCCCTCAATAGCACATTTAACAGAATTCATATCCTTCACAGTTGCAAACTTACAAGACATTATTTATTGATGATAGTCGTGATAGTAGCATACTGAGGTTCGCCGTCGCAGCTGCAGCCAGAAGCAAGAGCCTGACCGTTAAGCGAAACAGTCGCAGCAGAACTCGGGTTCATCGTAAGATCAACCGTGCCGTCAAGCTGGAATCTCGGGATTTCGATAACGATCTTACCAGCATATTTGCTGCTCGACTTTTTGCAGCCATTGCCATCGAAGAGTTTACCATAAAGGAACAAACTGAATTCCTTCGGAGCATAAGCCGCGGAAACAATAAGCTGCTCGCAATCTTCGACTTTGCTCGGATACGTCATACACACAGCACCTTCGGCGGGTTTATCCGTTCCAACAAGAGTATAGGTATATTTACCACTTTCATCGCCTTTAACAGCGGTATACGTAAACATTTTGTCATTGCAGTCTTTAACCCAAACAATAAGAGTGCTATTGGCAGCAGAGCAGAAACCAGCCGCTTTGTCAAACATTGGAACAATTTCGTCAGTGAGGTCTTTAAGCGCCGCAATCGTAAGGGCGCCAGCATTATCTACCGTACCCGTTACAGACTTAAGATCTTTACCCTCGCCTTTACCAATTTCTTCGCCAATCTGAGCTGCAAGATAGTCCAACGACCACATAGCCTCGGTAAGATTTACACCAAAATTAGTGTCGTGGAAGATTTTACCAAGCAACTGGTTTCCCCAACCGCCACGAACCTCTTCGGCAGTAACAGATATATTGAGCGTACTATCGGTCATGGTATTAGCACTAAAATAATGCTTAAGATTTCCATCGGCACCTTTAACAAAAGCTTCCGCTTTCATAACATCGCCAAGAATATAGTTAGCCATATTAAAATTCTCCTTTTTAAGTATATAAATTTATATAATTAAAATCAAGCAAAATAAAAACGCAGCGGATTAACCGCGTTTTTAAAGCCATAATTTTTGTAAATTATTCAGAACCGACTTTTTTCTGAACGTCATCGAGCGTTACCGCCTCTCCGCCATACAAATCGTCAGATTCTTTCTTGTAAATCCAGTGTTCAACTGGTTCTTTTGTACTTACCATACCAGTCATTAACCCGATACGAGTACATTCATAATTCATCGCGTCATCAATTGCAGATAACAAAATTAGGAATTTTCTCATCGTTAATTTGTAAATATCTTCAATTTTATAACACGATTTTGCTGAAACGCAAACAATCTTTCTTTCCAGCGTTGCCGTTCCAGCGTTATTTTTCTTCGCCAAAAGCCTTTGTTTCTCCGCTTGGTCTTCTCTCATATCAGGGTCAACCCAAGTATCGTCTTTGAAATCAGGCAAGTTTTGGTACATTACGATCTGCCTTAGTCTATCGAAATCTTCCGAAGTTATCGTAATTCCGTTAATTAAAACCTCGTATTTTTTCGTTTCGGGATTGATTCGATATTTTATATTGATATCGAAATCTTCCTCTTCTCCCTCTTCACCTTTATAGCATTCGCAATGGAACGGATGTTCTTTATCAAGTGCCTTTATCAAAAACTCTTGATAATCATAAACCTTCCCACACTTTCCACAACGTATGCCGTATTTCACGTGAAAAACCAACTCACAAATGCGTATAAAATACTGCGAAATTCGAGCTTGTTCTTCTTTTGCCTTTTTCTCTGCGGCAGCTTTTTCTAACGCGCCTTTTGGCGGTCCGTCTTCGTCCTCTTCTTGGTCGGCTTTCCCGCTCATTTTTAACAAAAGATATTCGAGGTTGGTTTTATCTTCATTTCCCTCTACGTCATCTTTGTTAAGCGTTAAACATTCTGAAGCCGCCAAAAATTCATCGTGATAGCGGACGTTTATCGGATATAACGTCAACCCATCTTTAAACGGAATCGGTTCATCGAATTGAAAATGCGTCGCGTTGAGTCGATTAAGTTCATCGACAAGTGATTGCGGTAAATTCGGGTTATAAATTTTCACTTAAACCACCGCCTTACCAACCACAATCGGGATTAACCGTTTCTTGCGCCATAACCGTCGAGAATGTAACCGAATAGCCAAAATACGAACGATTGTTCCAAACGTAACTCCTTACCCCGCAATATGGGCTTGTTAATTGGTTACACTGCAACGTGCCAACACCATCGACATACACACCATTCAAAATTGCCAAAATACACTTCAAAATTGTAGTCGCACGACTCTTCGTCGGAATCAAAATGTTTCCATCTTCGTCGGTTTCTGTCGGGTTGGTTAACGGGTTTTCTTCATCATCGGCATCGCCGTAAACATTGTTGATTTTATTATGAACAATTATTTCGATTGTGATATCGACTTTCGAGCGAACTTGATCAAATGGTTCGATTCGGCTCACATAAACGTCCAATCTGGAAGCCTGTTTCGTCCAACCGTCGTCGATAAACGGAAGTAGGAAAACGTTATAATTGCTCGCCTCGCCGTTGTCGCGATAAACCATTTTATATTTTTCTTTGTTGTTTAGCTCGTCGTTCATAAGACATTCAGGCGTGTTATATTTCAGCAATTTCCACAAGTATTTTCCATACTTCGAATCGCTGTTTACTAACGCGTGTATAATTCGCCACTCCAACCCATCGAGGTCGTTGTAGCGGTTATACCCGTTATCGTCAAAATACATAGGAAGCCCCATGCTCATTTCCTCCTTTTACTCAAGCCCACGGAGACTCAAAACGAACGATTGCTTCATTTCTTTGCCTGTCGGGCTGTTTTCTGCCGATATATAAGCCATAACAACGAGGTCTTTGCGGGCATAAACTTTGAGTCTACGAAGCGTAAACGTGCCTTTGTCGTCGTCATCGACAACTTCGACGTACTTCTCATAATCAGCCATATCGACAACGTAGAAATCTTCGCCGTCTTTCGTGATAAGGAACGCGTAACCCGCATAAGTATTCGGGTCGTAAACCGCGAACGGGACGAGCGTACCGAGCGTTATGCTGATATTAACAGGCGCTTCGACCAGCGCGTCACCTTTGAATAAGCCGACTTTGAACGTAACGGGTTCACTATATAATTCGGTCGGCATCGGAACGGGTTCGTAGAATCTGAACGTATAACCCTCGCTCGTATCAGGCGGTGTGACCGTGATTTGATCTTCGGGCTTGTTATACGCGAGATAAACGTGCTCTTTGCCGTAGACCTCTTTGTCGAACATATCCTGCTCGCCCTTTTGGTCAACCGTTGCGTATAACACGATTAAACCGTTATCCGTCGCTTTATAAGTGCTTCGGCTGTTATAGTTTTCGATGTTCGTAACTTTATATACGGTGTCATAGCCAACGATAAAACGTTGGTTGATGTAATATTGCTTCGTATAAGCGTTTGCCTGCACAATCATCGCAATGCTGTCTTTTTGGGTCAGAATTGCTTCGTTGAAATGAAAGCCAGTTCCAGACAAATCGGTTCCTGCGACGACCTCTTCAATGTGAATGTCGTTATATCCGTCTGCGTTCTTATAAACCGACGCAATAGTTCCATTACAACGAGTTATAACAACGCCGTCCGTCATATCTGTCGAATTCTGGTTCGTAATAAGCCAACAGAATTTATCTTCATCAGGTTCTTCCAAATCGAAGTTAAACGAAAAACGATATTTCATTCCGATAAATTTATCGTGCGTTATATCGCGGAATACGATTTTCTTGTAATCATCCGCCAACTTCTCGCCTTTATCATTCTTGATTGTCTGTATAACGACTTCAATCGGAGTATATTTAGACGTCCCCCAATCGGCAATTTCTTCCTCTTCAACATCAACCCTGTTCGGGCGATACTTCCAGTCTGCATCGACTTTATCCTGCAATGTGTGCAAGTAATAATTGTATTTACTGTAATTCTTCGGCGTTTGCGAAATCGTTTTATACGGTTCACCGTTATTTGCGCCGACGTTATTTTCGAGGTCGTAGACGTAAGAGGTAGGAGTAAAAGCACTGTTTATTATTTTGCCCATCACTTTACCTCCTCGTCTTCGAGCAATTCAATCATATAATTGATTTTGCGCTTTATCTCGAAAATTTGTTTTTTTATTGCTTTGAATTCGACATTGTTGAAATCGCGGTAAACCACGTTTAATTTAACGATTATTTCCACGAGTTCGTTGTCGAATAATTGGTTAGCCGAGTTTAACTCGACAAGTTGTCCATATATGAAATCTCTGGGGTCAACGCCTGTTTCTTCTCTCTCTTCAACAAGGTGTAAAATCTTTATCATCTTGCCGATAAGCTTTTCAAGAAATTTTTTCTTCGCGGCGTTAGAAATAATGATGCGATTTTCGAACGTATTAGTATCCATACCAACTCACGCTCCTGTTCCGCAAATCCCAGTCGAGCCTATTCTGCAACGAGTAAATCTCAAATTGAAGGCTATTCACCCATTCGGTTTTTGTCTTTAACGAGTTTGCGGGAGAATGAAGTTTGAAATCGGTATCATTAAGCAGATTGCGAATATCGAGCAAGAAGTTCTGCTCCTTTTCCGCCCAAGCGATTACCGTTGTTCTCGCGAGGATTTCGATAACCCTCTTCGTCATCGACGAGCCTATTGCAGCACCCGCCTGTGTAAAATCGGCTGTAAATTCGCCAGCTTTGTACCATTCGATCTCATATTGTTCGCCATCACTTACGGGTTTTACGAAAGTCACGGTTTTGTCGGTTGCGTCATAAGTCGCTTCCGCTTGTTGTTTAACTAACACGCCTTTTTTATTCGGCGTGTCTATGTAAAATACAACATCTGCGTCTTCGGGTATTTCCATACTTACTTCATAAGTCTGTTTTCCAGCTTCGCAAGCACCGACTTCTGTCTCGCCAGTCGGTTTATCGTACTGTGCAAGCGCGTCGGTCACTTTTATTGGATGGGTTATATAGCTTAGCCCGTTGATGAGAAAGTTGTACATTATTTTCTGAAATTCAATCGTGTTTGTTAAATAAGCTCTGTTTATATCGGGGTCATCAATAAGATTAACCGTCCGCTCGTAAATATCTGAGAACTGAATCATTGGTGTTCCCCTCCGTTATTTTTTTTATTACAAAAGCCCCAAATCGTGTAATGAAATGGGGCTTTTATTTGGTTAATTAAATTAGTATCTTACAATGTTCGGTCTGGTATTCTGCTGAACACCGCTTTCAACTTTTCTATTAAGCTCAACAAGAAAGTTTTCAAGTTTACCGCCAGTTATGTCATTAAACGACTTAACCCTGCGAATATCTCTGAATTTCGGGTTTCCTTCATAAGCACATCTGAGCCAATAACTTACAAGATTTTCCTGACCATATTCGGGAAGCCTGTTATAAACCTCTTCGATTTTTGTCATCGGAACATCACCGAGCGTTTTAATAAACGTGCTATCAATCGGACACTCGTCAACGGTCGTTACACCGTAAGTTCTCGCCTCTTCTTCGTAGCCTTTCGCTACGCACAAAAGACCTTTCGTAAACCAACTTCTGTGCTTCGACAAAAGCTCTTCGAACTGCTGAATCGTCAAAAGTCTTTCTTCGCCGAAATTCGTCATACCGACATCAAGGTTGGAAAGGTGAATTATCGTGCCAAGTTGCGGGTCCATCTGCGCCAAGTGGACGATTTTGATTTTTCCGCCATGAAGGCTTTCCACGGACTGCTGCGCGACGGTTTGATTCGCCTGGGTCATCATAACGCCTTGCATAAAAGTCGCCATAAGGTCGGTGAGTTTTTCGAGTTTCGCGTCTACGTTGTCGGGTTTCGCCGTTTTGGTTTCGGCGGGTTTTGTTTCTTTTACCACTTCTTCGGTGGTTTCTTTTTTGGTTGTTGTTGCCATAATTTTTCTCCTTTTACTACTTTTATCATACAAAAACGCCGCTTACGCGACGTTGTTTGTTTTTAATTATTTTCTTGTAGTTTTGTCCACAAATATTTTTTAGAACCAGCACCCCAAATTTGAGCAATGGCCTTTTCTTTGAGTTCTTTATTTTTACTCGGACTTCTGTTTACAACTATATTGCCCTTTAAATACCACTTCATATCTGGACCAGTATATCCTATAAATTTCATACCCAGTAGTTCATAACCTTTACCGTTAAATTTATTAAAATCGCAATAACTAAAAACGCTATTTGGATTTTGCATTTTTATAAAATGCTTAAACAGCTTTGAATTACCGCCAATTATTTGAGTATTAATTTTAGAACATTCACGAATTATTTCCCATTCATACTTATTATTATGCGAAAAACTCATTATTTGAACTAATTCATTATTAAAATAGAGCCCATAAATAATCTTTGCTTGCCTGTAACCCTGTGTGTGATTTTGGTTGCAAAAATCAAAATACTCTTTGGTTCCAACCTCTTTTATTTTACAATTTCTTGCATATATTTTTTTATCAAAGAGCCCAAGTGCTCCGCGCATTAAAGATAATATTATTGGCTGTTTTTGAGGATTGCACCATTCGTATTCATATATGTGAATAAATCTCACATTCTTTTCTTGCGCTTCCAACGATTTATCCATGTGATATTTTTTATCTTTATTAATCGAACAATGAGGCCAGTTACCATTAAATTCAAAGCCAACTGCTTCATTCGGGCAATAAAAATCTATTTCTTGTTTACTATCCAAAACTTGTCTTGTTTTATAATGTCTAACATTCCAATCTGTCAAAATACGATTGATTTCTGTTTCAAAATGCGATTGGGATCTATTTACCAAATCTTCTAAGTTATATTCGTGGATTCTGTTTGTAATAGTTGTAATTGAACACCCTATACTCTCCGCAATATCATACGTTGTCGATAACTTATTATCTAAAACGTATTTTTTGAATTTATCTTTATCATTAAGTAAATTTCTAACATCTTCCGATAAGACAATTTCTCCGTAATTACCAACACCAAATCTTTCTAGCATGGTGTTCTCTCTTTTTTGTTTAAACTCGGGAACTAAAGATGGGTTTCTAACCCCAAACCGATCAAATAAAGTGTCTTCCGCTTTTTTACGAATTTCTGGATTTTGAATCGATGTTTTATATCCATATCTCTCTATATTAGTAGCAAATGCTTTCTCTTTTATATCTTCTGAACATAAAGGATTGACCGCACCAAATCTATCCATACAGGTGTTTTTACGTTTTTTTATCGTTTCTGCCTTTTCCTCTTCTGTTCTATTCTTATACGTATTTTTTTGTTTTGCTATCGATTCTGGGTTTTGTAAAGCATATTCATATCCAGTTTTACGCTTATGTCCACGTTTAATATTTTCAAAAATTTCATCTTTACTTTTTTCGATTTTATATTTCTTTAAAAACGTCTTAATATGAGAATAAGACATTCCAAAATGTTTCGCGCATTCCTCACGAGTATGTTTTTCTGTAATATAATAATTTTCCAACTCGTCTTTATCAACGGTTTTTAATTCTTCTTTGCAAATCTCAATCGCGTTTTCTGCCGCAAGTCTCTTTATTGTACTTATTGAAGTGTTGAAAAATTTAGCCGCATTGGTCACAAGCATTTTTTTATTAACAAGAATATCGAAAAGTTCTTCGTATGGTATGTTTTTAATTCTACCATTGTCTATTTGCTTGGAACGAAGCTCTTGTGCGATTTCAATATTTTTCATTGGGTTTGTTGAACCAAATTTTTTTAAGCATGTCGATTCTCTTGCTCTAACGACATCTTCTTTTGACTTTTTTATTCCATATTTTTTAAAATAATCACCCAAAGTCTTCTCGTTAGTATGCAATATTTCAGCCAATTCTCTTTTTGATTTGTTTTGAGTTATATATAATTCAAACAACTCTTCTTTTGAAAAATTTTTCATTTTCGTTCTCCTATAAAAAAATATATAAAAAGCGGTAATCCCAATGATAGGAGACAAAGGAAAACGGTTTGCAACCCGCTGTCCCGCTATTTACACGTTTATTATAACAAATTACTTGACGTTTGTCAAGCGTTTTGTAATGGAAATGGCGTTTTTTAGAGAAAAGCCATTAAAAAACTCAAACATTTTTATAAAAGAATATTTAAACTTATTAAATCTCGAATTAGCCGAGGTTGATAACGCCGTGCTTCGAACCCAAGATGCAGCTGATACCCAAACGAACTTTAACAGAGAAAGTGTAAGTTCTGTCAGAAGTGTATTCGGGAAGATCGGTAAGGGAAATTTCATTACCTTCCATCACAACTTTCAAAGGTTTATATGCGTTCGCTGCTACCAAGAAAATCTTGTCATCAGGAACCATAAGAGAAGCGGAAGTGTTGATCGTGAGCGGATTTATCGCCTGGTCGATGGCAATTACTGCGCTGCCGAGATATTTATCAAGGAAGCCATTTTTCGTAATTTCAGCACCAAGACCATATTGCAAGCCTACCGTTGTGGGCAGAAGCGAAGATAAAGCAACAGAGGTACCAAGCGTATAAACCGCAGCACCGCCGTTAGCAGCCGAAACTCTCTGAACGAGCGTTCCGAACGACTTCGTGTCAACGCCATTAGCAGTATAACCAACACCAAGACCATTAGTTGCACCCAAAAGCGCAGCTATCGATTTCGCAAGAACGTAATTTTCGAACGAACGAGCGATCTTAGCAGCCCAAACACCAATATCAAACTTTCTCGAAGCGAGAAGATACCAGTCGATCGAAACAGCGATTTCAACGGGCTGCGGGTTAACTACAACTTCGTTGTTGTAAATGGGCTGTAAAGCACCACGATGAATGCCTTCAGCAAGTTCATTTACCTGATAAAGTTCGTTAGAATCAATTATAAAGCGGGCCGAATCCCCCCAGCCGACGTGATGAAGGTCGAGGAACGTATCAGCAAATCTCGAGCTCATCGTCATCGGAAGAGTTGCATTGATAACCTGCGCGATAACCGCGTCAAAGTTTTCTCTGAAATCATGGTTGCTGTTGACCATAGGATTCTTAACGAGCTCCATGCCTTCAGCTTCGAATCTATCTTCGTAACGAGTGCCGCTTACGCAATATTTAACGAGGTTTTCGCAAACATCGCTCTGCATATCTTCATATTCTTTTCTGTTCTGGATGCCTTCAATGTGCTGACGAGCGGAATCTACGATACCGTCTACAACATCATTAAAAAGGGCGTTTTCAGACTTTTTATAATTAAACATTTTTAACATAATATTCTATTCCTCCCTTAAAAATTAAAGTACACGGCAGTAATACATCTTGCCAGCAACCGTCTGACCAAGAACGAAGTCTTTGACCATTTCGATTTTAACGCAGAACTTGCCTTCAGCTGCTTCGTCAGCAGGAGCGAACTTCGTGCTGTTAGCTTTTGCAGTAGCATATTTACCAACTTCGACATCGCCATCGAACGCATCGCCAGAAACGAAGAAACGATCGTATTTCTTGAGAAGTCTAACTCTTACGGGCTGACCAGCTTCACCAACAAGTCCGTCGGTTCTGATACCAACTCTCCAAGCTTCGCCTCTTACATCACCCTTCGAAACATCAGCGATATCAACGATCGCGATTTCATCAGTATCAGCAGCAGGTGCTTTAATTTCAAAAACGTTCATATCTTTATTGCCAGCGTAAACGGTGCTTGCATCGAGGTCGCCAACAACTACAAGAGCGCCATCTTCTACTTCGGCATAGTTAGCGTTTGCTTTAAACTTACCAGTAAGAAGAAGAGAATTAACGTCTTCAGACGCCATTTTAATTTTAGCAAAAGTAGCCATATTAATTTCTCCTTAATTATTTCTTATTTTTTAATATTATCTTTAAGTCGCTCACGTAAAGTTTTTTCCTTGCGACCAGATTTTTGTTTTGGTTCTTCCACAATATTTACACTGAACATTTCAGTTTTTTCGCTGAAAAGCGTCGCCTTCGTTTTCTGGAAAGACAAATACGCGATTTCTTTATCAATAGCTTCGATATCTTCGTATTCTCTTTTTTCACATTTCTCTTCGATAGGCGCGATTTCCGCAGCTGTAAACTTCATCTTCGCACAAACATTCGAAATATACTCTTTTTGCTCATTGACTTTCATAACGGCGAACTTCTCCACCATTTCATCGCGAGCCTTCTTAACCTCTTCATAGTCCTGCATCTTCAAGACGCATTCATCCATTTCGAGTTTAAGCTTTCCTGCGGTTGCTTCATAGTTAGCACACTTTTCTTCGAGTTCTGCACATCTCTTTTCATAATCTGCACATTGCTTCTCGAATTCTGCGCACTTGCCTTCGTACTCACCGCATTTGTTTTCAAATTCACAACATTTCGCTTCGAGTTCCGAATACTTCGCTTCCACTTCGGCACATCTGCCTTCCGCTTCATGACATTTCATCGTGAGTTCGTCGCACATCGCTTTATACTCTTCTTCCGTATAAACCTTTTCGGGTTCGACAACGGATTCGACGGGTTCCGCAGCGGGCTCTTCCTTCGGCTCTTCGACGGGCTCTTCTTCGCCTGTGTTAGCCTCTTCCATGTGCGGTTCGTCATCGTGCTCGTCTATGTGCTCTTCTTCGGGGTCTTCGCAAGTACAATCGTCCTCGTAAAGGTCGCAGAATTCTTCACAATCGCAATCAAACTTCGCTTCGAAATCGAGCTCTAAATGTTCGTAAATTTTCTTTAATTTCTCTAAGACTTCTTTCTCGCCGTTCTTTTCGGCGTAAGCCTTTGCTGAGCCTAATGCCCCTCTGTTATATACCAGTTCGTCACCCTTAATTTCCATAATCGGATACTTAAGCTTCGTAACTTCCCCTTCTTCCCAGCCTTCTCTCAAGTCGAGGAACACATCGTCTGCGATTTCTTTGAAATTATCCGCTTCGACAACGCGCTTTCTGAGCTCCGCTTTGTCAACTTCGCCCCAACTGGTATCGGACATGGCTTCTTTGGATTTATTGACTTTAAGAGCTTTCGCAAAATCTTCTATAGCCAAGTTTCCGTCCTCCTTATTTTCTTCATCGCCCTCTAATTGAGAGTACGCCTGAATAATTGTTTGTTTCTGTCCACTGAATCTTGCCGCGTCAAAAACTTCGAGAATTGATAATCCCGCGCCTTCTATACCTTCTTTGACTTGAATGCCGTTTCGGCTGCCGAGAATCGTTATCCCTTTTAAGTCAAATTCTTTGATATATTCAACGCCGTTAACCATTTCACTGTCTAAAACCGCTATCTCGACCGAGACTTTTTTCTTGCGGTCTTTAAGCAATCTTTTGACTTGTTTGTAGTTGTATTGCGTGTATATCATCGCGGTACAGCAAATCCAGTGTAAACCGTCTCTCTCCACGATTTCTTTCCTATCCGTCTGGCGAATAAAACCTAAAATCTGCTCTCCGTTAGAATTATCCCAGTAATCCATTTGTTCTTCTGGATCATAAGCAACTCTTCCGTTATGAGACTCAAAATCGCCCTGCTTGTTAAAAAAGCCGAGAATCGGTTTGTCATTAAAAGACTCGAGCCCTTTTTGCATCGCTTCGAGCGTAAAATGACTTTTGTTACGGTTAGGATTTGCATCCGAAATCGCGAAAATTTCTATTTCGAGGAAGTTTTTGTCGGTTAAGATGTCTCTGATTCTGATTTGATTAGAATCAAGTTCAAAACACTTAATCATTCTTTATTTCCTCCCTTTTTGCACGTACAGCGTCTGAACCTACTTCAAATGCCGCACTAATTCTGTTGATCTTTTTCTTTATCAACTCTTTGAGCGCTTCTTTATCTTCACATTTGTCTGCTACGTATTCAACAAGAACAAATCCCAGCATATTGTGCTGAGAATCTTTGATTGCCCCTACATAAACAGATTTCGCCCCTCTGTATTTGAATGCCTGATAAGACGTCTTTGCGTCTTCTTTAATTGACTCGATATCATCTATATCGTAATAACCCTGCTCTGATAATTTTTGCATAAGTATCGGGAACATAGTCCGAGGAATATTTTGATAAGCACCCATAACACTCGAGGTTTTCCCGTCAACCGCTTCATAAAGCATTGACATTTTTTGAAAACTTCTTCCAGTTACGGTGTAACCGCCGTTGTGATACATAAAACAGCTCACGCGGTTAGCTTTCGATTTCTCTAAAAGACAATTCAACTGTGTGTTAACCAAAAGATTACACTTTCGGTTATCTTCCTCTTCTATATGCCCATGAACGTGAACAGTGTTAACCTTAATATCTTTGATTTCATCAAGCATCTTATCTATTCTTTCATCTTGCTTATCGAGTCTTTGTTCTTGTCTCTCATTCCATCTTCTTTGTTCGTCGGGTATGTTCGCGCCCAATTGATTTATTTTTTTAACAAACCAAATCACTAATCCAATTATCACTGCTAATAAAACAGGGGTAGCACCATAATCGACGATACTTTTTAGTACCTCGGTGAATGCCATAATATAAAACCTCTATTTTATTACTTTAATTCGTGCGGAATAAGCGTGGTTAATTCCTTAAAATGTATATCGAACTCATAAGGCTGTTCTTTATACTGTTCGGCTTTCGTCCTCCATACGTCAGACTGTTTTACGTAAGGTAAAAGTTCGAGCAAAAAATTCTCCATCGCGATACGAACCTCGTAATCGTCGTTCATATCGGCAATATCAATCGTCTTTTTTACTTCTAACCGATAATCTTCAATCATTCTGTCGTTGTCAACAAATAAATCATAAAGACTTAAATACTCGGCATTATACCCGTTAACAGGCCTCCGTATCGGTCTTGCGTTTAATTTTATCATTAAATCGCTAATGATATCCGCAAGTTGAGGGAATTTATGTGCAAATGCGTGATGATAAAGATCTGCTATATTCGGATATCGCGTGTAATCAATGTTATACGCGAAGTTATCCGCCTGCGCATTACAATCAAAACTCTTTTGTATAAGGTTGTTTAATTGTTCATAACAAGCTTCCGAAATTTTCACTTCTCTTCTCCCCCTCTTTGCATTTCTTTTTGAAGGGTTTAAGTTCTCCGTTTTCGTCCTCTTCGAACTTAAATTCCTTTCCACAAATCATGCAAACGGCGTGGCGAACATTCGGATAAGTCATAAAAACACGCCCAAGCAAGTGCAAGGTCGTATTTTTCGATTTAATTCTATGATTGCATTTATCTCCCATAAAATTATACCTCCTCATCCATTTCCATTTTTTCTTCACATTCAGAACATAAGAAATGACCGTCTTCAACTTCTTCGCTCCCGCACAACGGGCAAATATGTTGAGCGACATAATCTTCCTTTAATTCGGTAATGTTAGCGCCTGTCTCTCTGCTTTGTGCCGTGGAATCATTCTCTATATCGCTATCGTCCAATGCTGTACGTCCAACGCCATTAGAATCCTGTGTCGAGCCGCTACGAGCCTGTGCGTTTTGTGTGCTCTGCGCCCAACCTAATGTCTTGAATTTATCATACAACTTGTTCTCATCGATATAGTCGCTTACCCCGCGTACTTGTCTGAGAGACATATCGTAAGCAGAAGCTAACTTCGGAAGTATAAACGTCGCGCCAGAGGACACGAGTTCTTTCATATTCTTGACTTGATTGTCAAAAGTATAAATACCGCCCCACAATTTTAGCTTCCATTTATATTTGCAACCGCACCATTTTTCAAGCACGGTATTTGTGGCTGTTTCGATTTGTCGTGTGACATAATCGTATTGAGATTCGGCAAGCATTTGTGCTCCTTTAATCATTGCAACTGATGGTTTGTCTGTCGCAACAATCAAGCCGCCTTCTCCTGCCGAAGAAATGAAGTTTTGAACCGCTTTTGTCTTGATATCACTGCTATTCGGTACATTTGGTAACGATTGCAGCTTTAAATCCTTAAACGGTCCAAAGAAGGCGTTTATATTCCCAGAAACCATTGAATTGAAAAGGTTCTGGAAAGCTTGGAGCGTGCTTGGACTCATTTTGGTTTGATCGAGACCAGGTTGTGCTCCGTCTATAAATTCCATCTGACCTGTGAGAACAGCCGTTAACGGACTGCTCGCTATCAAGCCAGCAAGGGTTGAGTAATCGCTTAATTCTTGAAGGTCTGAAAACATACCTATTGTGTCGGGCACTGACCACGCATTAGAACCGTCGCTCATAAACGTAAAGCAAAGGTCTTGCGGTAACTGCACCCAATACATATATATCGTTGATGCGGCTTGACGGGCAACTTCTATCGTACCCTTTCTTTCACAGCCGCAATCGTCATAACTGAATTGCGCGAGTTTATTCGCGTCTACCGCATAATTGCCCTTTTGGTCGCGATATACGATTTTGTTGTCAATAATATCCGCCCAAATCTTTCTGATAAAGTCGGGGTATTGAAGTGGCGAAAAAGCAGGGTTCATAAACACGAGCAAGTTAAAGCTTGCTATATAACCGTGTTCACCGATTCCTGTTAATTTCGTATAAGCTGCTGGAAGCTTTTGGAAAGTCGCGTATTTAACGTGCTTTTTACCTTCGTCCTCATATATGCACTGTCTGAATATATAAGACGGCTTCCCCTCCCTTTTGACTTCCATTCCAATTCGCTTAAATAAAGTCTGTGGGTCGAGTTTATCCCTCCATTCTTCAACGAATCTCTCTTCATCTCTGAATTTCTTGCTCGTATATTCACCCGCGTCATCGAGCGTTTCAGGTAAGAAATAACTCTTATACATCGGGATATCGCAAGCTTCACGCAGTATCTTGTAATAAAGGTATTGCTTCGCCGAAAGCCCTGCCGAAACCGACTTAAGCTCTTCTTCGTGTGAGCCTGGGTCTTTTACTGCTTCCGCTATTTCCTCGGGAGTTTCCGTCACGGGCGACGCGTTTATCATCTTCAAACGCGAGTTCTGTAAAAACGGATTGTAAAGGTTTATATTGTTAAAACCCCACTGCCCGTTATAACCGCCAAGAACACTACCGTACAACGAGAATAAACTTTCTGCCACTTGATTTATGGTTACTTTTCCGTTCGTTCCCGCCGTGCTTTTCTGTTCCATCATAAGCGTTTCACTCGCATTATCGGTGAGTATTTTTTCGTTTTCGTCAACTGTGACTTTGCGCGGTCTTCCGCGTTTTTTAGTTTGATTTGCCATTGGGCCGCGCCTCCTGTTCTAAGTATTTTTCGTATAAGTTTTGGTATTCCTTCATTGCTTTCTGGATGTTATCTTGAGCCTTTTTAAGTTCTGCTTGATGTTGTTCCTCGAAGCGTAAGTATTCTTGCTGGTTAAACTTCTCCAAAAGCCAAGTTTGCACGTAATTTGTCGGCGTGCGAGTTGGAGGAGAGGTTAATTCTTTGAAGAAATAATTTTGTATTTTTTTGTCTTTCACTATTATAGTATCGTACCCCAACTGGTTACAACCAAAGGAATAAACGTAAATATTATCCCCATCCACACAACATTCGACACCTTTTTCAGTCAAAAACTCCAACAAATCTCCCAAACTTACTTCTTCGTAATCTACTACTAATTTTCCAATCATCTTTTACACCTTTTACCACTTTTTACCCGCAAACGGGTTGATTTTACCCGCGAACGGGTTTTGAGTCTTTTTGTTTTGCTCAACAGAACAACTCTGGAGATATGACATAAAATTCTGCTTTGGTTTTTCGCAAGCCGCCATATCTTCTCTGCGCAAATTTGCTAGATATCCAGCGGCCAGCGCCATACAATAACATCTATCATCATGCATTTTTCTACTTCTCGACGGAGGCAAGGCGAACTTTACTTCTCCGCTTGCACTCTTTGTCTTTTGCATTGCCATAATTTCTTCTTTCATTAAATCAATTTCAAGAAGCGCGCGCATTTCTTCATCTGTTAATTTTGCAGTCGTCCCATCTTCTAACGTAATTTCTCCATTTCTCGGTAATTCTATTGGAAGCTCAATAAATTCACCCTGGAACATTTCCGATAAATCTGTAAACATCGAAGTTCTCCATTTTCGAGGATCTACTATTTGTAAACAATCATATGCGTCGGTGTATTTATCATTGTGCATATTTCTATACGTCTCGGTTTCTTCATGACTATCCCAAATGCCTGGATGTCTCATTCCGTCTTTTGAATTCCACGGAAGCATTAACGTATCGCTTATACTCCTACCGTTACCACCAGCACCCGCATCTATTCGTAAAACCACGTTTTTGTAATCTGGATTACGCCCATTGTATTGTAAAAGCAACTTTCTAATCCAATCAATTTGATCTGGAGTCCTTAAGGGTCTTTTATCGGTCGGTCCTAAACGCTCAATTAAATTAATACCATTTACAATCCTTCCTTTATAACCCATTTCGGGGTCTTTGAAAACCTCCATTATCAAAACAAAGCTATTATCCGCCTGCAATGCGGGGTCATAACATAAAACATATTGTTTATCGTCACTATCACTTTCCGAAACGGGTAAATAATTCTTTTGACTTTTAATTATGATACTTCTCGAAACCAACGCGTCACTGCCGCCGCTTGTATCAAATATATTATAATATTCTCTCAATGCGCGCCCCTCGTTTGTTCTCATTGCGTTGTCTATTTCAGATTGTTTTAAAAGGGGGGTTGTTGGTTCACCGTTTAATGTTGGATGTAAAGGTATTTCGCAACTTATGTCGGCGGCAAAAAACCCTGGAATACCCATCATCATATTTTTTGCACATTCTTTATATTGTTGAAAAAGTTCTGTATCAACCCCTTCCGCCGAACTTGCATAAATGATCTGATTTCTCATATTTTGAGGATATACGCGAGAATCAAAACCCGTACCAAGCTTAAAGTCCGAGTTCTGAGAACAAAACGGCTTTGTTAAAGCGAAATAATCTGGATCTATTTTACCAGCTTCATCGTAAAAATTAAGATTAGAACGCTTACCAACGATTGATTTTGCGTCGCCAGACAATGATGTGATTATTGAGCCGTTAAAAAGAGTTGTTTGGCAAGTAGTCGCATTATGAGTAAAACCATCGGTATTTGCATTACTCTTTACAACTTCATTTAAAAATACATCAGAAGAACCTACAACCGATGATATATTCTTCTTCGCTATATTCTCGAGTTTTAAAAAGGTGTCCTTACTTTGTCCTGCAACCGTACTCATTATATATATCGAACAAGTTGGAAACAAAGTTGCTCGAGTCATCATATATAATCCGCCCAAAAAAGATTTCGCCGCGTTACGAGACATAACCCAAGCAGCAACTTCAGCGTCCCACGTATTTAAAAATACATATTTTTGGTAATCCATCAATTCGACTTTGAAAATTTGTTCGACAAACCTTGTCGGGTTTGCTCTTCCCCATTGAATAAGACGAACGTATCTATCCATTGCTTCTTGCCTACGAAGGCTTAGTTCGGTTTGAGTTTTATTATTATAAATACTAATCATTTCTTTTTCGTCAATTTCTTCTTTTCTTTTTCGATAACTTCATCGTCGAATTTAATGTTTGAATTTATAATTGACTCTACCTCCTCTTTGCCTATTCCTTTACTTATAAGTTCTGTTGCAAGTTCTTTGAGTAAACTTTGTTTTTTTATCTGTTTATAAATTATACGAACCTCTTCTTTTAATTCATCATTCTCTTTATGCAGCTTTTCAATTTCTTCCCTTTGCCTTTTCAGCATATCAACGTATTCAGCTTCACTCAAACTCAATTGCTTCATTATTGCTTTCATGCTTATCTCGGCTGCCTGTTCCATACTTGCACTTGTTTTTATATCGTAACGATTAACTTTCCCATCGTCGTAATCATACGTTTCGATATCTCTTACAATTGCACCAATTGTTCCCGCTCCCTTTGATTTCATTGTGGCATACCTATCGCTCAGGCCGAAGTCACGTACTGTGGTCGTCAAAATTGCGTTCTCGTTTTTTAACATCTCAGAAAGCGTCTTGAGTGCCTTTGAATTTTCTACCATTGTTTGGGCGTCTCTGCTTAGCAACTGAACCGCATCTGTTAATCTGTCTGCACGCAAATAACCACGAACTAGGGAAATAGCTGCGCGGGCTTTTGGTAAATCTTCTGCTAAATCATCTGTAATCATACTTACCAGATCTCTATAAAGCTGCTTTTTATCTTTATTACTTTCCTTTTCGAAGGGATCAAAGTGAAATGTCATTAAAATTTCACGTCTGTTTTTTAAGTCTTCTTCATTAAGCTCAATATCCTCGTCTTCTTTCGGTATTTGAGCAAGGACGCTTTGAAGCAGTTCTTCTTCTTTTGCTTGTTCTGCTATATCTTTCTTAGTATTTTTCTTTTTCTCTTCCGCCATCTTTTACCTCCTTATATAAAAATGGCAGGGGACTAATTAAACCCTGCCATCGTATAAATTATCGTTTTTATAATACATTATATATTTAAGATTATTGTCTTTTGCTGTTTTTATTTTTAATACATCGCGGACAGTCCAATTGTCTATTACAGAATAATAAATACTCTGCGTTTCAGCTCTCTCTTTATAAAGCTTTAAATACTCAACACATTCTGGATCGTCTGCGACATATGGTTTAACTCCATGTGTAATATATAAATTTAATTCAACAAATGTGTCTATTGATTTTATATAAAAATCACACCTAAAAGGATATCTTGGATCTTCGTTATACTCTCTAAATATATCTTCCTCTCCATATTTTTTACACAAATACTTGTAAAAATCTTCTTCTGGCTGAGATACGTTTTTGTCTAATAAATCCCATGCGCTATATTTATTTATATAATCTAACGCACAGCTTGCGCTCAATCCTAATGCTTCGCAAATATCCTTTTTTGTTTTTAACTCGTTTTTAATTATAAAATTTCTAAAAGAATCTTCAGACGATACAATGGAAATATATTCATCACTTCTACCAATCCAAGACGTGTAAGGAACGCCGTATTTTTCAATTAAAGATTTGCGACTATTTTCTATACATTTGTCATGAATTTCTTTTACTTTAAAAACACAATCTACCCCATATTTCCGCAAACATGTCTTTTTTATCTTTTCTTTAAATTCAGGAACATCCATTGGGTTTTCGGAACCATACTCTCTCTTCATTGTTTCTTTTGCTTTTTCTCTAAATTCAGAAACTTGAGAGGTACTTTCGACACCATATTTATTTAAACACGTATTTTTGCGAGTTTCAGCAACTAATTTCTTAGATTTTTCCAAATCATTCTCTCGCATTACTCTCCAAATAGTCGACGGGCTTATATTAAAATATTCAGCCGTTTCATCATTACTGTGATTTTGAACTACATAATAATCATACAACTCGTCTATATTTGGAGACTTTGGTACAAACTCATTAAATTCCCACCCATTTCTTTTTATATTATCTCTTATAATATTTTTTGGAACATTAAAGTGTTTTGCGCACTCTACCTGAGTATGTTTTTGAACCTTATAGTATTCATATAATTCAAATTTATCAACAATATATTTTTTAGGTGTTCTAAGTATTTCTCTAATTTTATCTTCTGATTTATTTATGTTATTTTTAGATATAAATCTTTCTATTGTTGATTTGCTACAGCCAAAATGTTTTGCTGACTCTTCTCTCGTATGATTTTCAATAACATAATATTGAGTAAATTCATCCTTATCTATATGATGGAAAATCGTAACTTTTTTATTTACAATCAACTTATTCTTTTTTATTCCATATCCCTTTAAAACAGTGCAAATATGAGTATAGTTAGTTTTAAAATACTCAGCACATTCTTTAATGCTATGCTGTTTATTTACATAATAATCAATTAACTCTTCTTTATTAATATCGTAAATTTTCATATTTTTATCTCCTTATAAAAACACCTATATATCAATAAAAACTGGTAATTTCGCAAAAGGAGTTGCGAAAAAGGTTAATTACTCCCTGTCCCAGTTTTTATATTTCTATTATACCATAAAAATATTTAATTGTCAAACGTTTTAATACGATTAATTCAAAATTATATTATGTTTGTCGGTATACCCATATTTTTTATCAAATTCGAATATTACCATTCCAGCTTTACTTCCAACTTGCAACTTATCGGCATAAGGATCACTACCACAAACACTCGGCGCAACAAGTACTTCCATATTGTAATGCTCGCCCTCGCCTCCAGGATATTCTTTCAACGAATGTGTATGTCCAAGAATTACATAATCGTAAAATTTATGGTGCGTATTTGACAAATCTTTAATTGCATTCTGAATATTATTTATCTGATGTCCATGAAGCATTATGAAGTTAAAATCGAATATTTTAAATTCGGTATAATCAGCTTCCTCGTTCGCATAAACGGTTATTCTGTCATTCAGTGCTAAAACATCAGTCAGGTATCCATAAAGAATTTTACCCATATCTTCGCCAGCAAGTTCGGAGGCTTTTGTCCCCAAATATCTATTCTGATTATGATTGGAATAAACTACCATTTTGTAATCAACATAACAATACTTAGAAAGTTCATTTAAGAAATTTGCGATAAGACGTTCAGCAAACACAAACGCATCTACAACACATTTTTCATTGAGGCGCATATCGCTGATTCTGAGCATTCCCTGTATCTCGTCACCGAGACTTAAAACCGTTAATTTTTTGACATTGTTTTTAGAAACATAATCACGACAATAAGCAAGTGCTTTTTCAAATCTGTTTTGAGCTTCTTGTATTGAATAACTATTGTTTATCGAAGTGAACTTTGCTCCGATATGCAAATCCGCAAAACACAGAACGTGTTCTTTATCATTATCGACATAAGAATTTATTTTATTTTCGTTTAAGAATTGCGGCGGAGGTAATTGAGAAATCTGCTCCCCGACCAATTTATAAAAACGCTCGAAACGCGCATCTTGCCTCATCAATCTCGAATAAGCGATTTTATCGCAAGAGTTTGCATATTTTTCACGAGTTTCTACTTCTTCGGGAGAAAACTCGACAACTTCTTTTTCAACTTCTTCCTTTCCTTTTTTATATGCGGAATACAGTTTTCTATATCTACTTTCTGTGTAATTGAGGTCAAGTTCTTTGTTTATAATACGAGCAACCTCATCCCAGAAAAGTTGCTTATCTTCTTTTAAACCGCATATACGAAGAATATAATCGTCTTCGGTTTCATCATCTAAACGCTTATACTCTATATCTTCGAAATCTATCATCTTGTTTTCTCCTTTAATCAGTTATTTGTCTGTTTTCACTATTATAGTATCGTACCCCAACTGGTTACGCTTTCTGCTTCGATTTTTTTTATTGCGATTGATATCATAACACCTTTTACATACATTGATGTGCATATTATGCCCATCATAAATAAAAATTTTTCCACAATTTACACATATTTTTTCAGTTTTTAATAAACTAAAAAGCTCATTAACGGAGCGTGGACTTGTAATAGTTCCAATTATATTTTTATTTTGTGAACTTGCATCAAATAACATTTTAAAAGATACAAAATTGTTTCTTGTATTTATCCAATACACCGAATATTTATTATTCATTTTAAATAATGATTTCGTATTTTTATCTCTTTCTTTTTTTATATTAGTACAACTATAACAAAACCTCTTAATCTTATCGTTATAAACGCACCATTCCTTTCCATACCACTTATAAACACACAACATCGCGAGTACATACTGTTTTATCCACATACTTACTTCCATACTGTTGATAAAGTCAATCTCGCTCTGGTAAATATCTATCCGATTCCCCTTTTCAATCTTATACTTCGTCGAGTCCGCAAACAACTTCCCGAAATACTTATCTCTCTGGTCTTTATCGTCCCCGATCTTTTGAAGAAGCAACGAATCGGTTTTCACCCATAAATCAAATATTTCGTCTTTGCTATATCCATTTTCTCTTAAATATGCAAAAAGCATTATCTGCTCAAAGGTTTGGTGGACTTTGGTTGTATAACCTCCGCCCGCCAAAATCTTCTCGCTGTTTTCGCTCCAATCAAATATATAGTCGTTCATTCGTTACCCCACAAATAGCTATCATAAAAGTCGATAATCGAACTATCGTCAAACCTCAACTTTGCCGCCGCATTAGCAAAATCATAACTCTGAAAATTCACCTTAAAACACACAATCGGGTTCTTGCTTCCGATAACCCTCAAATCAATCGCTTTATTCTTACAGCACCGATTGATTACAGCCGATTTCTGCGGGTTCGTCAACTTTAATCCCCAAAACTTGAAAAGCAAATCGCGATTGTACTTTATCCAACCTGTCGGGTGGTTGTCATACTTCGATATCACCAAAAGAAGAAAAAGAACTTTGCGATCAGTCGCGTCTCCAACGCCTTTGAGATATTCGACTTCAGAAGCATAAATCTCGAACTCTTCTTGCTTCTCTTTTTTTGACGGCGGGTTAATTGCAACCAAAAGCCGAACGATTTCTTCGATTTTCACGCCTTTGATTTCGAATTTGATTTCGTACTTTTCGAGCGTTTCGAGTATTTGCGAAATATCGAGACCCTGCTGCGTAAAATAAATCGTCAGCTGCTTTAGCTCATCGAGGGAGGAAATTGCTTTTTCTTGTAATAATCGTTCTATAAGCGAATTATTCAACATTGGTTATAACCTCCCCTTCTGGTTTCTTTACGACTTGTTTAAGCACAAACTTTTCGCCGAGATATTCCGTGCCGTCTTCCGAACGAACTGGGGCGTAACTCTTACCCTGTTCAACTCCGTCGAGTACAATTGAATCCATTATATCCCAAACGAAGCTCCAATTGAAATTTGTGTATTCCTTTGCAAGCTGCCCGACGTAAAAAAGCATTTTCTTCGGCTCCAAGCCAAACCCGAAAATCTCTTCCTGAATTTCCTCTTTTGCCGTGTCGAGAACGAGGTTGTAAATGCTCTTCACATCTTCGTCGTCTTTGTTTTCGAAAACGTCGTCGAGAGCGCGGACTGTCTTTTTATTGTTGTATTTACGATAAGCATCGCGAAATTTTGCGAGAATTAAAGTGTCGACTTCGAACCCTTCGTTCTGATAAAGATTGAGCATGTTCGCGTTCGATTTACCGAACTTGATATCGAAATCCACGTTCTCAAATTCTTTGCACAAAACGTTCATCGTGCAGTTGGAAACAATCAGTGGCGAGTATTTTTGATATCTTCGAACAAGCATTTTCTCCGCTTCCGTTTTATCGGATTTCGCGAGAAGTTTTTTGAACTTAATTCCAAACATATCCTTCGACACGATGTTGTACCCATTTTCGAACTGCTTAAACTTTTTGTTGAGTTCGGGGTAAAGATAACGGAAGAAATACGGCTTTTTACAAATAACCATCGAGTTGTGTTTATACTTTTCCGCTTTTACTTCGTCTGTATCGTCTTCGTTTACTTTGACGTGCTTTCTCCATTCGACGGGAAGTTTCTGCTGTTTTATTCCAAGCTTTGCTCTGTCAATTTCCTGCCCAACGTATTCGCGAAGAAGCTTTATTCGCGTGTATAATTCTTGGCGTTGCGGCTCTTGCTCGGGTTTGTTGAAAATCCCTGCCATCGCGTAAATGATTGTCGCGGTATTGGAAAGACTACCGACCGCTGTGCCAAAACCCATAAGGTCTTTTTTTACGAAATTTCTTTGGGAAATTTCTTCTTTAAGGGCTATACCTTTTTCATAAGTAATTATATTTTCGTTTCTGTGTGCGCCTTTCAAAAAATATTCATTGTCTGTTGAAAGGGCTATGTCACCCAGTTAGTACCCTCGGTTTCCCGATATTTTTAAGGGGCTTAGACTATATCATCTATGAATGGCACTTCGATTTAAGGGGTTTTCTCCCACCGTTTCGCAACGGCCCTAC